GGGCCGGGCCCTCCCGCGGCGGCGCGCGCGCGGAAAAAAACGCCGGCGGGGCCGGGACCGCGGGGCGGGGCCGGGACCGCGGGGCGGGGCCGGCCCCGCCCAAACCCGCGCCGGCCGCGGCCGCGGGGGCGGGGCGCGGGGCGCGGGGAGGGCCCGCCCGGACCCGCCCCAAACGCGCCCCCCCAAACGCACCCCCCCCGCCGCCGAACCGCCCCGCCGGGAAACGCGGCGCGGGGGGCCGGGCCCTCCCGCGGCGGCGCGCGCGCGGGCCTCCGGCGTTTCGCGTCCGCGTCCTCCCGCGGCGCCCGAGAGCGCGGGCAACCAGCACGCCCGGCAGCGTCCGCGCGCTCGCCACCCTCACTCTCGGCCGCCGTCGGTCTCTCTCGCGCGCGGCCTTCCGTGTCGCGCGCGCCCGCCGGAAGCTGAGGCCGCCGGCGCGCGGGTGGGCGCTCGCGCCTGCTGCCCGAGCTCGCGGCGGGCGCGGCCGGGCGCGGGGCGCGGCCGCCGCGGAGGTCGTCCTCGCCCGCCGTCGGTCGGGGTGCGCCGCCCGCGGTCCCGAGCGCGGCCCCGGTAGCGCGGACCCGATCCGACACGCGCGCGCGGGCAGCCGGGATCGAGTGCGGCCACCGACGCCGCGCCCGGCCGCCGTTCCTTCGGCGCGCGGGGCCCTTCCGCGGCCGGGGGTGCCGGGGGTGCCGGGGGTCTCCCGCCCGCGGCCGGGGGCCGCGAGGCCGCCTCCGCCCCCCCTTGCGCACGTCGGACCGGGGGTTAGGCGTGGCGCCTCGACGCCCCCGCGCCCCGGGGGTCGGTGGTCGTTCCCGCCTGCGATCCTGGGGTGAGTCGGTGGTTTTGGGGTCGGTGGTCGTTCCCGCCTGCGGTCCTGGGGTGAGTCGGTGGTCTTGGGGTCGGTGGGCGGTCCTGGGGTGAGTCGGTGGTCCCGGGGTCCGTGGGTGGTCCCGCCTGCGGTCCTGGGGTGAGTCGGTGGTCCCGGGGTCCGTGGGTGGTCTCGCCTGCGGTCCTGGGGTGAGTCGGTGGTCCCGGGCCGGCGGCCCGGGCGGGGAGCGTCGGCCCGGGCCGCCGGCCGTCTGCCGCCTGCGATGGGATCTCCGGAGCTCGCTGTGCGCCCGACGTTCTCCAGAGAGACGATGAGCCGCGCTCTCCCTTATACCCCGCTCGGGGGGCGGCGCCGCCCGGCTCCTCCCCGCGGCGGGGAGGAGCCGCCGCCGTCTCCGGCCCGCCGTTGGTCCGCGGGTTGGGCCGGGGCGGGCCGGGGCGGGCCGAGGGGGAGGCGCCCGGCGGAAGCCCGGATATGCTGATGCGCCCCTCGACGGTCCGCCCCGGGCCGCGCCCCCTCGCCGCCATGGCGGTCTATGCTGATGGGCTCCCCGCGCGCCGCCCCTGGGGGCCGCCCCGCGCCGCGGCGGAGCCAATGGTCCTGAATTATTCACGGGGACGCCCCGGCGCCCGCCCCCGTTAATTATTCAGCGCGGGGTTCCCGGAAGGGGTTCCCATGCTAATTAAAAGCGTGGGGAACACCCCGGTCTTTCCCGCTCCTCCCGATCGATGATGCCGGCGCCGCCGGTTGGTCGCGCCACCGCGTCCCGCCCCGTCGGGGGATGCCCTATGCTGATTAAAAAATCGATGCGCCCGCCCAGCGGGGAGAGCCCGGAAGATCCCCGGGGGCCGCCCTATGCTGATTGAGATCGATGGGACCGCCCATCGGGGAAGCCCGGGCGGTCCCCATGCAAATGCTCTCCTCGGGGGGCCGGCCCGCCCGCCCCCTCCAACATGGCGCCCGTCGGGGCCGCCCCAACGGGGCGGGGATATGCTGATGGGACGCCGCTCGGGGCTCCCATTGGACGGCCGGCCCCGGGGCCGCCCACGGCGCCCCGTATTTGGGCCGCGTCTCCGGCCGGCGGGGCCCGCCCGTCGGGGACCGCCCCCATCGTCACTCGGGGGCTGGTATCTACCGCCCCTTGGGGGAGTGGGCTCCCGGCGCATATAACGCCGGGGACACCATCGGCACCCCAGCCAGTCGCCGTCGGACCGCCGTCCCGCCGGGAGGCCTCCGCGCTCTCCCTCCGCTCCGCCGCCCCAGACGACCGTCGGCCCGCCCGGGTTCTCTCTCCTCCTCGCCGGCCCGCCCGGAGCGCCCCGCGTCCCCGCTCCCCGGACCCATGGAGCCCTCGCGCGGCCTCGGAGCCCCGGGTCGCTCCTCCGCCCAGGTGGGGGTCCTGGGGGTCCTGGGGGTCCTGGGGGTCCTGGGGGTCTACGGCCGCGCTCGCGGCCCCGCGCTACTCCGCGTCCGCAGCCGCCGTCGAGGGGGAGGGAGGGGGGAAGGGGCGCGTCCCCGCCGGAGAGAGGCGGGACGGGTGTGGTGTGTTGTCCGCCGACTCACCTACACCCGTCCCCCCCGCTCCCCTGCGGTTTCTCCTCCTCCCCGACAGGCGGCGGGGGACGCCCTCCTGGACGAGGAGCTCCTGATGCTCTCCCGCTACTTTTTCCCCGACTCCTCCGACGACGACTCGGACGTCGACGACGACGACGACGGGGGCCGCGACCGCCCCGCCTCCGACGCCGACACGGACGCCGAGCTCTGCGAGCCCGGGCCCGCCTCCCGGGGGCCGCGGGCCCCCTCTCCCCCGCCCCCGCCCCGCGAGGTCTGCGCCGTCTGCACGGAGCGCATCGACGAGACCCAGCTCTGCGCCGCCTTCCCCTGCCTGCACCGCTTCTGCATCCCCTGCCTCAAGACCTGGCTCCCCATGCGCAACAGCTGCCCCCTCTGCAACGCCGTGGTGGCCTATCTCATCGTGGGCGTGAAGCCCGACGGCTCGTACAGCACCATCCCGGTGATCAACGACCCGCGCACGCGCGCCGAGGCCGAGGAGGCGGTGCGCGCCGGCACCGCCGTGGACTTCATCTGGACGCACCGCCTCCCCGGGGAGGCGGCCCCGGCCTCCGTCACCCTCGGGGGCCGCACCGTGCGCGCCCTCTCCCCGCCCGCCCGCATGGGCCAGCCCGTCACCGACAGCGACGACAGCGACGACGGCGACGACGCCGAGGACAGCGACGACACCGACGACGACAACCACGCCGGTGGGTGGCGGGAGGCCGCGGGAGGGGAGGGGAGGGGAGTGGTGGGGAGGGTGTTGCTGCCGCCCGCGCTCCCCTCCGCCCCCCCCGCACCCCCCACCCCGACTGACCGGCGTCTCCGCCTCTCTGTCTGTCTCTCGCAGCGGACCCCACCTTCCGCCCGGCGCCCGCCAGAGCCCCCCGCCCGGCCCCGGCCGCCAGAGGAGGAGCAGGAGGAGGAGGAGGAGGAGCAGGAGCGGGAGGCGCCCCGGCCCCCCGCGCCTCCGGCGGGGGAGGGGGAGGGGGCGGGGGGAGAGGGAGGGAGGCGCCCCGAGGCGGCGCCGCGGCGCGCGCGCCTCGCGCCGCGGCCCGCGTCGCGCGCCCGCCCCCCGCCGACTCGCCCATCCTGATCGCCGACTCGCCGCCCGCCTCCCCCCGCCGCCCCCCGGCCGTCTCGGGGCCCCCCGTGGCCCCGGTGGCCCCGCGGCCGCGAGCCGCCATGCCCCGCCCACCCGCCCAGGCCCGGCCCCCGGCCCTGACGCAGGCCCAGGCCCAGACGCAGGCCCGGAGTCAAGCCCGGGCCCAGGCGGCCCTGGCCCAGGCCCTGGCCCAGGCGCTGGGCCGGGCGCCGCCCCGCCCCGCGCCGCCGCAGCACGCCCACACCCAGACCCCGCCCCGGGCCCAGGCGCAGACCCAGACCCAGACCCCGACTCAGGCGCGGGCCCAGACCCGGGCCCAGACTCAGGCTCAGACCCAGACCCAGGCCCAGGCCCAGGCCCAGGCCCAGGCCCAGACTCAGACCCAGACCCAGGCCCGGCCTGAAACCCAGACCCAGGCCCAGACCCAGGCCCGGGCTCAGACGCAGACCCAGACCCAGGCCCGCAAGCGCCCGGCCTCGGGCGCCGGGGGCGCCTCCGGCTCGCGGGGACCCAAGCGGGCCTCGCTGCCCGCGCCCCCCGACGCGCCGGCCCGCCCGGCGCAGCTCCCCCCGGCACCTCCGCTCGCGGCCGCCGCTCCGCCCCCCGCTCCTCCGCCGCCTCCCGCGTCGTCGGCTCCTCGGGGCTCCGCCGCTCCGCCTCCGCCCGCCGCTCCGCCCCCTGCCGAGAGAGCACACGGATCCTCCCTCGGCCCCCGCCCCGCCGAGCGGGGGCCGAGGAAGTGTGCGCGGAAGACCCACCACGTGGACGCCGACCGCGCCCCCGCGGCGTCCGGCCCCACGCGCTACCTCCCCATCTCGGGGGTCTCGAGCGTCGTCGCCATGGCGCCCTACCTCAACAAGACCGTCACGGGCGACTGCCTGCCGGTCCTCGACATGGAGACGGGCGCCATCGGGGCCTACGTGGTCCTCGTGGGGCGCGACTGCAACCTGGCGCGCTGCCTGGCCGACGCGGAGCCGCAGTGGGCCCGCCGCTCCCGCCTCCCCGAGGCCGCCCCCGGGTGCGTGTCCCCGCCCGAGTACCCGGGAGACCCCGCCCACGGCCTCTGGATGACCCCGGTGGGCGGCATGCTCTTCGAGCAGGGCGCGCTGCTGGGCGGCCGCAGCTTCCACAGCCTGGACTCGCGCCACCCCTGGACCCCCGCCGAGGGCGACCCGTAGGGACGCGGGGGTGGGGCTCGCCGCGCGACGCGCGGGGGGGCCGAGGGGGGCGCCCCCGGCCCGCCGCGCGAGGCCGGGCGTGTGCCCGCCGCCCCGGAAGAAGAGAGACAGAGAGAAGCGCGCGCGGGGGGCGGCCGGGCGGGGGCGCGAGACAAGACGCGTCACACTCGGTGTGCCGGAGCAACCAATAAACCGGCCCGCGCGGGGTCTTTATTGTGCACTACCGCCGTGGTCGCGTGGTCTCTGGGGGCAGGGGCCGCAGGGCGGGCGGGGGCGGCAGGTGGGGCGGCAGGCGGGGCAGCGAGCGGGGCCCGGGGCCGGTCACGGCCGGGCGGGGCCGGGCGTCCCCGGCGCCGAGGGCGGGTCGAGGCCCGCCCGGGAGAGCAGGGGACAGAGCCCCCCGCAGGGACACAGGGGGCGGAGCCCCCCCCGGGGACACAGGGGACACAGGGGACAGAGGCCCGGCCAGAGCGACGGGGGACCGAGGCCCGGCCAGAGACACAGGGGACAGAGGCCCGGCCAGGGGGCCGGGGGGCAGAGGGCCCCGCAGGGACACGGGGGGCAGAGGGCCCCCCGCGGGGGCGGAGGGTGGGGGCCGAGGCCCGCCCAGGGGGCCGGGGGGCCGGGGCTCCCCCACGGGGCCGGGGGCTGCGGGCTCCCCCGGGGCGCCAGCAGGAAGGGGGGGCCCCAGGGGTAGAGCAGGTAGGGCGCCCCCCAGGGAGGCGGGGAGTGCGGCCCCCCCCAGGGGGGCGGGGGCCAGAGCCCCCCGCAGGGACACGGGGGGCGGGGGCTGCCCCAGGGGCTCGGGAGGCCCGGCCCCGCCCAGGGGAGGAGGCCGCCCGGCGGCGGCACGGGGTCGGCCCAGAGGGCCGGGGCCGGGGGCTCCGCCCGAGGGCGCGCGGGCCCGGGGTCCGTCGGGGGGGCGGGGCCCGGCGCGCCGGCCGGGGTCTCGGGGTCCGAGGGCGAGGGGGAGGGGGGGGCCGGGGGCGCGGCCGGGGAGAACATGGGCGCTCAGGGCCACGCGGGCGGCGGGCAGCCCCCCGGGCAGAGGGGGCAGGGCCCGGGGAGGCCGCGGGGGGGCGCGCCCGCGGGGTAGCCGCCGGGGGCCGAGGGGCAGGGGGCCGTCGCCGCCGGCGGCGACGGGAAGGCCGGCGAGGGCAGGGGGGTGGGCGGGAAGGCCGGCGAGGGCAGGGGGGTGGGCGGGAAGGCCGGCGAGGGGAAGGGGGTCGCGGGGAAGGCGGGGAAGGCGGCCGAGGGGAAGGCGGGGAAGGCGGGCGAGGGCAGGGGGGTCGCGGGGAAGGCGGCCGCGGGGAAGGCGGGGAAGGCCGGCGAGGGGAAGGGGCCCGCGGGGAAGGCGGCCGCGGGGAAGGGGCCCGCGGGGAAGGCGGCCGCGGGGCAGACGGGGCAGGCCGGCGACGGGCAGACGGGGAAGGCGCGCGAGGGGAAGGGGGTCGGGGGCCTGGGCGGCGGGGGTTGGGTCGCGGAGGCCCGGGGGGCCCGCCGGCCCGCGGACGCCGCCCCTGCCGCCGCGGCCCCGCGGCCGTCTCGCGCCCGCGGCGGGGCCGCGGAGAGGGGCGGGGAGAGGGGGGCGCGGGCGGGGAGCGCCGGCGGGAGGAGGGGGGTCCCCGCGCACGCGGGCGGGCCCGGGCAGGAGGAGAGGCGGCGGGGGGCCGCCGGCAGGGAGGCGGGCGCCGGCCCGGGGGTCGGGGTCACGCCGGGGTATCGCGCGCCGTAGGGCCTGCCGAGCCGGGGGGGCGCCGCCGCGGCCGCCGGAGCCAGGCAGGGGCCGGCGGAGACCACCAGGAGCAGGGGGGGGCGGGGGGCGCCGGGGGCGGCCGCGGGCCGCTTAGGCGAGCCCGGCGGGCGTCTGCGGGGAGGAGGGGAGGGGGCGGGGAGGCGGGGGAGAGAGAGAGAGAGAGAGAAAAAAAAAGAGGGGAAGACACGCTCGCGGGTCGCCTCGCGGGGCCGTGGGGCGCGCGAAGTCGCGGGCGCGGACGGGGGGCGGGGGTCGGCGGGGGTCGGCCGCGGGCGTGGGGGCGCGCGCGCGTGTGTGTATACGGGGGGGGGGGCTTCGAGCTGAGGTAGACGTGTTGTCGTGTGCTGTGTGTTGTGTGTCGTTCGTGGGTGTGTTTCCCGCGCCCCCCGGTCTCTCTCTCCCCCTCCCTCTCCCCGACGCGCCCGCTCTCGCCTCCGTCCCGCCCCCTCCCCTGCCTGCTCGCGGGAGGTCTGGGGAGGTCGGGGTGAGGAGGGGGGCGAGGGGACGAGGGGGGCACCGCCTCTCTGTCTCGCCGCCACGCCTCTCGCTCGCGAACCCCCCCTCCCCGGTCGCGCTGTCTGGAGGGGAGGGGTCCGCGAGAGAAGGGCGGGGGGGAGATGGGGTGGTCGGGGGGACGGGGGCGGGGGACGCCGGGCGCCCGCCCACTTCTGCGAAGACACCTCGCCCCTCGCCCCGGGCGTACCGCGGGACGGGGGTGTGCGCGCCTGTGTGTCTGCGCCGAGGGCCGCCGCCCCCCGGTACGCCTGGGTCGAGACCGGGTTGGGGAGGAGGGGGGCGCCCGCCGCCTCGGGGTCGCCGCGGGGGGGGGGGTGGGGCGGCGGCCGGTGGGGAGGAGGGAAGAGAGAGAGGCGGCGGCGGCGGTGGTCGCGGGGGGCGTTCGCGGGCGTGTGCGGGGAGCCGGGGGTCGCGGCTCCGGAGGCCGGCACGGGGCGCGCGGGGGCAGAGGGGGGATGTGTGTGCGGGGGGGCGGCCGGGGGTGCGCGACGGGGAGAGACCGGCGGGGGGGGGCTCCGGGGGGTGGCCGCGCGGCTCGGGGGCGCGGAGGTCGCACCGGGGACGCGCGGCGGCCGGGCGGGTCGCGGGGAGGAACCTACCTGTCCCGCCGGGCGTCTCGGTGGCTCTCTCGGGCCGGGGGTCGCTCGCCGCGGCGGCCCGCGCGTCGCCTCGCGAGCTCGAGGGTCGCCCGCAGGTGTCGGGGGCTGCGGGGTTCCGCGGCGCGGCCGGGGCCACGACAGAAAGAACGAAAAAACAAAAAAAAAACGAAAACAAAAACAAACACAAAAACAAAACAACACGGCGCGGGCGCCGGTCAGGGTGTGGGGGGGGGGGACGGAGGTTTCGGGGCCGCTCCCGCGCCCCCGGGGCCCGGGCGCCGGGCTCCGCCGGGCCCCCCGGGCGCCTCGGGGCCGCGGGCCGGCCGGGCGCCCCCTCCGGTCCGCCGCCGCCCCTCACCCGGCCCGGAACCCGGAAAAGCCTCGGGGGCCCATCTGGGCCCGCGCGCTCACCTGGGGCCCCCCATGGGTCCGGGCCGGGGTCCGCTCGGGAGAGGCCGGCGGCCCGCGTCCGACGCGCCCGGCCGCCGGGCCCGGGGCCCCGCCCCGGGGGCGCCGGGGCCCGGGCGCCGAACCGAAAGCAAAACGCCGGCGGCCGCCGCCGCACCTGCGGGGCCGCGCGGCCGCCGCGCCGGGCGGCGGGGCCCGGGGTCCGGGGGCGCGGCGGGGGCTCGGGCTCGGCCCTCCCGGAGGCCGCCGCCCCCGGCCCCCGAGGCGCGCGCGGGGCCCGGCTGCGCCACAGGGGGGGAGCTCCAGCGGCCGGCGCCGGCCGCGCCCGCCGCCTTTTATCCCGGTTGCCGGGGCGACCGGCCGCGATTTATTGCCGCATCACCCGATGCCCTAATGGCTCTGGTGGCGCGCCGCCCGGAGGCCGCGCCTCCCATTAGGGCCCGCGCGGGGCGGGGGGGCCGGCAATTAGCGCGGAGGAGCGCTCGGCCTTGTTTACGCCCGGCTCGCTGCCGGGAATCCTCCGCGCCGCGGCCCCGCCCGCCCGGCCTCGGGGTGCGCGGAGGTTCCCCGGGAGGAGGGGCCGCGGGGCGGGGGAGCCGGGGGGGAGCGAGAAAGCGAGAGTGCTCTGTTCCGGGCGGCCTGCCAGGACTTAATAGCCCCGGGTGCAGCTCGGTGTTCCTTCGCCTGACGCCCGGGAGGCGGCTGCGGTCGCCCCCGGGTTGATTGTTATGGCTCTCCGGCCAACTTTTGAAAACTGGGTCAGAGGGCGCCGGATGGGAGGGAGGAGGAGGAGGAGCAGGAAAAAAAAACCACTCCGGGCTGTCCGTTTACACGCGGCCGCTCTCGCCGCGCGCCAACGCGGGCGCGGGGGCGGGGCTTGTTAACTTTCCCGCCACCTTCGCCCCCCCCTCCGGAGGGGGTGGGGGGCCCGGGGTGTATTTGGCTTGTCCGCGCGGGTGTTTTCTTTCCCCCCTGCCGTCCCTTCCCCCCCCCTTCCTCCCCCGGCGGGGCCGCGGCGGGCACCGGGGCCGCCGCCGCCGGGGTCGAGCCGGGCCCGCCGGCGTTCTCCCGCGGACCGGCGGACCCCCGGTCCGGGCTCGGGGCTCGGGGCCGGGGTCCAGCGGGCCCCACGCCCCTCGAGCTACTCAGAAACGGCAGGGGATGGGGAGGAGGGGGAGGAGGGAGGAGGGGGAGGAGGGGGGAGGGGGAGGAGGGGGGAGGGGGATGGGGGGGAGGAGGGGGAGGGGAGGGGGAGGGGGAGGGGAGGGGGAGGGGGGGAGGGGGATGGGGGGGAGGAGGGGGAGGGGAGGGGGAGGGGGGGAGGGGGATGGGGGGGAGGAGGGGGAGGGGAGGGGGGGAGGGGGAGGGGGAGGGGGGGAGGGGGGGGGGGAGGGGGAGGGGGAGGGGGGAGGGGGAGGGGGAGGGGGGAGGGGGGAGGGGGGAGGGGGAGGGGGGAGGGGCGGTTTAAAGTCGGTGTTAGTTTGCCTCTCACTCACTGTTAGTCTGGGCCGAGCACGCTCATGGCGGTGCTCAGGGGCGTCCTTTTGGCGTCTCTGCTTTTTCGTTGCTCTTTTTACAATTTGCTACTTTCGACGCCCGCGGACTCGTCGACGACCGAATATCTCATTCAAAGCGTTGCGGCGCGAACCGTGGCGGACGTTTTGAAGGTTGGCTGTCTGGATCTTCCCGCCGACGGCGTGACCTGGCGCTACGAGGCCCCGCGCTCCATCGACTACGCGCGCATCGACGGCATCTTTTTGCGATACCACTGTCCCGGCCTGGATACCGTCCTGTGGGACGGCACGGCCCAGCGGGCCTATTGGGTGAATCCCTTCCTATTCACCGCCGGGTTCCTTGAAGACCTGAGCCACGCCCTGTTTCCGGATAACGCCCTCGAGACGGCGACTCGCCGGGCCCTGTATAAAGAGGTGCGACTCGCCGTTGCGAGTCGCAGCGGCGCGGCGAGCGACACGCCCGTCCCCCCCGGCTGCGTCAGCTCTGAGTACTCTCGGACGCGGCGGTGTCTTGGCAGAGACACGCCCGGGCTCTTTGACGAACCTCGGCTTCGGAGCCCCCTCTCCGCGCCCGGCGATGAAGCGGCCCCGCAGCCCTTCTCCCCCGCCGCCCCCACCTCCTCCGCCCCCCCGGCCCGCCGCGATCGCAAGCCCCGACCGAAGCCCAGAAGAAACTCCACCGAGCCCTCCCGTCCCCGGCGCTGAACCCCCCCCGGGGACGACCGGACCTCGGGCCGCGCCGCGCCGACGCCCGCGGGGCTGTCCCGCCGGGGTGACCTTTGACTCCCCGGCGCGGCCGGCGCTGGGACTGGACGATACCCCCGCCGGCCGCCCGCCCTCGTTGGACTGGCCCGAGTTCCGCCGCCGCTTTCTGGTCGGCGACGCGTGGCGCCCCCTCCTGGAGCCGGAGCTCGCCAACCCGCTCACCGCCCGGCTGATGGCCGAATACGAGCGTCGGTGCCGCGCGGAGGAGGTGCTGCCGCCCCGCGAGGACGTCTTCTCGTGGACGCGCTACTGCACCCCCGACGAGGTGCGCGTCGTCATCATCGGCCAGGACCCCTATCACCAGCCCGGCCAGGCCCACGGCCTCGCGTTTAGCGTCAGGCCCGGCACCCCCGCTCCCCCCAGCCTGCGCAACATCCTGACCGCGGTCCGCAACTGCTGTCCGGAGGCGACGATGAGCGGCCACGGGTGTCTGGAAAAGTGGGCCCGCGGGGGCGTGCTGCTGCTCAACACCACCCTGACGGTCCGCCGCGGAGAGCCCGCCTCGCACGCCCAGATCGGCTGGGATCGCTTCGTCGGCAGCGTCGTCCGTCGGCTCGCCGCATCGCGCCCCGGTTTGGTCTTTATGCTCTGGGGCGCCCACGCCCAGAGCGCGATCCGCCCCGACCCCCGCGTCCACCGCGTCCTCACCTACGCTCACCCGTCGCCGCTCTCGAGGGTCCCCTTCGGCTCCTGTCGCCATTTCTGCCTCGCGAACCAGTACCTCCGGGAGCGCTCGCTCGCGCCCATCGACTGGTCCACGTGAGGCCGCGGTCTCGTCGCCCACCACGCCCTTCCGCCCCCGCCCCCCGTCCCTCGCTATCGCCGCAGCCCCGTTTCTGTGGTGGTTCAATAAAAGGGCCGGCTCCTCGGAGCCTCCCCGACAGACTCGTCGTGTTTGTGTCATGTCGGCGGTCGGGGCGGGCGCCGTTCCCTCCACGCTCGCCGTCCTCGCCTCCTGGGGGTGGGCGTTTGCGCCGCACGACGGCCCCCCCGCGCGGGCCGCCGAGGCGCCCGCCTCTCCCGCGCCCGAGGCGCCCACGGGGCACCCGGTGCCCCCCCGCGCCGACGACCGCGCGCCCCCGGGGGTCCGGGCGCCGGACCCCGACCACGTCGCCTTCGACACCATGTTTATGGTGTCCTCCGTGGACGAGCTGGGCCGGCGGCAGCTCACGGACACGATCCGCAAGGACCTGCGCCTCTCGCTCGTCAACCTCGCCATCGCCTGCACCAAGACGTCGTCGTTCTCGGGCACGGCCGGCAGGGCGCGCCCCCGGGCCCGGCACGGGCCGGGACACCGCGAGCCCCCCAGCCACAAGAGCCTGCAGATGTTCGTCCTGTGCCAGCGGCCCGACGCGACGCGGGTGCGCGACCAGCTGCGCGCGGTCATCGCCTCGCGCAAGCCGCGCAAATACTACACGCGCTCCTCCGACGGACGCATCTCCCCCGCCGTCCCCGTGTTCGTTCACGAGTTCGTTTCGGACGCCCCGGTCCACGTCCACCGCGACAACGTCATCGCCCCGGTGGTCCCCAGGCGCCGCACGTCCACCCGCCTCGCCGATCCCGCCAGTGAAGACCCATGGCAATAAATGTTTCAAACGACCGCGTTTATTCGTCTCGCTGCGTCTCGGGGCCGCGGGGTCGCCGCGGGGCGGGGGAGGGGGGGGTGTGGCTACGCGTCGCACGGCCCAAAGCCCAGCGTGGGGCTCAGTTGGATCTCCTTCATCACCTCCACCAGCAGGTCCGCCGCCGCCCCCGTCTCCGCGCTCGCCGGGGAGACGGCGGGGGGGCTAGGTGCGTCGGGGGCGTCGCCGGGGGGTGGGGGCAGACGGGGCGGCGCCCCGGCCTCGCCCTCGGGGGGGCTGCCGTAGACGGTGACCGTGATGTAGATGGAGTCCTCGCCCCACACCACCGTCGCGATCCCGGCCGTGGGGCTGCGCGCGCTCTCGCCGCGGGTGGAGCTCACCCACGAGTCGAAGGGGTAGGCACACAGGGTCGTGTCCCACCAGCGCTCCAGCCGCTGGCGCTCCGACCGGCCCACGAACCGGTAGGCGCAGAACTCCGTCCGACAGTCGACCATCACCAGCAGGCCCACGGGCGTCTGCCGGACGACGACGGCCCCGCGCGACAGAGCGTCGTGCCGCAGGCAGCCCCGGGACGCGATGGCGCGCGTCCCGCTCTCGAAGGCGCAGACGACCTGCTCGGCGTCCGGCAGCACGCAGGCCGACGACGTCGCGGCGCCGTGGAGGCTGTACGCGATGGTCGCCGAGGACGCGGAGGCGCTCATCGCGTACCGAGGAGCCGGGCCTCCTCAGTACACAATGAGCACCTCCGGGTCACGGAGGGCCGACAGTATGTGCCCGCTGATGACATCATCGCGCTCGTGCCGCTCGCGGAGGGGGTTGAGGTTCATGCGCAGAAACTCCGACGACGTGGTCCGCGACATGGCCACGTACGCGCTGTTGAGGCGCAGGTTGCCGGGGGTGAAGCAGATGGCCACCTTGTCGAGGCTCAGGCCCTGCGAGCGCGTGATCGTCATGGCGAGCATCGAGCTGATGCCGTAGTCGGCGTTCGTGGCCATGGCCAGCTCCCGCGCCTCCACGGACTCCACGAACTCGCTCACGTTGGTGTTGACGACCGACATGAAGCCGTGCTGGTCGCGCAGCACCACGTACGGCAGCGGCGACTCCTCCAGCAGCTCCGCCAGCCCCGCGGCCGCGTGCCGCCGGCGCACCTCCTCCGCGAACGCGTACACCCGCGCGTACGTGAACCCCGTCAGCGTGTAGCTGTCGGTCTGCAGCGCCACGGACATGAGCCCGCCGCGCATGGAGCCGATCATGACCTCGCAGCCCCGGAAGGTCACGTTGTCCACGTAGGTGCTGAACGGCGCCCCTTCGAACGCCTCCCCGAACAGCTCCCGCAGGATGTGGTACCGCCCGAGGAAGGCGCGCTTCAGGAGGCCGAACTGGGCGTGCACGGCCGCGGTGGTGTCCGGCTGCTCCGGGACGTAGTGGCAGTAGAATAGGTCGAGCTCCTGCTCGCTCAGGCCCGCGAAGACCACGTCGAGGTCGTCCTCCGGGAACTCGGCGTCGCCCGCCGCCCGCGCCCCCAGCGTCTTGAAGTCGAACGCCCGCTCCCCGGCCGCCGGCGGGGCCGCGCCCTCCGCGCCCTCCGCGCCCTCCGCCCCGAGCGCCAGGAGCTCGGTGGTCAGGGCCCCCATGCGCTCGTACGCCCGGGCCCGCTTGGCCGCGTCCAGCCCCGGGCGCAGGAGGAAGTTGTAGAAGTGGATCAGCCCGCCGAAGATGAGGCGCGACAGGAACCGGTAGGCGAACTCCACCAGCATCTCGCCCTGGGTCTTGACGAAGCTGTCGTCGCGCAGCACGGCCTCGAAGGAGCGGAAGGTGCCGCCGAAGCCGAACACCAGCTTGCGCAGTCGGGTGGTGACCGCGATCTGGCTGTTGAGCACGTAGGTGACGTCGTTCCGCGCCACCACCAGCTGCTGCTTGCTGTGCACCTCGAACCGCACGCGGCCGGCGTCCTGGTCCTGGCTCTGCGAGTAGTTGGTGATCCGGCCGGCGTTGGCCGCGATCCACTTCTCCACGGTCAGGGCCGGCTGGTGGGTCAGCTCCCGGTATTCCTCGAAGGCCTTGGTCGAGACGAAGGTCAGCACGGGCAGGGTGAACACGACGAACTCGCCCTCCCGCGCCACCTTGAGGTGGGCGTGGAGGCGCGCCATGTAGGCGCTCACCTCCTTGTGCGAGGAGAACAGCCGCGTCCACCCGGGCAGGTTCGCGGGGTTGGTGATGAAGCTCTCGGGCACCACGAAGCGGTCGACGAACTGCATGTGCTCCTCGGTGAGGGGGAGCCCGTACTCGAGCGCCTTCATGAGGTTGCCGAACTCGTGCTCGACGCACCGCTTGTTGTTGATGAAGATGGCCCAGCTCCGCGGCAGCCGCACGTACTCCCGCAGGGTGCGGTTGCAGATGAGGTACGTGAGCACGTTCTCGCTCTGGCGGATCGAGCACCTGAGCTTCTGGTGCTCGAACGTCGACTCCAGCGACGCGGTCTGCGTGGGCGAGCCCACGCAGACCAGCACGGGTCGCAGCCCGGCCGCGTACTGGGGCGTGTGGTACAGCGCGTTGGTCATCCACCAGCAGTACACCACGGCCGTCAGCAGGTGGCGACCCAGGAGCCCCGCCTCGTCGATCACGACGATGTTGCTGCGGGTGAACGCGGGGAGCGCCCCGTGCGTGAACGCCGCCAGCCGCGTGAGGCTGCCCTCGGCCAGGCCCATGGTGCGCTCCAGCGCGGCCAGGGCCCGGAACTCGCCCCGGCCGTCCTCGGTCCCGCCCCCGGCCGCCACCGCGCGCCGGGTGATGTCGGCGATCACCTCCCAGTAGTACGTCAGGTCCCGCCGCTGCAGGTCCTCCACCGACGCGGGGTTGCTGGCCAGGGCGTAGGGGTGCTGGCCCAGCTGCGCCTGCACGTGGTTTCCGCGGAAGCCGAACTCGTGGAAGATCGTGTTGATCGGCCGGCTCAGGAAGGCGCCCGAGAGCTTCACGTACATGTTCTGGGCCGCGATCCGCGTCGCCCCCGTCACCACGCAGTCCAGGACCTCGTTGAGCGTCTGCACGCACGTGCTCTTGCCCGAGCCGGCGTTTCCGGTGATGAGGTAGACCGCAAAGGGAAACTCCCGCAGGGGCAGGTCGGCCGGCGTCTCCAGCGCCGCCACGTCCCGGAACCACTGCGGCCGGGGCACCCGCGCGGGCTCCAGGCGGTGCCCCGCCAGCTCCCGGACGCGTTCGATGATTGGCTGGATCCCGTGCATGGACGTAAAGTTTAAGAAGGCCTCATCCCGAAACCGGGCCGAGGGCACCGGCGGCTGCTCCGGGGGCGGCGAGGCGCTCGCGTCTCCGGCGCTCTCGCCGACGGTGGTCATGGCCGAGCGACACCCCCGCGGCCTCCGCCCCCCCGCGTGGCCGCGCGACTCCGGTCCGCGGCCGGCCGACGACGGCTGGGTGCAGGCCCACCCCACCCCGACCACGATGCTGTTCCGCGAGGCCCTCTCCGGCGAGCTGGGCTACACCGAGGGCCAGGGCGTCTATAACGTCGTCCGGTCCAGCGAGGCCGCGACCCGCCAGCTGCAGGCCGCCGTCTTCGGCGCCCTGCTCAACGCCACCGCGCACCGGGACCTGGAGGCGGACTGGCACCGGCACGTGGCCGCCCGCCGGCTCGAGCCCGAGCGCCTGGTGCGCCGGTACGGCGGCGCCCCCGACGCCGACGTCGCCGCGGTGGCCGAGCGCGTGTTCGACACGTGGCGCGGGGCCCTCCGGGCCTCGCTGCTGGACTTCGCGCGCGGCCTGGCGGACTGCTTCGCGCAGTGCGGACCCGGCGGGTCGGTGGGGTTCTCGAGATATATCGACTGGCTCATGTGCCTGGGCCTCGTGCCGGTGATGCGCCGGCCCCGCGAGGGGGAAGTGACGCAGCGCCTGGAGGCGTTCCTCGCGGGCCACGCCCTGCCCCGGGACCTGGCGACCGTGGGCGGGGCCGTGGAGCGCGCCGCCCCGACCCTGCGCGCGCTGGCGCGCGCCTTCGACTCGGCGCGCATCGCCGACTACGACCGCGTGTGCCTCTTCTACCACCCCCGCCGCGGCGAGTGGCGGGTCCGCGACCCCGCCGGCGGGCGGGGGGGCGAGTGCGTGGTCCTCTGGCCGCCGCTCTGGGCCGGCGACCGGCTCCTCTTCGACTCGCCCATGCAGCGGCTGTCGCACGAGATCGTCGCATGCCGCGCGCTCCGCGAGCACGCCCGCGTCTGCCGCGTCCGCAACGCCGCCTCCGTGAAGGTCCTGCTGGGCCGCAAGAACGACGGGGACCGCGGGCCCGCGGGGGCCGCCCGCGCCGTCAGCCGGGCCCTGGGCGAGGACGACGCCTCCCGGGCGGGCTCCGCCGCCTCGCGCCTCGTGAGGCTCATCATCAACATGAAGGGCATGCGGCACATCGGCGACATCAACGACACGGTGCGCGCCTACCTCGACGAGGCGGGGGGGCACCTGATGGACTCGGCGACGGTCGACCCCGCCCTGCCCGGCTTCGGGCGGGCCGCGGGGGCGGGCCGCGCGGCGGGCGGGGCCGACCCCGCGGGCCCGCGCCAGCAGCAGCTCCGCCAGGCCTTCCAGACCTCGGTCGTCAACAACATCAACGGCATGCTGGAGGGCTACATCAACAACCTCTTCGGGACCATCGAGCGCCTGCGCGAGACGAACACGGACCTGGCGACGCAGCTGCGCGACCGCGACCTTGAGCTCAGGCGCGCCCGGCGGGGGGCGCTCGACCGCGAGCAGCGCGCCGCCGACCTGGGGCGCGAGCCGGGGGGGGGCGCCGCGGCCCCCGACGACCCCCGGGCCGACTACGACATCATCGACGTCAGCAAGGCCATGGACGACAACACGTACGTCGCCAACAGCTTTCAGCACCAGTACGTCCCCTCATACGCGCAGGACCTGGAGCGCCTCTCGCGCCTCTGGGAGCACGAGCTGCTGCGCTGCTTCAAGATCTCGCGCCACACCAACAACCAGGGCCGCGAGACGGCCATCTTCTACTCCAGCGGGGCCATCGCCCTGTTCGTGGCCCCGTACTTCGCGGACGTGCTGCGCGCGCCCATCCCGGGCGCGCTCATCACCGGGCCCAGCGGCGTCCTGGGGGAGGAGGAGCTGTGGGAGGCGATCTTTAAGAAAACGCGCGTGCAGACTTACCTGACAGACCTGGCCGCCCTCTTCGTCGCCGACGTCCGCCACGCCGCGCGCCGCCGGCTCCCCGCCCACGAAGCCGCCGACCCCGGCCGGCGCGGCCGCTCGCGCTCGCCCGTAGACGCCGGACGCCCCGGAGCCCGCGGGCCCGAGGACGCGTGGGTCGGCCGGGGCGACCATGGCCGCCCCGAGCTCCGGCGAGGAGGAGACGGCGGCCGCCGCCCTTAGGCAGGCGGTCGCGGGGGACCGCGACCTGGTCGGCGTCGCCGAGGCCATCAGCCACCAGGCGCTGCTGCGCATGGCCTGCGAGGTGCGGCAGGCGGCGGGGCGCGACGTCCGGTTCACCGCGACGGGCGTGTCGCGGGTTGACGTCACGCCGGACCGCCGGCTGCGGTTCGCTCTGGACGGCGGCCCCGCGGACGCCCTCACCGCCTCCGAGGACTACTTCGCGCGCTGCCGCGGCCAGGCCGCCCACCGGGGGTTCGCCTTCGCCGTCGTGCTGGCCGGCGAGGACCACGTATACAGCCTGTGTGTCCCGCCGCTGGTGCTCCCCCACCGGCTCTCCGTCTTTCGGCCCGAGCGCCTCGAGGACTTTGAGCTCGCGTGCCTGCTCATGTACCTCGAGAACTGCCCCCGGGCCCACGCGACCGCCTCGGCCTTCGTGAAGATCTCGGCGTGGCTGGCCGCCGTCGGCCGCCGCACGTCGCCCTTCGACCGCGTGCGCTGCCTGCTCCTTCGCAGCTGCCAGTGGATGCTGAATACGCTCATGTTCATGGTCCACGTGGAGCCTTTCGACGACCGGTACGTCCTGCCCCACTGGTGTATGGCCCGCTACCTCCTGGATCACAACCCGCCCCCGATCCTGACGGCCCTCTTCCGCGCCGCCCCCAGCCGGGTCTTTCGGCTGCCGGTCCGCCCCGGCACCAACCTCGAGTGCGTGGCGTACAACCCCGACGGGGTCCTGTCCGGCGGCTGGGCGGCCGAGGACTTCCGCGCCGGCCTCGCGGCCTGGTGGGCGTCGGACGCCCCCAAGACCCAGACGGCCGCGCTCTTCTACCGCTTCGTCTGAATCGCCCGCCCCCGCGATGTGTAATAAACGCCTCGTTTCTACCGGCCTCCGTGTGTGGTCTCCGTCTGTCCGGGGGTGGGGGTGCGTTTGGGGAAAAGGGGTGGGAGAGATCGACGGCCGCGACGGACGAAACGGAGACTCCGGCGGGGTGCTCGCTCGAACGTGTTTATTTGTCACGCTTTACGCGACCCCCGCCCCGCGACCGCGTGCGCCCCGGCCGCGCCGCTGGGATCGAACAGGAAGAGGAATCGCTCCTCGAAGGGATACGCGAAGCCGCCGTCCTCGCCCCACAGCCCCGCCAGGGCCCCGCGCAACACCGCCTCCGCCTCGGCCAGGACGTCCCGCAGGTGGTGCGCGCAGTCGATGGGGGGCAGGACGAGGGGGCGGGGGTAGAGGTCGATCGGCACGGCGACCGACCCGCCGTCCGGCCCGCCGCACACGCGCACGACGCGGCGCGAGTGTCGCTCCGAGTCCAGCAGCGCCCCGCCGCGCAGCGCGGCGGCCGGGGGCGTGTCTCCGGGGTCGGACGGGCCCTCCGCGACCGCCCAGTACTCGGCGTCGAGGCGCCGCGCGAAGGCCTCCAGGACCAGCCCGTCGAGCGCCTCCTCCGCGGCAAGCCGCGCCTTCTCCGCGCCGGCGCCCTCCGCGTACGCCGCGACCGCGCCCCGCAGCGCGCGCCGCGTCGCCGCCGCCGCCGCGGCGTACGCGGGCCCGCGCTGCGGGAACCCCTCGAGCCGATCCGCGTCGGTGCGGGCGTTCCAGAACCACGCCCCCGTCTGGCTCCACAGCACGGCGTGCGTGTAGATCCCCTCCAGCTCCAGGGACGGGGGGGGCTCCTCCGGGCGGAGCAGCCCCCCGCCCGCCAGGGCCTCGCCGGCGACGCCCTCCAGCGCGGCGCGGGCGCGCTCGACCGCCGCCGGGCCGGCGGCGCCCTGGGGGTCCACGTTAAGCACGCCCCAGAGGGAGGCGCCCTCGTTCCCGCAGACCGCCAGGTCCACGTCGCCGGCCGCCGCCTCGAGCCGCAGCCCGACGGCCGCGACGACGCCGTCGAGGACCCGCGCGAAGGCGGGGCACTCCTCTCGCGCCTCGGCCAGGGCCAGCGCCGCGACGGCCCGGGCCCAGGGGCGCGCGTCCGCGGCCAGCGCCCGCCAGCACCGCGCCCCCCGCGCCAGGGGGTCCCGGGGGTCGGCGCGGGGCTCGAGGCCGAGGCCGCACAGGGCCGCGGCCAGCCGGGCCTCGAGCCCCGGGAAGCGGAAGCGCGCCAGGCAGACGGGCCCGATGACAGCCGGTGGGTCCAGCAGCCGCAGCCCCGGCGTCGCGGGCCGGCGCAGCGCCGGGGACAGGCGGCCGGGCGCCCCCGCGGCGGCCGCCGCCCAGAGCCGCGCGGGGGCGAGCGCGCGCGCCCCGGCCGCGGGCCAGGCCCCCGCCAGCTCGGCGTGGGCGGTCAGGGCCGCGGCGGGCACGGCGGCGGCGCCCGCCGGGACCTTCAGCGTCGGCCAGCCGGGAAACCCCAGGACGGCGAAGTGGTCGACGGCGCCCCCCCGGGGCTCGAACTCGGGCCCCAGGAAGGCGAAGATCGGGGGCAGGGCCCCCGGGGCCGCGTGGACCGTCAGGTGCCACTGGCGAAACAGCGCGACCAGCGCCGGGGCCGAGAACCCCTCGGCCCGAACCGCGAAGTACTCGTAGCCCCGGGGCACCAGGACGCGCGCCGTCACGGCCTGCGCGTGGCCCCGCGGCCGCAGCACCGCCTCGCGCACCTCGAACACGTCCCCGACCGCGCCCTCCTTCCGCACGGGCGGGAAGGTCAGCGTCGTGTACTCGCGCGCGAACCGCGCCGTCCCGGTGTCGATGCGGACCGCCAGCGACGCCGCCGACGCGCACTGGGGGGTGTCCTGGATCGCGGCCAGCCGGGCCCACGCCAGCCGCGCGGCCGGCCGCGCGGCGACGTGCGCCGCCAGGGCGAGGGGGTCCGTGGCGACCTGCGCGTCCACGCCCAGCGCGGCGCCGCGCGGCGCCACCGGCCGGCCGCCGGGCGCGGCCTCGATCCGCGCCACCAGCCCGGTGCGGGGGTCCCGGCCGACGCGCGCGGGGACGAAGAGGGGCGCGCCGCCCACCTCGCGCTCCAGGGCCGCCAGCGCGCTCGCGTACAGCGCGCGCCACAGGGCCGGGTCGTTGAGCGTCTCCAGCGGCGCGGCGGCGGGGGACGCCGCGGCCCGCGCCGCCGCCACCGCGCCGGCGGCCGAGATCTCGCCGGGCCCGTAGAAGGCCTGCAGCTCGCTCGACGCCACCGCCACCTCGGCGAAGCGCGCCACCGCGTCCCCGCGCGCGTCGCGGCAGAGCAGGTACAGCAGGGCGTGGAGGCGGTCGCGGGTCCTCGGGGGCAGCCAGGCCGCGTACAGGGTGACGGCGCAGACGCTCTCCTCGGCCCACGCCAGCCCGTCCTCGCCCATGGCGCCCCCGCGCGGCGCCGCCTCGGCTGTCGTCGCGCCGCCGCCCGTTTCGCTTTATAGCCTGCTGAAGTCGAGCGCGCCGTGCGTCATGGGCCAGGCCTCCGCGGGCAGCTCCGACAGCGCCGCCTCGAGGACGAGGTCGGGGCCGGGCTGCGCGCCTCCGGCCGCGCGCGTGCGCAGGCACCGCCCCCACGCGGGCGCGCGCAGCCGGAAGCGCGCCTCCGCGAAGTCCCTCTTGTGCGCCATGAGCAGCGCGTAGAGCTGCCGGTGCGTGCGGCAGCCGCTGCGGTCGATGCGGTGCGCGTCCAGCAGGCCGATGATGGCGTCCTTGGTCAGGTTCTTGACCCGCCCCACCCCCGGGAAGGTCTGGGTGCTCTTGACCGTCTGCACCCCGAACAGCTCGGCCCACAGGATCCTAAACAGCATCAGCGCGTGCTCCGCCTCGCCCACGGCCCCGCCGGCGGGGCGGCCGCTTAGGGCGTCCGTCACGCGCCGCACCGCCTCCTCCGAGAGCAGGCTCCCGTCGGTGACGTTGCAGTGCCCCACCTCGAACAGCAGCTGCAGGTAGCGCTCGTAGTGGGGGCGCATGAGCGCGAGGACGTCGGGGGCGCTGAAGTTGCCCTCCGAGCCCCCCGCCGCCGAGTCCCAGCGCAGACGCTGCGCCAGGCCGCCGCACAGCCGGAACAGTTCCCACACCGGGGCCACGTTGAGGGTCGGCTGCAGGGCGACCATCTCGATCTCCCCCGCCGGGCCCACGGTCGGGACGACGCCGGCGGCGTAGTGGTCGTACAGACGCCGAAAGACGGCGCTGCTGTGCAGCGCCGTGGGCACGCGGAGGCAGGCCTCCAGCAGCACCAGGTGCGTAAAGCGGTTGCGCCCGACCGGGCCGCCGAGGCCGCGCATGAGCGCGACGATCTCCTCCGGGCCGACGTCGGGGCGGAGGTACTTCTCCACGAAGAACCCGACCTCCTCCGTGTCGGCGGCCCGGGCCTGCAGCGACACGCCGGGGTCGCCGCCGCGCAGCTCGCGGAGGGGCCGCTGGGCCCGGAGGGCGTCCAGGTGCGCGCCGCGCAGGAAGCGGCAGAAGTCGCGCGGGGACGGGGCGCCGTCGTGGCCCCAGAAGCGCACGCGGACGCAGTTCAGCGTCAGCAGCGTGTGCAGGATGTTCAGGCTGTCTGCCAGGCACGCCAGGGTGCACCGCTCGAAGTAGTGCTTGTATCGGAACCGGGCGTAGACGCGCGAGCTCCGCGCCGCGGCCGCGTCGGCGCGCGCCGACGCGTCGCAGCGCCCCTTGAAGCGCCGGCAGAGGAGGCCGGTGACCTCCGAGAACTGGGCGGGCCAGCGGCCGCGGGCGCCCACGACGTGGTTCAGGAGCATGGGCGTGAAGACCGGCTCCGAGCGCGCCCCCGCCCCGTCCATATACACGAGCAGCTCCCCGCGGCGGAGCGTCCGCACCCGCCCCAGGGACTGGTACACCGACACCATGTCCGGCCCGTAGTTCATGGGCTTGACGTAGGCGAACATGCTGTCAAAGTGCGCGGGGTCGAAGCTCAGGCCGACCGTGACGACGGTGGTGTAGATCACCACGCGGTAGTCGCCCCACGTGGCCACGTCGCCCGGCGGCGTCAGGGAGTGCAGCAGCAGCACGCGGTCCGTGAAGCGGCGGCAGAAGCGGGCGGCGATCTCCGCGAACGAGACCGTCGAGGAGAACAGACACACGTTGTCCCCCGAGGCCAGGCGCGCCTCCAGCTCCCCGAAGAACGTCCCGGCCCCGGGGGGACGCCCCGCGGGCGCGCCCCCGGGGCCCTCCCCCCCCTCGGCGCGCAGCGCCTCCTGCAGGACCTCTGGGCCCAGCCGCTGGAGGAACAGGCCGCGGCGCTCCGAGAACCCGGGCGTGGCGTACTCCCCGACGACCACGTGAACGTTTCTTTCGCCCCGGAGCCCGCATAAAAAATCCACCAGCTGCGCGTTGGCGGTGGCGTCCATGGCGATGATCCGGGGACACGCGCGCAGCAGGCGCATCAGCAGCGCGTCAACGCGGCAGAGCTGCTGCATGGTCGGGGAGTAGAGCTGGGCCACGGTCGACATGACCTCGTCCAGCACCAGCACGTCGTAGTTGTTCAGCAGGTTGGGGCCCACGCGGTGCAGGCTCTCGATCTGGACGATGAGGCGGTGGAAGGGGCGGTCGTTCATGATGTAATTGGTGGATGAGAAGTAGGTGACGAAGTCCTCGAGGCCTGACGCGGCGAAGCGCGCCGCCAGCGTCTGGGTAAAACTCCGCCGACAGGAGACGACGAGCACACTCGTGTCCGGGGAGTGGATCGCCTCCCTCAACCACCGCAGCAGGGCCGTGGTCTTCCCCGACCCCATCGGCGCGCGGACCACCGTCACGCACCGCGACGTCGGCGCGCCCGCGTCGGGAAACAAGACCGGCCCGCTGGCCTGCCGCTCGATCGTCACCATCGGGTGTACCCGGGGGACCCACTCGGCCAGGTCGCCCCCGTACAGCATCCGCGCGAGCGACACGCTCGACGCGTACCGGGCGAGGTCCTCCTCCGCGATGGGCAGGCAGTCGAGCAGGGCCTCCGCCGCGCCCGCGGGCGGCGAGCCCGTCTCGCGCGCGGCGTGGTGGGCCTGGTGCGTCCAGGTGGGGGCGTTCGTCGTCTCCGTGCTCTGTCTCCTGGGGCTGCTCATCGCCGCTCACTTCTTCCGGGCGGCCTTTCCCTGCTTCTACGCGTCCCCGGCCTCTTATGGCCCCGCCAACGACACGGCCGAGGTTCGCGGGGGCGTGGCCGCACCCCCGCACCTGGACGCCCCGAGCCTCGTGGGCGTCTACGCCGTGACGGCGACGCTGCTGCTGGCGGCGGCCGCGTACGCCGTCGTGGGCGCGACGACGGCGCGCTACCGCCGCCGGCAGGACGCCGCCGAGCTCGACGCCGCGACCCGCATGGTGGTCACGCACGCGACGCTGGTGGGGGGCAACGCCTGCCTCTGGCTGCTGCAGGTCACCGTCCTGCTGCTGGCGCATCGCGTCAGCGCCCTGGCGCACACCGTGTACGTGCTGCACTTCGCGTGCCTGACGTACTTCGCCGCCCACTTCTGCACCCGGGGGGTGCTGAGCGGGACCTACCTGCGCCAGGTGCACGGCCTGGCGGACGCGGCCCCGGCCCACCACCGCGTCGTGGGGCCCGTGCGGGCCGTGATGACCAACGCGCTGCTCTTCGGCGCCCTCCTCTGCACCGCCACGGCGGCCGTGTCCGTGGCCACGATCGCCGCCCTCAACTTCCCGCTGTCCGCCCCCGGGGTCCTGGTGTGCCTGACGGCCACGTTCGCCGCGCTCGTCGTCCTCCTCCTGGCGCTGGTCGAGGGGCTGCTGTCGCACTACGTGCGGGTGCTGCTGGGGCCCCACGTCGGCGCCATCGCGGCCGCCGGCGTCGTCGGCGTGGCGGCGGAGCGCTACTACGCCCAGGGTTACTACGTGGCGGAGGCGCAGTGGCCGGGCGCCCAGACGGGCGTCCGCGTGGCCCTCGCCCTCGTGGCCCTGTTCGCCTTGGTCATGGCCGCGGTCCGCTGCGTGCGCGCCTACCTCTACCACCGCGAGCACCGCACCAGGTTCTTCCGCCACGTGCGCGACGCCAGGCACCGCGCGCGCTCGGCGATCCGGCGCGCGCGCGGCTCCATGCGCGCCGCGCGCGGCGGAGACCCGGGCGGCGCCCCCGTCGAGCCCGTGTACGCCGAGATCAGGTACGCCGGGGAGTCTGACGTCGGCCGGGACGACGACTCGGAGTACACCGAGGGGGAGCCCATCTACGACGAGGTGGCCAGCGACGCGGAGGAGGTCACGTACGCCCGCATCCAACACCACCCCCGGAGGGTCGAGGAGCCCATCTACGAGACCGTGGGCGAGTGGTGACTCGCGCCCCTCGATCAATAAAAACCAAACTGCCTCTTAACGCGACGTGCCTGTCGTCTGTGGGGGGGGGTAGGGGTGGGTGCGGGCGGTAGTAGAACACCCCCCTCCCGGGAAAATGCCACATCGCCCCCGCCCACGGGGTCGCCTCGTGTGAGTTTCCCCCCCGCGCACGACAGACACACGAACCACCGAACGCTTGATCCGCAAACTACTTTATTTTGCATCGGGGGTCGGGGTGGGGGGGGGTCAGGAGGTCGGGCCCGGGCGCCGGCCGCTGCGGCTCCAGTGGCGGTCGCCCCTAGACGGGGGGCCCGCGGGGCGCGGGGGCTGGCTCGGGGGCTGCGTCACCACCCGCAGCTCCGGGGAGATGTAGAAGTTGCCGCCGGCGTCGGACTCCAGATCCACGGCGTCGAACTCGTTGGCCGTCAGGGACACGGTCTCTCCCCGGTCGGTCACGAGGACGTTCCGTCTGCAACAGCAGGGTCCGAGGCGGGAGCCCGCGAGGCCCATAACCGGGCGAGCGTCTCGTCGAAGGCCAGGCGGCTGTTGCGGCGGATCAGGTCGTAGACCGCGGCGTCGACGCGCACCGGGGTGATGATCAGGGCGACGGGCACGGCCTGGTCGGGCAGGATGGACGCCCCGGCGGCGGCGCGCACCGCGGCCGGCGCGGAGGCGGGGGCGTCCCCCAGGCGCAGGCTCAGCCCCTCCTCGTCGGGCGTGCGGTGCCGCCCGATGAAGGTCACCAGGTGCGGGTGCAGGGGGCACTCCGGGAAGTGGCTCGCGAGGACGTACGCCTGCACCAGGATCTGCTTGAAGTTGGGGTGGCGGGGGTTGGCGAAGATGGGCTCGCGGTGCACCAGGTCTCCGGAGCTCCAGACGAGCGGGGAGACGGTGCGCCGCTCCGGGTCGGGGTCTCCGAACAGCAGCACGTCCGACGCGACGCCGCTATTTAAGCCCACCAGGGCCCGGTCGAGGGCCGGGCACCGCCTCTTTTCGCCGCCGGCCCGCGCGTCCGCCCACACCGCGTGATCGCTCACGAGCGCCTCCTCGGGGCCGGGCACCTGACCCGGGGCGAAGTAGCGCACGCCGGGCCGGGCGATCGAGCGGAGGAAGGCCCGGAAGTCCGCCGGCGACCGCCGCGCCACCAGCCGCCGGTGGGCGGCGACCACGGGGTCGCCGGCGTCGGCGGGGTCGAACGCGTACTTGGCGCGGCACTTCACCTCGTAGAAGCGCAGGGGCGTGCCGGGGGTGGGGCTCAGGCAGCCGTGGCGGTCGCGGGGACACACGAGGATGTCCAGAGACGCGCCCACCATGCCCGTGTGCGCGTCCACGAGGACCCCGCACGCGTGCACGCCCGCGACGGGCGCGTCGCCGGGCTCGCAGAACACGAAGCGCCGCCCGGCCTCGCCCCCCTCGGCGTCGCGGTCGTCGGTGCGCCCGACGCAGTATCGGAACAGCAGCGCGCGGGCGGCCGGCTCGTTCGTCCGCCCGAACATCACCGCCGACGACGGAAAGTCCAGCCGCGGGTCGTCGTTGTTCTTCAGCCACCGGGGCGAGAAGCACGGCCCCCGGGGCCCCCACTTGAGCGTCGAGGCCGTCGTCAGCCCCCGCCGCAGCAGGGCCCACAGCTGGCTCTCCGCCTGGTTCTGGGTCGCCGCCTCGAAGAACGCCATGAGGGGCCGGGGGTCGGCGGCGGCCGCGCGCCGCGAGAGCCGGAAGAGGTGCCCGCCGAGACCGCGATCGACCATCCCCGCCTCCTCGAGGGCCGTCGCCAGCGAGAAGAGATAGCCCAGGCGGGCCCCGAGGGGCTCCACGTCCAGGGGTCGCCGGACGCCCCGCAGCAACCCGCGGAGGTGGCGCTCGAACGTCTCCGCCTGCACGTGGGGCGGCAGCGCGTCCGGGATCGCGACCGCGGACCACCACGGCTCGACGTCCGGGGCGTCGGCGTCGGCGTCGGGCGCCGGCGGGACGTAGTCTGCCAGCAGGCTCGGGGAGGCGGGGCTGGGGGGGCTGGGGAGGCGGGGCTCGGCCTCCCCCGCCGGCGCCGCGACGCCGTGGGTGCCCCGCGGCGAGAGGGGCAGGTCGGGGGTCGGGGGGGTCTCCGGGCGGCCGGGGGACGGGGGGGAGGCGGGTCGGTAGACGGCGGCGAGGGGCAGGCCGTCGGGCCGGGGCCGCTTCGGAGGCCGGGCGGGGTCGCGGGGTTCGCGGCCCGGCGCCGCTCCCTCGTCCCCGGCCTCCGGCGGGGGCCGCTTGCGCTCAGCGCGGGGCGACGGCGTTGCGGCGGGGGTCGTCGGCTGCATCACACTTGGAACTGGGCGTGGCGCGCGGACGGGTTGGCGTGACAGAGGCGGGACACCAGGATCAGCAGCGGCCTCAGCTCGCGGGGCACGGTCACCGACGCCAGCAGCGCCTCGTGGGTGCGCTGGTAGTTCTTATACTGCCCGGCGAAGTGGCGCTGGAGGGCGGGGCTGCGTAGGTGGCGGCGGATCCACGCGGGTGCGTCGCAGGGCGGGCCGTGGGCGTTGGTCTCGACCGAGTTCACGAAGAGGGCGGGGTGGAGCACGCACCGGTACGCCAGGACGGCCAGGGCGAAGTCGGGCGACAGCCTGTTGTCGAAGTACTGGAAGCCCGGAAACCGGGATATCGGGATCCCCGCGAGGGGGGTCACGTACGCGCTGACCACGACCTCCAGCAGGACCTGCCCCAGCGCGTAGAGGTCCACGGCCAGGCCGCAGTCGTGGCCCAGGGGCCGGCCCGCGAACTCGGCGCGCTCGTTGTTCAGGTACTTGATGAGCAGCTCGGGGGGCTGGTTGTACCCGTGGCCCACCAGGGTGTGGAAGTTGGCGGCGGTCAGGACCGCGGGCATGTCCAGCGTCCCGGAACCCCGGGGCGGCGGCTGCGCGACGCAGAACTGCCCGCGGGAGATGACCGAGTTGGAGTTCAGGGTCACGAGGCTGAAGTCGGCGAGGACGGCCCGCCGCAGCGAGACGGCGTCCGCGTTCAGCGCGACCAGGATGTTGGCGCACTTGATGTCCAGGTGGCTGATGCCGCACGTGGTGTTCAGGAAGCTCACGGCGCGGGCCATCTCGACGAAGCGGGCGCCGAGGGCCGGGATCACCAGGGGGTGCTCGCCGCGCGGGCCCGCCAGCTGGCCGATGTAGCGCCCCAGGTCCATGTCGTAGGCCGGAAAGACGATCTGCTGTTGCTGGAGCGAGAAGCCCAGGAGCACGATCAGGCCGCGGACGTTCAGCGCGGCCCCGGCGCGGAGGGCGCAGTCGCCCACGAGCAGGGTGGCCGCGAGCTCGGCGGTGTACCACTCCCGGTCCCGGATGGTCTTGACGGCCAGCTTGTGCTCGCGGATCAGCTCCACCTCGCCGTACCCCCCGGACCCGCCGAAGCTCCGGGCCCCGGGGACCTCGAGGGTGGTGTAGTGCAGGGCCGGGTTGACCTGGAACACCGGGCTGCAGAGCCGGTGGACCCCCACGAGGGACAGGATGTACGCGGGGGGGCGGGGGGCGGCGGTCAGCGGCCCCCCCGCGGGCCGCAGGGGCGGGCGGGTCAGCCCGGTGGGCGAGAGGCCGGGCCCGGAGGGGGAGCGGGGGCGGGCCGACCGGCTCAGTCGCCACCGCGAGAACCCGGCCCGCAGTCGCTCTCGGAAGCTGGGTCGGTGGGTCCGGGGCGATCCCGGCTGGGGGGAGCGGGTGCCCCGCCTCCCGGAAGACCGCCGGCCACCGGACCGGATGTGGGACGCGAGCCAGGCCCGGAGAGATCCCCGGGGCGTACCGCGGGGGCTGACCCGAGCTGCCACATGATCAGCAGGTCGCTGTCCTCGGCGCTCATCCATCCGTCCTCCGGGTCGCCGTCCCCAGAGAGCAGGCAGGCGTTCGCGGCGGCCTCCTCGAGCTGCTCCTCCTGATCGGCGAGGCGGTCCTCGGCCTCGTCCAGGCGCTCGCCGAACGCGGGGTCTAGGTACCGCCGGTGCGCAATCAGCAGGTCGCGTCGCTCCGCTTGCTCATCCACTCGGATTTTGACGCACGCCGCGTGTTGCCGCAGCATCTCTAGGCGGGCGCGTGACTTTAGCCGCGCCTCCAACTCCCGGTGGGCCGCCTTGGCCGCCATAAAGGCCCCGACGAAGCGGGGGTCCTGGGTCCCCACGCCCTCCCGGTGCAGCCGCAGCGTCTCCTCCCGGTACACCGCGGCCCGCAGGTGCGTCTCGGCCAGGCGCCGGCGCAGAGCCGCGCGCCCGGGCCCGCGGTCCATCCCGCGGGGCGCGGGGGACGGGAGGGCGGCGCGCCGGGACGCCGATCGACCTCGGCGCGGGGGGAGGGGTGGACGCGGGCGCGCGCCCCGCCTCCGCGATGTTCGGCCGGCAGCTGGCGGACGACGTGCGGCTCTTCTTCGAGGGCCTCGAGAAGCAGAGGCAGCAGAGGATGGGGGCCGCGGACGCCCCCGCCGGGCTGCCCGCCGGAGACGCGCTTCGCGTGCCCTTCCTGGACTTTGCGACCGCCACCCCCAGGCGGCACCAGACCGTCGTTCCGGGCGTGGGGACGCTTCACGATTGCTGCGAGCACGCCCCGCTCTTCGCGGCCGTGGCGCGGCGCCTGCTGTTTAATAGCCTGGTCCCGCCCCAGCTGAGGGGGCGGGACTTTGGCGGCGACCGCGCGACCAAGCTCGAGTTTCTGGCCCCGGAGCTGGTGCGGGCCGTGTCGCGCCTGCGGTTCGCGGCGTGCGCGCCGGGGGACGTCGTGCCCCAGCGCAACGCCTACTACAGCGTCCTCAACACCTTCCGGGCGCTCCACCGCTCGGAGGCCTTCCGGCAGCTGGTCCACTTCGTCCGCGACTTCGCGCGGCTCCTCCGCACGTCCTTCCGGGCCTCCAGCCTCTCCGAGGAGGACGCCGGGCCGCTGAAGAAGCGCGCCAAGGTCGACGTCGCCACGCACGGGCGCTCCCACGGTACGCTGGAGCCGTTCCAGAAGATGATCCTCATGCACGCCACGTACTTCCTCGCCGCGGTGCTGCTCGGAGACCACGCCGAGCAGGTGAGCACGTTCCTCCGGCTCGTGTTCGAGATTCCGCTGTTCAGCGACGCGGCCGTGCGTCACTTCCGACAGCGCGCCACCGTCTTCCTGGTGCCCCGTCGCCACGGCAAGACGTGGTTCATCGTGCCGCTCATCGCGCTGTCGCTCGCGTCCTTCCGGGGCATCAAGATCGGCTACACCGCCCACATCCGCAAAGCCACCGAGCCCGTGTTTGACGAGATCGACGCCTGCCTGCGGGGCTGGTTCGGCGCGGCCCGGGTCGACCACGTCAAGGGAGAGACCATCTCGTTCTCCTTCCCCGACGGCTCCCGCAGCACCATCGTGTTCGCCTCCAGCCACAACACCAACGTGAGTTCCCCCGCCCCTCCCCTCCCCTCGCCCCACCCCCACGACGACCTCGCGGAAAACACTGCGCGCGCACCGACGGGGCTGCTCGCGAACGTCTTTATTCGGGCCCGGGGTGGGGGCGGACGGGGAGGCGGGGGCGGGTCGGAGACAGGCGGTCGCTACTCCCTCGCCACCGCGCGGGCGATCGTCGGGCAGCTGGTGGCGAAGAGACGGCTCGCGTAGGACGAGAGCGCGCAGAGGCGCCACCCGGCGGATTCGGGCCGGATCCTCTCGGCGCCCCGCTGCCCCGCGACCACCTCGTGCAGGTGGGCCGCGATGCGCGGCCCGCGGGTGGAGCCGAGCAGCACCACGGCCTCGACGGGGCGCGCGAACAGCAGCTGCCGGAGGCTGCCGTCGCCCTCGATGGCCAGGACGCGCTGGGCCATCTTGGCCCACATGCACGGGGTGACGCAGGGGCACGCCTCGGCGACGGCGGCCGAGTCCCACAGGGCGTTGACCGAGTCCGCGTGGGCCGACGGGACGCACGTCTCGCAGCCCCCGGGGTGGTTGGTCAGCCGGGCCAGGAGCCACCCCAGGTGGCGCGCGCGGCTGCCGGGGGGGCACAGCTCGCCCAGCGCCTCGTCCATGGCCCAGCAGTAGATCTGGCCGCTGGGAAAGTGCCACCACGCCCCGGGGCCCAGGGCGCAGCACGCCGAGGGGTCCCCGGGGACCTCCGCGGGCACCAGGTAGGGCCCCGCGAGCTCGAACGCCAGCGGCGTCGTCTCGAGGCGCTCGGCGCCGGGGTCGGGGCTCTCCTCCGGGGGCGTCGCGGGCTTGAGGCGCGTGAAGGTCAGGGCGCGGAGCGCGGGGGCCAGGGGGTGGTTCACGCTGCGCACGTGCGCCGTCGCGCAGTAGCGGCGCTCGCGGTTGAACAGGAAGATGGCGAAGAAGGCGCCCGGGGGCAGGCGCAGGGCGCGGGGGCGCGTCAGGTACAGGAAGACCTCGCAGAACAGCGCCCGCCGGGGGTCGGGCGGGGGCACCGCCACCCGGCACAGCGCCCCCGTCAGGGCCGTCACGCAGACGAAGATCTTGATCCGCTCGTCCCCGCGGACGAGCCTCCAGACGAAGACGGAGTTGGCGACGGACGCCACGGCGTCCGCGTCGGCGTCGACCTCCGCGATGCGCGCGGCCCCGCCGCCGTCGGGGCCCTCGGGCCCCGCCGGGGAGCAGGGCGGGGCCGGGCGCTGTCCGGCGGCGCGCCCGGCCATGGGGGTCCCGCGGGGCGCGCTTAGCGCGCGGCCCCGCGGCCCGGAGGCACCTCCCGGCAGAATCGCTGGACGAGCGCGCGGGACGCGGGGTCCCCGAGGGTCAGGTAGGCCGCAACGTTGGCGGCGAACGCGAAGCCGCCGGGGAAGACCACGAGGGCGTGCAGCCGGCGGTTGAACCCCAGGCAGAGGTAGGCGTAGCTCTCCCCCGGCAGGTACCGCTCGCAGACCCTGCGGGCGGCATTGGGCGGCGGGGCGTCCAGAAAGCGGCATTTACTCTGCTCCCGATTGACGTCACCGCCGAAGACCACGACGATTGGGCGGTCCGTCGTCCGCACGGTCGCCCCGCCGGTGCTGTAGTAGTCGAAAGCGTAGTGGCCGTCGGCGTCGGCGAAGCGCGCCGGGAGGTCGTCGCCCGGCGGCACGAACCGGCGCCCGCGGAAGGCCCGCTCGCCCAGGAACGACAGGACGGCCGCCGCGTACGCCGTCCGGAAGAAGACGTCGGCCGGGGCCTCCTCGATCGCGCGCATGACGTTCTCCAGCAGCACCGGCAGGCGCCGCGCGACCTCCCCGAGCCACGCGCTCTGGTCCGGGTCGAACTCGTAGCGCACGCGCTGGGTGATGCGGGGGGCCCCCTGGAGGGCCGCGCGGATGGCGCAGCCCAGGGCCCGGAGGCACGCCGTCTGCACGCGCGCCGCAAAGGCGACCTCGGCCGCGGCGTCGAACGGCGCCAGGACGGGCCGCGCGTGGCGCAGGGGCGCCTCCAGCGCCGGGAAGCGCCGCAGGAGCGCGTCCTGGACGCCCGGGGACAGCCGTCGGGGGTGCGGCTCGTCCTCCTCGGCGCAGGCCGCCACCAGGGCCTCGGCGAGCTCGCCCGAGAGCCGGGGGGCGGGGGCGTTGCGGCCGCCCCACGCCACCGAGTTCTCGTACGAGACCACGACGAAGCGCGCCCCGGTCGCGTAGTGGTGCCGCGGGACCAGCGAGACCGAGCGCCGGCTCCACAGCCAGCCGGGGCGGTCCCCCCCGGCCAGCGCCTCCCACCCGCGGTCCAGCCACTCCACGAGCGAGCGCGGGCGCTCGCTCCCCGGGGCCAGCGTCAGGACGTCGCCCAGGACCTCGCCCCCGGGGCGCGGTAGCCGCGCCCCGGGGTCGGGCCCGAACCGCCCGCCCCCCGGGGGCTCCAGGCCCGCGAGCACCGCCCCGGCGTCGTCGCGGGGGCCGCCGGCCGCCGCCACGGCGGCCGCCTGGTGCGCCAGGGCGCCCTGGCGGAGCCCGGACGCCACGGCCGGGGCGGCGCGGCGGTCCGCGCCCGCGCGGACCGGGTGCCGGCGGGCCACGTCCCGCACGGCCCGCTGCACCAGCGCGAGGATCTCCTCGTCCTCGCGCGTGATCGAGACGTCCTCGCGGTCCGCCGCGTCCGCCCCCGGCGCCGCGAGCTGCGCCTCGGGGGAGATGGGGGCGTCGTCGCCCGCCGCGAGCTCGGCGGGGGCGCCCGCGGCGGCGCCGGGCCCGCCCCCGCCGAGCCCCGCCGCCAGGTGCGCCGCGGCCTCGGCCGCCGCCGCGGGCGCCGCCGCGCCCAGGCGCCACACGTACCGGCAGAAGTGGCGGCACAGCCGCGCCAGGCGCGGGCCGTCGGCGGCGTAGCGCGTCGTCGGCGCCACGAGCTCGCCGTAGCCGAAGAGGAGCACGCGGGCGCAGCTGGCCGTGGGCCCCCAGCTCACGCGCAGGGCGGCCGTCGCGTAGGGGTCGTAGGCGCCGCGGGCGTCGCAGGCGACGGGGAGCGAGACGAACAGCCCCCCGGGGCTGGGCTCGCGCGGGAGGAGGCCGGGCCGCCCCGGGACCGCAGGCGCCAGTACCTCCCCCAGCGCGTCCCGCGGCATGTACGCGGCGAACGCCGAGACCCAGGGGCCGCACTCGCCGGTCGCGTGCGCGCGGGTCTGGGTCTCCACGCGGAAGCCGGGCGCGGGCGGAGGCGGGTCGCGGGCGGCGGCGGCGCCGCCCGCCGTCAGGGCGTGTAGCGGCACCCCGGAGGCGGCCAGGCAGGCGTCCGAGACGATCAGGTGGACCAGCGAGCCCGGACGCCCGGGCTCGCGCCGCACGTCGTAGCTGGCCTCGTTGGCCAGGTGCGCGTTCATGCTGTCGCGTCCGGGTGGCGCTCGCGGGGAGTCCGGGCGCGCGTGTGGGCGGCCGCCGGGCGCGGCGGGCCCTTTTGTCGGGCGCGGCGGGCCCGACCGCTCACCCTCCGCGCCCTTCTCTGTCTGCCCCCCCTCCCCCGCAGGGCATCCGGGGACAGGACTTCAACCTGCTCTTCGTCGACGAGGCCAACTTCATCCGCCCCGACGCCGTGCAGACCATCATGGGCTTCCTCAACCAGGCCAACTGCAAGATCATCTTCGTCTCCTCGACCAACACCGGCAAGGCCAGCACCAGCTTCCTGTACAACCTCCGCGGCGCCGCCGACGAGCTCCTCAACGTGGTCACCTACATCTGCGACGACCACATGCCGCGGGTCGTGACGCACACGAACGCCACGGCCTGCTCCTGCTACATCCTCAACAAGCCCGTGTTCATCACCATGGACGGCGCCCTGCGGCGCACGGCCGACCTCTTCCTGGCCGACTCCTTCATGCAGGAGATCATCGGGGGGCAGAGCCGCGAGGCGGCCGACGACCGGCCCGTCCTCACCAAGCCCGCCGGGGAGCGCTTCCTGCTCTACCGCCCCTCGACCACCACGAACGGCGGCCTCATGGCCCCCGAGCTCTACGTGTACGTGGACCCCGCCTTCACCGCCAACACGCGCGCCTCGGGGACCGGGATCGCGGCCGTCGGCCGCTACCGCGACGACTTCATCGTCTTCGCCCTGGAGCACTTCTTCCTGCGGGCCCTCACGGGCTCGGCCGCCGACGACATCGCGCGCTGCGCCGCGCACAGCCTGACGCAGGTCCTGGCCCTCCACCCGGGGGTGTTCCGCAGCGTCCGCGTGGCGGTGGAGGGCAACAGCAGCCAGGACTCGGCCGTCGCCATCGCCGCCCGCCTCCACGCCGAGCTGCACCGCCTCCTGGCCTCGGGGGGCGCGGGGGTCGCGGCCCCCGAGCTCCTCTTCTACCACTGCGAGCCCCCCGGGGGCGCGGTGCTCTACCCCTTCTTCCTCCTCCACAAGCAGAAGACGCCCGCCTTCGAGCACTTCATCAAAAAGTTCAACTCGGGGGGCGTCATGGCCTCGCAGGAGGTCGTCTCGGTCACCATGCGCCTCCAGACGGACCCGGTCGAGTATCTGACGGCGCAGCTCGACAACCTCACCGAGACCCTCGCCCCGAACTCGGACGCCCGCAGCTACTCCGGCAAACGCAACGGCGCCTCGGACGACCTCATGGTCGCCGTCATCATGGCCGTCTACCTGGCGGCCACCCCCCACGCGCACCACGCGTTCGCCCCCATCACGCGCGCCGCCCCGTAAATAAACGCGATGGGAAGGTTCCGCCTTCCCGCCGAGCCCACCCCGCCTCGAGACTGTTTCTGTCGGCCCCGGGGGGGTGGGGGTGGGAAGAAACGACACGGAGGCGCGTGCGTGGGTTCGAACGCGCTTTATTGAGTTGGACGGGGGGGGGTTAGTGGTATCGGATGACCGGGGCCAGGTCCCCCGACCGCACGACCGCGGGGCCGTCGAACGTGCACACCCGGGCCACGGGCGCCAGGGCCAGCGCGTCCCCCAGCTGCGCGGCGTGCGCGAGCCAGGCGACGAGCGCCTCGTACACGGGCAGGCGCCGCTCGCCGTCCTGCGGCGGCCCGGGCGCCTCGGGGTGGATCAGCTGCGCCGCCTCCCGCGTCGCGCTCTGCATCTGCAGCAGCGTGTTCACGTAGCCGTCCTGCGCGCTCAGGGCGAAGAGCCGGGGGATCAGCGACAGCACGACCGCGGTGCCCTCGGTGATGGAGTACGCGGCGTTAAGGATCAGCGTCCGCACCTCGGCGTTCACGGCCGCCAGCTGCTCCACGTTCGCCACGAGCGGGAGGCGCGCCCCGTTGTAGAAGACCGCGTTGAGGTCGGCGAGCTCCCGGGGGGCGCGGGGGTCGGGGTTGAGGGCGCGGATGCCGCGCGCCACCAGCCGCGCCACGATCTCGCGCGCGAGCGCCGAGGGGAGCGTCACCGGGAACCGCAGCGTGAGGTCCAGGGACTCGAGGCGCAGGTCGGTGGACGGGCCCTCGAACACGGGCGGCACCAGGCTGACGGGGTCCCCGTTGCAGAGGTCGACCGGGGCGGTGTTGCGCAGGCTCGCGGTGCCCGCGTGCGTCAGCCCCAGGTCCAGGGGGTAGGCCACCAGGCGCGTGGGCAGCGCCCGCGCGATCACCGCGGGAAAGCGTCTGCGGTACGCCAGGAGCAGCCCCAGCGTGTCGGGGGCCTGGCCCCCCGCGACGAACGACTCGTGGGCCACGTCGGCCAGCGCCAGCTGCCGCCGGATCGTCGGCAGAAACACCACCCGGCCCTCGCAGCGCTGCAGCGCCGCGGCGTCGGCGCGCGAGATCCCCGAGGGGATCGCGATCTCGGACTCGAACCCGTCCGTCATCCTGGCGTCGGGCGCGGGAGGGAGCGGGCGGGGGTGGGGCGGCGCAGCGCGGGGGCGTGCGAAACCGGGGCCGCTCTGGGGCCGCGCGCGCGCCGCCGGGCCTTTTATGCGGGAGCGGCGACCCCCGCGCGTCTCCGCCCCTCCCCGCTACAGCGCCAGCCCCCGCAGCGGAGATGCGTCGTAGATGAGGTACTGCATGAAGTGCGTCTCGGGGCCGTGGGCCTGGGCGTCGCCGTCGCGGTACTTGCGCAGCAGGGCGGGGTCGCTGGCGCAGGCGGGGGGGTAGGCCTCCTGGAACAGCCCGCACGGGTCCTCGACGAGCTCGCGGCACCCGGGCGGGCGTTTGAACTGCACGTCGCTGGTCGCCGTCGCCGTTGACACCGCAGAGCCCGTCTCCACGATGAGGCGCTCGAGGCAGCGGTGGCGCGCGGCGATGTCGGCGGCGGTGAAGAACTTGAAGCAGGGGCTCAGGACGGGCGAGGCCCCGTTGAGGCGGTAGGCGCCGTTGTACAGCAGGTCCCCGTACGAGAAGCGCTGCGAGGCCCACGGGTTGGCCGTGGCGGCGCAGGGGTGCGCCGGGTCGCTCTGGGAGTGGTCGTACATGAGCGCGGTCGCGTCGCCCTCGCGGTCGCCCGCGTACGCGCCCCCGGCCGCGCGCCCCCGCGGGTTGCAGGGGCGGCGGAAGTAGTCCAGGCTCGCCGAGACGGGCGTGGCCACGAACTCGCACACGGAGTCCTGGCCGTGGTCCATGCCCGCGGCCCGGGGCACCTGGGCGCAGCCAAAGACCGGCAGGGGCTGGGCCGGGCCCAGCCGGTTGCCCGCGACGACGGCGTTGCGGAGGAAGACCGCGGCCGCGTTGTCGAGCAACGGCGGGGCCCCGCGGCCCAGGTAGAAGTTCTGCGGCAGGTTCCCCATGTCCGTCACGGGGGCGCGCACGGCCGCCGTGGCCACGGCCGCCGTGTACCCCACGCCCAGGTCCACGTTTCCGCGCGGCTGCGTGAGCGTGAAGTTCACGCCCCCGCCCGTCTCGTGGCGGGCGACCTGGAGCTGGCCCAGGAAGTAGGCCTCCGAGGCCCGCTCCGAAAAGAGCACGTTCTCCGTCACGAAGCGGTCCTGGCGCACCACGGTGAAGCCGATCCCGGGGTGCAGGCCCGTCCGCAGCTGGTGGTACAGCGCCACGGGGCTCAGCTTGAAGTAGCTCGCCATGAGCGCGTACGTGAGCGTGTTCTCGCCGGCGGGGCTCTCGCGCACGTACTGCACCACGGGCTGGCGGATGGAGGAGAAGTGGTTGGCGCCGAGGGCCGGGGGGACGAGGGGCGCGGTCCGGGCCAGCTCCCGCAGCCCCGCGGGGAAGCCGGGCGCGTTCATCACGTGGTCGGCGCCGGCGAACAGCGCGTGGACCGGCAGGACGTCGAAGTACTCCCCGAGCTCCACCGTCTGGTCCAGGTGCTGGGGGGCCATGAGCAGGACGCCGGCGTGAAGCGCCCCGTCGAAGAGGCGCATGTTCGCCGTGGAGGCGGTGTTGGCGCCCGCGTCGGGCGCCGCGGCGCACAGGAGCGCCGTGGTGCGCTCGGCCGTGTTGTGGGCGACGACCTGCAGCGTCAGCAGCGCGGGGCCGTCCGCGACGACGCGGCCGTTGTGCAGCATGGCGTTCAGGGTGTTGGCGACGAGGTGGGCGGGGTGCAGCGGGTGGGCCGTGTCCGCCACCGGGTCCGTGGGGCACTCCTCGCCGGGCGCGATCTCGGGCACGATCACGTTCTGCAGCGTGGCGTACACGCGGTCGAAGCGCACCCCGGCGGTGCAGCAGCGGCCGCGCGAGAAGGCGGGGACCATCACGTAGTAGTAGATCTTGTGGTGCACGGTCCAGTCCGCGGGCCGGTGCGGGCGGTCGTTCGCCGCGTCGGCGGCGCGCGCCTGCGTGTTGTGCAGCAGCCGGCCGTCGTTGCGGTGAAAGTCCGCCGTGCCCAGGTTGCAGGCCGCCACGTAGACGGGGTCGTGCCCGCCCGCGTTCACCCGGCAGTCCCGGTGACCGTCGAGCTCCGCGCGGCGCATGAGGCCGTCGCAGTCCCACATCAGCGGGGGCAGCAGCGCCGCGTCCCACATCAGGTGGTTGAGCTCGGGCTGCGCCTGGCCGCCGAGCTCGGGCCCCGGGAGCGTGAAGTCGCCCACCAGCTGCGCGAGCGCCTCCACGTGGGCCACGAGGTCCCGGTACACCGCCATGCACTCCTCGGGGATCTCGCCGCCGAGGTAGGTGTGGATGAAGGACACCAGCGAGTAGTCGTTGACGAACGCGGCGCAGCGGGTGTTGTTCCAGTAGCTGACGATGCACTGCGTGACGAGGCGCGCCAGGGCGCAGAACACGTGCTCGCTCCCGTGGATCGCCGCCTGGAGCAGGTAGAACACCACGGGGTACCCGCGGTCCTCGAACGCCCCGCGGACGGCGGCGACCGTCGCGGGCGCCAGCACGTGCCGCCCCACGCTGAGCTCCAGGCCCCGCGCGTCCCGGAACGCGGTCGGACACAGGGGCAGGGGGAGGTTGCCGTTGACGACGCGCCACGTGGCCTGCACCACGCCGGGCCCGGCGGGGGGGGCCCGGGGGCCCGGCAGGTCGACGTCGGCGACCCCCACGAAGAAGTCGAAGGCGGGGTGCAGCTCGAAGGGCAGGTGGGCGTTGTCCGGCCGCGCGAACTGCTCGGGCGTCATCTGGCCCTCCGCCACCCAGCGGAGGCGGCCGTGGGCGAGCCGGCGCTGCCACGTCTCCAGGAACTCCTCCCGAAGGCGGGCGGCGGGGCCCGCGGGGAGCTCGGCGACGTAGGCCCCGTAGGGGTTCGCCGCGTCCACCGGCTCCTGGTTGAGCCCGCCCACCGCCGCGTCCACGTTCATGAGCGAGGGGTGGCACACGGTCCCGATCGCCTGCTCCAGGGACAGCCGGAGCACGCGGCGGTCCTTGCCCCAGAAGAACAGGTGCCGCGGGGGGAAGATCCGCGGGTCCGGCTGGCCCGGCGCGGGGACCAGGTCCCCCGCGTGGGCCGCAAAGCGCTCCAGCGGGGGGTTAAACAGCCCCAGGGGCATGACGAAGGTCAGGTCCATCGCGCCGACGAGGGGGTAGGGCACGTTCGTGGCGGCGTACACGCGCTTCTCCAGGGCCTCCAGGAACACCAGCTTGTCGCCGACGGTCACCAGGTCCGCGCGCACGCGCGTGGTCTGCGGCGCGCTCTCCAGCTCGTCCAGCGTCTCGCGGTTGAGCTCCAGCTGGTCCTCCTGCACGTCCAGCAGGTGGCGCGCGACGTCGTCGAGGCTCCGCACGGCCTTGCCCATCACCAGCGCCGTGACGAGGTTGGTGCCGCTGAGCACCATCTCGCCGTAGGTGACGGGCACGTCGGCCTCCGTGTCGGCCAGCGTCAGGAAGGACTGCAGCAGGCGCTGCTTGATGGGGGCGGTGGTGACGAGCACTCCGTCCACGGGCCGCCCGCGGGTGTCGGCGTGCGTGAGCCGGGGGACGGCCACGGACGGCCGCGTCGCGGTGGTCAGGTCCACGAGCCACGCCTCGATCGCCTCGCGGCGGTGGCCCGCCTTCGCCAGAAAGAAGCTGGTCTCGCAGAAGCTCCGCTTCAGCTCGGCCACCAGCGTGGCCCGGGCCACGCGCGTGGCCAGGCGCCCGTTGTCCAGGTAGCGCTGCATGGGGAGCAGGAGCGCCAGCGGCGGGGCCTTCTCGAGGAGCACGTGCAGCATCTGATCGGCCGTGCCGCGCTCGAACGCCCCCAGCACGGCCTGCACGTTGCGGGCCAGCTGCTGGATGGCCCGCAGCTGGCGGTGCGTGCCTACGCGGGTGCCATCGAGTGCCTCGCCCGTCAGCAGGGCGATGGCCTCGGTGGCCAGGGAGAAGGCGGCATTGAGGGTGCGGCGGTCGATGATCTTGGTCATGTAGTTGTGGATGGGCTGCTCGACGGGGTGCGGTCCGTCCCGGGCGATGAGGGGCTGGTGCACCTCGAACTGCACGCGCCCCTCGTTCATGTAGGCCAGCTCCGGGAACTTGGTGCAGACGCACGCCACCGACAGCCCGAGCTCCAGGAAGCGCACCAACGAGAGCGTGTTGCAGTACGACCCCAGCAGCGCGTCGAACTGCACGTCGTACAGGCTGTTCTGGTCGGACCGCACGGCGGCGAAGAAGTCAAACAGGCGGCGGTGGGAGGCCACCTCGATGGTGCTCAGGATGGAGTCGGTGGGGACCATGGCGGCCGCGTGCCCGTAGGCGGTGCGTGGCACCGGAGGCTCGGCCATGGCGCGCGTCGCGGGAGACGGCCGGCGGCTCGGCGGAGAGGGCGGGGTTCGGTCGAGGTCGCGGGCGCCGAGAGAGAACGAACGGAGGAGCGGGGGCGTGGACGCGGGAGCCGAGCGGCCGCGACAGACGCGGTGGTCCGCGGGAGCGCGGTTTATATACCCCGCTGGCCCCACCCACCCCTAAAAGGCCACGGGCGCGTTTAGGATGGTCCTGGCCCAGAAGCGAGCCAGGCAGAAGTTGGCGGCGGCGGCGAAGCTGTCGGCCGCCGCCACCCACAGGGCGGCGGCGGCCCCGCAGGCCGTCCCCAGGGCGTGGGCGCGCAGCGGATCTGCGGCCTGGCGCGCCTGCCCGGCGGCCACGAGGCGAAAGACGCCGTCCGCCCCAAACGTCTCCTGCGCGGCCGCCAACAGGGCGACGAGGGCCGCGCCCCCGTACCAGAGGGACAGCGCCCAGAAGGTCGAGGGGGCCAGCGGGAGGCGGTCGCGCTTGACGTTCACGTACAGCAGGAGCGCCCGCGCGATCCACGCCACGTAGTACCCCGCCACGGCGCTCGCGACGCACAGCGGGGCGTACAGCCGGCCCGTCTCCCCGTAGTACATCGCCATCGCCACGAGCTGCAGGGGCTTGAGGACCAGGAAGGACCAAGCGAACGCGAGCGCCCGCTTCGAGAACACCGGCTGGGTGTGGGTCGGGAGTCGCGAGTAGGCGGAGCTCACAAAAAAGTCCGAGGCGCCGTAGGAGGACAGCGAGAACTGCTCCTCGATCAGCAGCTCGTCTTCCCCGGGCGCGGCCGGGTCCGGGTCGTTCTCGTCCACGATCCCGCGGTCCTCCAGGGGTATCTCGTCCCGGAGCGCCATTGGCGCGATGTCGTCGCGGGTCCCCCGGGACCGAAATCCCGGGGTGGGGGTGGGACCCGACACACGCGTTCGCCCTTCGAGGCCACCCCGGAGGCGGCTGCGCGGCCGAGTGTCCCCTGGGACCCCCGCCCGGCCGCTCATATACGCCGGGCGCAGCGCTCCCGGCGGGCGAACGGGGAAATGGCGGGGGTTCCCCGGTTTTTCCCCGAATGGTAGCGGGGTCTCCCTCGGGGTCTCCCTCGGGGCGACACGCCCACCTGCACACGGGCATACGGGTGCGGGGTAACGTAAAGCATCCTCCGCCGCTATGCCCCCCCCCGGGGGGGGACGCCTTGTTCGCGAGTCCCCCGTGGCACGACGCCACACACGGCCCCTTAATAGCCGCCTCCGGGACACGGGGGACCTTATTTCGAATCCCGCCGCACCACCCCGACGTCGCGGGAGCACAGGGAGGCGAGGAGCGCTCCGGAACCCGGGTGGCCCCGCCCGGGGTTCCATCTCCGCCCACACCGAGGGCCACAACCTCACCCATAAGCCACACCCACTCCACCCACCCCGGCCGCGGGATGGAGCTGGCCTACGCCTCGACCGCGCACCACCGGGGCGTCGTGTTCTACCTCACGGCCGACGGCAACCGCGCGTACTTTGTGTGCGGGGGGTGCGTCTACTCCGTCTGCCGCCCACGCGACCGCCGGCCCGGCGAGATCGCCAAGTTTGGGCTGGTCGTCCGGGGCACCGGCCCCAACGACCGCGTGGTCGCCAACTACGTGCGCAGCGAGCTCCGCAGGCGCGGCCTGAGCGACGTGCGGCCGGTGGGCGAGCACGAGGTGTTCCTGGACAGCGTCTGTCTCCTGCACCCCGACGTCGGCGCCGAGGCCGACGTCGTCAACGCCGCGGACGCCGAGGTCGTCGACGAGTGCCTCGCCCAGTACCTGACCTCGCTGCGCACCAGTCCCGGCGTGGTGATGACGGGGGTGCGCGTGCGCACCCAGGACAAGACCCTCGAGCTCTTCGAGCTCCCGGCCATCGTTAACAGCGCCTCGCGGTTCGTCTACACGCCCTCCCCGTACGCCTTCGCCCTCGTGCAGGCGCACCTCCCGCGGCTGCCCGTCTCCCTGGAGCGCCTGGCCGACGGCCTCTTTGACGGCATTCCGGTGTCGCGGCCCCCCCTCGACGACGGCCCGGCGGCGGGCCGCACCGACGTCCTCATCACGGGCCAGCGCTCGGCGCGGCCCATCGCCGGGTCGCTCGCGGGCGCGCGCGGCGCCAAGCGCACGACCGTGAGCGAGTTCGTGCAGGTGAAGCACATCGACCGCGTCTGCCGCCCCGACGCGCCCCCGGGCCCGCCGCCGGCCGCCCTCCCCCCGGCGGCCACGCCCGACGACCTGTGGACGGTATTCGTCGGCGGCGAGCGGGCGCTGGGCGCGGCGTCTCCCGCCGACGGCTACCTGACGCGCGAGGAGGACCGCGCGCGCCGCGTGTTCGGGGAGCAGGCCTGGAAGCTCTTTGGGGGCGAGGGTGCCCCGCGGCCCTTTCTGGGTGCGGCGCGGGCGCTGACCCCGCTCCAGAAGCTCGCGGCGGCCTACTTCCTCGTGCACCGCGAGAAGCGGTCGCCGGTGTTTCCCGCGCTGGTCGCCATCGTCCGGAGCCACCTCCGGTACCACGACGCCGCGGTGCCGCCGATCGACGAGCCCTTCCTGGCGGACGCGGTCAACGAGATCTTCCGCGACGCGCTGGCGCTCGGCGCGGTCGCCGAGCAGCTGCTGATGTTTGACGTCCTCCCGCCCCGGGAACTGCCCGTCGGGAGCGACGCGCGCGCCGACGCCGAGACGGTGCTCCGCGTCGCGGCGGCGCAGCGCGGCGACGACCCGGCCGACGTCCCGGCGCCGCCCTCCCCGGCCCACGCCACCTTCGTCGGGGCGTTCGCGGAACTGGTGTACGCGGGCCGCGGGCGATTGGCCGCGGCCACCCGGGTCGCCCGCCTGACGGGCGTGACCTCCCTGGTGCTGGCCGTGGAAGACGTGAACCGCCTGTCGGCCTTCGACCGCGGGCTGGTGGGCGCGACGACCCGCACGAGGGTCGCCGCGTACCTGGCCGCGCTCCTCGCCGCGCACCTGGTGCGCGCGCGACACGGACAGTCGGTGTGATGTGTCGGCCCCCGGGACGCCCCGATCGCTCCTCGAATAAAAACAGTTGGTTCCGCAGCCCTGTCGCGTGTGCTCGTGTGTGCGGGGGTGGTGGGGTGACGACAGACCACAGACCAGGCAAATCGTACAACAGGTGTCCTTTATTACTCACGACCCCCACAGGGACGGGAGGCCCGTCCGGGCGACGCGGGCCAGGCCCGCGAGGGCCGCGGCGATCAGCACGACTCCCAGCGCGGAGGCGGCGAGCGCCCCCGGGCCGACGGTCGCGAGGGGCAGGGTGTCGAACGCCAGGAGGTGGATCACGGTGCCGTTGGGAAACAGCAGGAGCGCGGTGGAGGGCACGTCGCTGGAGAAGACGTCCGGCCCCTCCGCGAGCGGGCCCCCGGCCAGCTGCTGCTGCGTGTGGTCCGAGTCGACGACCAGCGCGGAGGTGATCTCGCCGGCGGGGGTGTACCGCATAAACACCGCCCCCACGAGCCCCAGGTCGCGGCGCGTCTCTGTGCGCGTCAGCCGCTTCGGCTCGATCTCCCGGGTCCGCCCCTCGCAGGCCTCGGTGAGGTACGTCAGAAACAGGGGGTGCCTGACGTCGACGCCGACCAGCCGATAGCCCACGCCGCGGGCCAGGGGGCCGTGGGTCACCACGTAGCTGGCGTTCCCGGCGACGGGGAGGACGACGAGCGGCTCCGCGTTGTGCGACGGGCCCTCGCAGGCCCGGGAGGCCTCGGGGACGAACGCGCGAAGGAGCGCGTTGGCGTGGGCCCAGCGCGTGAGTGCCGAGGCCACGCCCATTGTCTTTTGGACCATGGCCTCGGCCGAGGCGTTCGAGCGGGGCGTGCGCGCCAGCGTGTCCATCACGAACGAGCGCTCGGCCAGATCGAAGCGGAGGGAGGCGGCGCAGGGGGAGAAGTGGTCCGGGGCGTAGAAGAGGGTCTCGCGGTGGTCGCTGCGGCCCAGGGCGTCCCGCAGGTCGGCGTGGGTGGCCACCGCCACGTCGGAGGTGCACATGGCCGTGGCGAGGAGGAGGCTCCGGCGGCCGCGCTCGATCTGCTCGGGCGACGGCGCGACCCCCCGCTCGGCGGGCGCGCGCAGGACCGCCGTGGCGTAGAACAGGGCCCGCCGGACGACCGGGGCGGCCAGGCCCCGGCCCCCGAGGAACCCGGCGTAGAGCGCGTCGAGGGTGCGCGCGGCGCTGGGGGCCACCGCCGCCTCGGCGGCGGGGTCGTCGAGCGCGAACGCAATCTGGTACGCGAGCGCGAGGGCCGAGAGCCGGCGGTCGCCCGCGACCGCCTCCGCGGCCAGCCGCCCGAGGCGCGCCTCGAGCTCGGTCCTGGCGCGCGCGGCCCACAGCGGCGCGCGGACAAAGTCCGAGCCCGGCTCGCACCCCGCGGGGCCGCGCAGAGCCAGGCCGGCGAGCACGCGCGCGTGCGTCAGGAAGCCGACGAGGTCGGAGAGCCGGAGCATGCCGCGGGCCCGGGCGGTCTCCACGAACGCGAGCCCGGACGTGGCGATCCTCGCCGCCAGCCGCCAGAAGAGCGGGGGGCGGGGGCCGGGCTCGGTCGGGGCCCCCTCCCCGAAGATCTCGGCGTAGGCCCGCGACAGGTGGTACTCGTGGCCCGCGTCCTCGTGGGGATACCGGGCCGCCTGCCGGAGGGCCTCGATCGCCGAGCGGTTGCGGGGGTCCACGACGGACCCGAGGACGAACGTGCGGTACCGCTTGCCCGGCGGCGGGCCCGGGAGCACGAGAGGCTCGTTCATCTCCGGCGGCCCGACGAGGGCGAGGGTCTCTGCGGCGGGGACGACCACCACCTCCGCCGGGGCGCTGTCCCGCATCGACAGCGACAGGCCCATGAACCGCAGCCCGTAGCGCGCGCGCACGAGCGCGGCGTCGCACCCGAACGCTAGCTCGCCCGTGGCCCAGACCGCCAGCGGCCACGTCGCGGACGTCGGGGAGAGGTACACGGACGCCGAGGGGGTCCGCAGGAGGCCCGCCGCCATCAGCCAGGTGCTCGAGGCGCGGTCCAGGTGGGTCGCCGCGAGCTCCCGGACGGAGTAGGCCCCGGGGTCCCGGTCGACGGGGGCGCCGTCCCGGGGAGGGGCGGCCGGGGGCCGGGGGGCGGCCTCCGGGGCGGCGCCCCCCGAGGGATCCACGGGGGGGCGGACCAGCGATCGGGGGTTCCAGACGGGCGCGTGCGTCACCCAGGCCCTGGAGCGCAGGAGCGCGGCCGCGGACGGGTTGCCGAGGAACCCCCTCAGCTGGGCGACGAGCTGGGGGGCGCGCGGGGTCGGTGCGGCCGGGGGCAGCCTGGCGTCGGCGGGCAGGCCGAGCAGGGCGGTCTTGTTGACGTAGAGCAGCTGCCCCGGGTTGCGGGGGAACTCGGCCGTGGTGATGAACAGGAAACAGGACCGCGGAGCCGCCCACCGGAGCAGGGGCGCGGTGGTCGCCGTCAGGTTCAGCTCCGCCGGCGGAGCGAGGAGCCCCAGCGGCAGCCGCGTGGCGTTGGGGATGTTGGGGAGCCAGAGGCGCGAGGTCCCCGCGCCGCGCCAGTAGGCGCGCATGCGCGGGGAGTCCCGGTACCACGCGTCGACCCGGGGGGCCCAGTAGCGGTCCCGCTCCCCTTCCCGGGCCGGCCCCGCGAGGACGGCGAGACCCGCGAGGAGCAAGCAGAGCACCCCCCCCGCGGCGGCGCCGCGGAGCGCCCGTTCCGCGCGCATGCCTCCGGCCGAGCGGGGCCGGGGCATCTCCGGGAAGACGGCGCGAGCGAGAAGAACCCAAACGGACGCCCGGGGAGCCCGACGAGCGGCTCCCGGGATCTCCTCGGAAAAATGCCGACGAGGGGGCCGGCGCGCGCCCCCTTTTATAAAACACACCGCGACCACGAAGCGTCCGTCTGGGCCATTTTTTATTGCACGCCCCGTCACGGGGCTTCCGACCGCTCCCCACCCGCGCCCCCGCCCGGGGCGGGGGCCATCTCCCGGGCGAATTCGCGCGCGAGCGTGCGCAGCACTGTCAACGACCCGGGGGTCGTGACCAGGGTCGGCGTCATCTCCGGCGTCGCCTCCATGAGGTCCATCCAGCAGTGGCGGGTGGCCTGGTTGTAGTCCAGCACGAAGAGGTGCATGGACCGCAGGCGCTCGGCCAGCAGGTCGAGCGTCCACGCAAACACGCGGTACAGCTCGCCCGTCTCGTCCAGCAGCTCGGGGGCACAGAACAGCGCAAAGAGCGTGTCCTCGATCTTGGGGTGCGGCATGATCCGCTCGGGCCGGCGGGACTCGACGGCGGGCGCCAGCCGGTGCCAGTCGGCCCGCCACGAGCCGCCGGTCTGCAGGTAGAGGATGGTGTTGCCGAGCATCGCGTACACGCGACGGATGGCCGACAGCATGGCGAGATCCAGGCGTTCCCCGGGGCGATGGCGCTGGGCCAGGCGCTCGGCGTGGGCGACGGCCGGGAGGTCCCCGAGCACGAGGTTGGTCCCGGGGGTCGTCGGGGGCAGCAGGGCCGCGAACGACAGCACGGCCGGCAGCGACAGGCTCCCCACGAGGTAGCGCGCGGCCGGATAGCACAGGAGCGGCGCGACGGGGTGGCGGTCAAAGACGAGGATGAGGTCGATGGTGGGGTGGGGTCTGTGGTCGGGGGGCAGCTCCGGCCCGATATGAGGCGCGACGGCGGCCTCGGTGACGGCATACGGCGTGCTCATCGTCACCTGAGCGCTGGTCATTGCCATCGCCGCCTCGGCGACCGAGATCTCGCCCCGGTCGAGTCGGTGTTGGGCATCGAAGATCCGGGCGATCGTCTCCGCCCCCCCCAGCTTCTGCCAGTAGGCCATCGGCTCGGGCACGTACTCGACCCCGTCGCTCTTGCCCAGCGCCGCCGCAAACGCGGCGGCGGTGGTGGTCTTGCCCAGGCCGTGCGGCCCGTCCACGTAGATTCGCAGCATCGCGGACGGGCGCCCGTCTCGGAGGCCGAAGGACCCGGCCGCACGGGCGCCATGGCCCGGCGAACCGGCGACCCGATCGAGCGCAGGCGCATCTTGCTGGCCGGCGTGAGAAGCCATGTGCGTTTCTACCGAGCGCTGGCGGGGGAGATTCGGGAGTTTACCGCCACGCGGGTGTGCGGTTCGCTGCTGACGCTGCTGAACAAGTCGCTGCAGGGCCGCTCGGTGTTTGAGGCCACGCGCATCACCTTAATATGCGAGGTGGACCTGGGGGCGCGGCGTCCCGACTGCCTTTGCGTCTTCGAGTTTGCCAATGATGTCACGCTGGGCGGGGTCTGTGTCATCATCGAGCTGAAGACGTGCAGGTTCATCTCCTCGGGCGAAACCGCCAGCAAGCGCGAGCAACGGGCGACGGGCCTGAGTCAGCTGCGGGACTCCGTGAAGCTCGTGCAGGCCCTCGTCGCGCCGGGGCACCGCACCCTCTACCTGTGTCCGGTCCTGCTGTTCGTCTCGCAGAAGACGCTGCGGGTGAGCCGCGCCACGCGGCTGTTGCCGCAGAGGATCACCGGGGACGTCGTCGCTACCGTCCGCACGCTCCAGGGCCTGTCGACGTACGCCGTGCCCCTCGCGGCGACGAAGACGCGCAGAGGGCGCCCGGGGGCGCGCCGCCCCCGCGTCCGCCGCCGGGTCCGCGGGGGCGGGACCGGTCCCCCCGTCCCCGCGGAACCGGCGGCCCCCGAGCGGCCGCCCGCGCCCCGCGCGTCGACCGGGCGCGGAGGCGGGGTACTCCAGAAGATCGCCGCGCTCTTCTGCGTCCCCGTCTCGCGACCCGAGTGAGCCGCGCGCACCGCGCCGCCGCCCCGGTCCCCCGCGAGGGCGAGGAGCGCCGGAGAGCCACGCGGGCCGTTTTAACCACCCCGCCGCGCGCCCGGCTCGCCATTCCCCAACCGCCGCCCCCCTCGCGTCGCCGGCGCGCGACTCGACGCGCACCCCCGTCTTCCACCCCACCCCCCCCTTGCCGCGAGCCCCGGGCATGGACCCGTACTACCCCTTCGACGCGCTCGACGTGTGGGTCCACAGGCGCTTCATCGTCGCCGACGCCAGGAGCTTCATCACCCCCGAGTTCCCCCCCGACTTCTGGGCGGCCCCCGCGTTTAACCTCCCCCGGGAGACGGCGGAGGAGCGGGCGGCCGTTCTCGAGGCGCGGCGCCGGGCGGCGGCCGCGGCGCTGGAGAACGCCGTCGCGCAGGCCGCCGAGCTGCCGGTGGAGATCGAGCGCCGCCTCAAGCCGATCGAGCACAACCTGGATAGGGTCACGGGGGCGCTGGAGGCCCTGGAGACGGCGGCCGCGGCGGCCGAGGAGGCGGACGCCGCGGCCGCGCCCGAGGCCGCCGAGGGCCTCCCGGGCGCGGCCGCCGCCGCGGGGGGGCCGGGCGAGCTGGAGGTGCAGATCGTCCGCAACGACCCCCCGCTGCGCTACGACACGAACCTCCCCGTGGACATGCTGCGGATGGTGTACGCCGGCCGCGCGGCCGGCGGCTCGACCGGCGTCGTCTTCGGCACGTGGTACCACACCATCCAGGACCGCACCGCCGCCGACTTCCCCCTCACCGCCCGCGGCGCCGACTTCCGCGACGGGCGCATGTCCAGGACGTTCATGACGGCGCTCGTGTTGTCGCTGCAGTCGTGCGGCCGGCTGTACGTGGGCCAGCGGCACTACTCGGCCCTCGAGTGCGCCGTCCTCTGCCTCTACCTGCTCCACCGCACCTGCGGTCCGGCGGAGGACCGCCCCCCCGGCTCCTTCGCGGGCCTGCTGGAGCGCCTGCCCCGCTACCTCGCGACCCTGGCGCGCGCCATCGGCGACGAGGGCGGCCGGCCACAGTACCGGTACCGCGAGGACAGGCTGCCCAAGACGCAGTTCGCGGCCGCGGGCGGCCGCTACGAGCGCGGGGCGCTCGCGGGCCACGCCGTGGTCGCGGCGCTGCTCCGCCACGGCGTCCTGCCGGCCGCCCCCGGCGACGTGCCCCGCGACGCGGCCGCCGACGTGAACCCCGGCGGCCGGGCCCACGCCGACGAGGTCAACCGCGCCGCCGCCGCCTTCCTGAGCCGCGGGCAGAACCTGTTCCTGTGGGAGGACCAGGCGCTCTTGCGGGCCACCGCAAACACCATCACCGCGCTCGCGGTTCTCCAGCGGCTGCTCGCCAACGGAAACGTGTACGCGGACCGCCTCGACAACCGCCTGCAGCTGGGCATGCTCATCCCGGGGGCCGTGCCGTCCGAGGCGATCGCGCGGGGGGCCTCCGGGGCCGACCGCGACGCCGTCCGGAGCGGCGACAACAACCTGGAGGCGCTGTGCGCCAACTACGTCGGCCCGCTCTACCGGGCCGACGCGACGGTCGAGCTGACCCAGCTGTTTCCCGGCCTCGCCGCCCTGTGCCTCGACGCCCAGGCGGGACGCGCCGTCGCGCCCGCGCGGCGCGTCGTGGACATGTCCTCGGGGGCCCGCCAGGCGGCGCTGGTGCGCCTGACGGCGCTGGAGCTCATCAACCGCACCCGCGCGAACACGACCCCGGTCGGCGAGGTCATCGCCGCCCACGACGCGCTGGCGATCCAGTACGAGCAGGGGCTGGGGCTGCTGGCGCAGCAGGCGCGTATCGGCCTGGCCTCCGGCCACAGGCGGTTCGGGGCGTTTAACGTCGGCAGCGACTACGACCTGTTGTACTTCCTGTGTCTGGGGTTTATCCCGCAGTACCTCTCGACGGCCTAGGCGCCGCCGGGGCGGCTGGTTTGTGTGTGTGTGTGTGTGTGTGTGTGTGTGTGTGTGTGTGTGTGTGTGTGTGTGTGTGTGTGGGGGGGGGGGCGAGCCACCACAAAGAACCCGGTCGGCCTTCCCACCGGGCTCAGTTGGCGCGGATCCCCCCCTCGTCGCGCTCCGTCCCGACACCGCCCCTCCCCTCCGCCGGCCCCCGCGCCCGCGCTATGGCCCCCGCCGACGGCCCCGATGGCCCCGAGGGGTCCGACGCCGACCGCCCGGTGCCGATCTACGTGGCCGGGTATCTGGCGCTGTACGGGAGCGGCGACGCCGGCGAACTGGCGCTGGACTCCGAGACGGTGGCGGCGGCGCTCCCCCCCGCGGGGCCCCTCGCCATCAACGTGGACCACCGCGTCCGCTGCGAGGTGGGGCGCGTGCTGGCCGTGGTGGCCGACCCCCGGGGGCCCTTCTTCGCGGGCCTGATCGCGTGCGCGCAGCTGGAGCGCGTCCTCGAGGCGGCCGCCAGCGCCGCGATCTTCGAGCGCCGCGGCCCCCCGCTGTCCCGCGAGGAGCGCCTGCTCTACCTCGTCACCAACTACCTGCCGTCGGTCTCGCTGGCGACCCGGCGCCTGGAGGAGGGCGAGGCGCCCGACAACACCCTGCTCGCCCACGTGGCCCTGTGCGCGATCGGCCGGCGCCTGGGCACGATCGTGACCTACGACACGAGCCTCGACGCCGCCATCGCCCCCTTCCGCCACCTGGCGGCAGACTCGCGCGAGATCCTGCGCCGCGAGGCCGCCGAGGCCGAGCTCGGGCTCGGCGGGCGCGTCTGGGCGCCGGGCGCCGAGACGCTCACCCGCGCGCTGCTCTCCACCGCCGTGAACAACATGATGCTGCGCGACCGGTGGAGCCTCGTGGCCGAGCGCCGCCGGCAGGCCGGCATCGCCGGGCACACCTACCTCCAGGCGAGCGAGAAGTTCGGGCTGTGGGGGGCGGGGCCCGGCGAGCCGCGGCCCGACCGCGGGTATAAAGGGCGCTTCCCGGGCGCGACGGACCCAGGCCCCGACGCGAGCGACGGCGCACCGCGTACCCGCGCCCTCCCGTCCGCCGCGCCCGAGCGCCCCGAGGCCGACATGAACCCCGCGCCGCCCGCCGCCGCCACGACCCCCGCGCCCCCCGGCGACGGGAGCTACCTCTGGATCCCGGCCGCCCACTACAACCAGCTGGTGGCGGGCCACGCCCCGGGGCCCGCGTTTGGGGCCCCGGCGGCGTACGCGCCCCCCCACCCGGGCGTCGTCGGGGCCCCGGCGGCGTACGCGCCCCCCCACCCGGGCGGCGTGTACCACCCCGGCGTGCTGTTTCCGGGCCCCAGTCCCCTGGAGGCGCAGATCGCCGCGCTGGTCGGCGCCATCGCCGCGGACCGCCAGCCGCCCCCCGCCGCGCCGGGGAAGCGCCGGAGATACGAGACGGAGCGCGAGTGCGACCACGACGACCGCGACGACGCCGCCTACTACCCCGGAGAGGCGCGCGCGCCCCGCTTCGCCCCGGACTCCGCCGGGCGGCGCGCCCGTCCGGCGCCGGCGCCCGGGGCGAACGAAACCATCGCGGCGCTGGTCGGGGCGGTGACGTCCTTGCAGCAGGAGCTGGCGCACATGCGCGCGCGGGCGCCCCCGCCCCAGTACGCCCAGCCGGCGCAGTGGGAGGCGGCGGCCGTCGGCGCGCACGCCCCCGCGCCCCACCACCTCCCCCGACCCCAGCCGCCGGCCCACCCGCAGCCGTACGCGACTCCGGCCAACGCCCCCCTCGTTTCCGGGCCGCAGCCCGCCGCGGTCGCTTCCGTCGCGGCAGGCGCCGCCTCCGGGGGCGCGGCGCCCGGGACGGCCGCCCCCGGCGAGGCCGGCGACCCCGAGACGCACCCCGCGCTGGTTAACGCCAGCGCGACGACGCACGTCGACGTTGACGTCGGCCGGGCGGCAGACCTGTTTGTGTCGCAGATGATGGGCGGGCGGTAGGGGCGCCCCCACTCCCCAACAATAAACGCACCGGCTCTTAAGCATGATCGTCTCGGTGTGTGTGGTTTTTTTTTTTCCTGTAGCGGGTCGATCTGTGGTACGGGGGGGGGGTGTGTGTGTGGAAGGAGAAACTTTTCATGTATGTCGTAGTCCCTCCCCTGGGGGTTTCTGTCCCCCTCCCCCGGGGGAGGGGGTGGGATGGGGTCTGCCCTACCAGATCCCCCCCGGGCGGGGTAGCCCCGTGGGACCGAAGCCGCCCGCGCGCTTCCGACGCACAAACGATCCGTCACCGATCACACCGCGTGTGTTTTTTGTCATAGTTTATTGAGCATTCTCTGGGGTCGGGGTCGGGTCCGCTCGGGCCGCTACAGTTCCTCCTCGTCCGTGTCGCGGAGGGGAGAGTACCGGGGCCGGGCGCGCTTTCGCATCACCGCGTCGGTAACCTTCGCGCTCAGCAGGGCGCTCGTGCCCTTCTTGCGGGCCTTGTGCTCGGTGCGCTCCATGGCCGAGACCAGGGCCATGTAGCGGATCATCTCCCGCGCCTGCGCCAGCTTGGCCTCGTCAAAGTCCTCCGCGCCGTCCTCGCCGCCGCCCGCCAGCGGCGCGCCGTCGCTCTTGAGCTCCTTGGTGGTCAGCGGGTACAGGGCCTTCATGGGGTTCCGCTGCAGGCGCATGACGTAGCGGAAGGCGAAGAAGGCGGCCGCCAGCCCCGCCAGGACCAGCAGCCCCACGGCCAGGGCCCCGAAGGGGTTGGAGAGGAACGAGGACACGCCCGAGACGGCGGAGACGACCCCGCCCACGATGCCCATGACGACCTTTCCGACCGCGCGGCCCACGTCCCCGAGGCCCTCGAAGAAGGAGTAGAGGCCCGCGAAGAGGGCGGCGTGTGCGTCGGCCTTGATGACCGTGTCGATGTCGGCGAAGCGGAGCGCGTGGAGCTGGTTGCGGTGCTGGACCTCGGTGTAGTCCAGCAGGCCGCTGTCCTTGATCTCCTGGCGGGTGTACACCTCCAGGGGCACGAACTCGTGGTCCTCGAGCATCGTGAGGTTGAGGTTGATGAACGTGCTAACGGTCGTCACGTCGGCGCGGCCCAGCTGATGGGAGTAGGCGTACTCCTCAAAGTACACGTAGCCCGCCCCGAAGGTGAAGTAGCGCCGGTGGCCGACGGTGCAGGGCTCCAGGGCGTCGCGCTCGAGGCGGATCTCGTTGTCCTCGCCCAGCTGGCCCTCGACGAGGGGCCCGTCGGCCTCGTAGCGGAAGCTGACCAGGGGGCGGCTGTAGCACGTCCCGGGGCGCGCGGCCACGCGCATCGAGTTCTGCATGATGACGTTGTCGGGGGCCACGGGCACGCAGGTCGAGACGGCCATGACGTCCCCGAGCATGCGCGCGCTCACCCGGCGGCCGACGGTGGCCGAGGCGATGGCGCCGGGGTTCAGCCGGCGGGCCTCGTTCCACAGCGTCAGCTCGCGGTTCTGCAGCTCGCACCAGGCGATGGCGATGCGCCCCAGCATGTCGTTGACGTGGCGCTGGATGTGGTCGTACGTGAACTGCAGGCGCGCGAACTCGACCGAGGACGTGGTCTTGATGCGCTCCACGCTGGGGGGGTCCACGGAGGGGCCCGGGGTGGCCGCCTCCCCGGGGTCGCCCCCGGCCGGCCGCCGCGTCTGCTCGCGGACGAGCTCCCGCACGTAGAGCTCCACGAGCGCGTTGCTGAGGAGGGGCTGGTACGCGATGAGGAAGCCGCCCGTGGCCAGGTAGTACTGCACCTGGCCCACCTTCACGTGCGTCCCGTTGTAGCGCCGGAGGAAGATGCGGTCCACGGCCTCGCGGGCCTCGCGCCCGACGCAGTCCGCGAGGTCGACGCGCGACAGGGCGTACTCGGTGCGGTTGGCGGTGAAGGTGGTCGAGAGGGCGGCCGAGGAGAAGCGGAACGAGGGGCCGTACTCGGCGCGCAGCATCTCGTCCACCTCCCGCCACTTGGTCAGCGTGCAGACCGAGGGGCGCTTGGGGGCCCAGTCCCAGCCCACGGTGAACTTGGGGGTGGTCAGCAGGTTGCGCGTCACCGGCGCGGCGGCGCGGCGGCCCGTCGAGAGGTCGCGCTCGTAGTAGCCGTCGACCTGCCGGAAGCGGTCCGCGGCGTAGGCCGTGTGCTCCCCGTGGGACCCGTCGCGGTAGCCGTAGAACGGCGACATGTACACAAAGTCCCCGGTCGCCAGCACGAACTCGTCGTACGGGTACACCGAGCGGGCCTCCACCTCCTCGACGATACAGTTCACCGTGGTGCCGTAGCGGTGGAAGGCCTCGACCCGCGCGGGGTTGTACTTGAGGTCGGTGGTGTGCCAGCCGCGGCTGGTGCGGGTCGCGGCCTTGGCCGGCTTCAGCGCCATGTCCGACTCGTGGTCGTCGCGGTGGAAGGCCGTGCTCTCCATGTTGTTCCGCACGTACTTGGCCGTCGACCGGCAGACCCCCTTGGCGTTGATCTTGTCCATCACCTCCTCGAAGGGCACGGGGGCGCGGTCCTCGAAGATCCCCATGAACTGCGAGTACCGGTGCCCGAACCAGACCTGCGAGACGGTCACGTCCTTGTAGTACATGGTGGCCTTGAACTTGTACGGGGCGATGTTCTCCTTGAAGACGACCGCGATCCCCTCCGTGTAGTTCTGGCCGTCGGGCGCGCGCGGGCACGGCCGGGGCTGCTCGAACTGCACCACCGTGGCGCCGGTCGGCGGCGGGCAGACGTAGAAGGTCGCGTCGCCGTCCCGGGCCTTGATCTCCCGCAGGTCTTCCCGCAGCGTCGCGCGGCCGGCCTCGACCGACGCGTTGGCGGCGGGCGCCGGGGTGGCGACCCCCTCCCCGTCCTCGTCCGGGACCTCCTCGTCCTCGGGAAGCGCGGGCGTGGCGGCGGGGTCGGCGGTCGGGGCCGCCGCCGCCGCGGGGGCGGCTCGTCCGGCCGCGGCGATCACGGCGAGGGCGAGGAGGACGGGGAGGGGAAGAAAGGAGGGGGGGGTGCCGCGAGGCCGCATCCCGGGGCGCGCGGGCGGCTACGCGGGCGACTACGCGGGCGTCGACTCCGGCCCGCCGGCCGCGAGCTTGGGGGCCAGGTGCTGCAGGACCGAGTAGAGGATGGAGAAGACGTCGCGGTCGTACACCACGACCGACCGCGGGCCGATGCCGCCGTCCGGCTCGCACTCGACGATGGCCACCAGCGGGCAGTCGGAGTCGTAGGTGAGGTAGACGCCCGGCGGGTAGCGGTAGAGACCCTCGGGGGTCGGGCGACCGTAGTCGGGGCGGCGCAGCTCCACTTCCCCGCACCGGTACACGGAGGCGAAGAGTGTGGTGGCGATGATGAGCTCGCGGATATATCGCCAGGCGGCCCGCTGGGTGGGCGTTATGCCGGAAATGCCGTCAAACGAGTAAAACTTTTGAAACTCGCTGACGGCCCACTCGGTGCCGGCGCCCCCGGCCCCCATGATGAACCGCGCGAGCTCCTCCTTGAGGTGGGGCAGCAGCCCCACGTTCTCCACGCTGTAGTACAGCGCGGTGTTGGGGGGCTGGGCCAGGCTGTGGGTGGCGTGGTCGAAGAGGGGGCCGTTGACCAGCTCGAAGAAGCGGTGGGTGATGCTGGGCAGCAGGGCCGGGTCCACGTGGTGCCGCAGGAGCGAAGCGCGCATGAACCGGTGGGCGTCGAACACCCCCGGCGCGGCGCGGTTGTCCACGACCGTCCCCGCCGCGGCCGTCAGGTCGCGAAAGCGCACGCGCGCCGCGAAGCCGTTCGACACGGCGGCGAAGGTCGCCGGCAGCACCTCGCCGTGGACGCTGACCCGCAGCATCTTCTCGAGCTCGCCGCGCTGCTCGCGCACGCAGCGCCCCAGGCTCGCCAGCGAGCGCTTGGTGAGGCGGTCCGCGTACAGCCGCCGGCGCTCGCGGACGTCGGCGGCGGCCCGGCCCGCGACGTCCGCCCAGCTCTCCGGGCCGGCCTCGCGGGCCGGCTCCCCGGCCGCGGCGCCGGCCCCGCCTTCCCCCTCCTCCCCCGTCTCGCCCGCGTCGCCGCGCCCGCCCCCGATGCGCGCCAGCACGCGGCGCAGCGCCTCCTCGTCGCTCTGCTCGGGGCTGACGAGGCGCCGCAGCAGGGGCGTCGTCAGGTGGTGGTCGTAGCAGGCGCGGATGAGGGCCTCGATCTGGTCCTCGGGCGAGGTCGCCTGCCCCCCGACGAGGAGCGCGTCCACCATGTCCAGCGCCGCCAGGCGCTCGCCGAACGCGCGCTCAAAGTGCTCGGCCCGGCGGCCGAACAGCGCCAGCTCGACGGCCGCCACCGCCGTCTCGTGGCGGAGCTCGCGCCGCGCCAGCTCCGTCAGGTTGTCGGCGAACGCGTCCATGGTCGATTGGTGGGCGCGGTCGCCCGACGCCAGCCAGAACCGCAGCTCGCTGACGGCATACAGCCCGGGCGTGGTGGGCTGGAAGACGTCGTGGGCCTCCAGCAGGGCGTCGGCCTCGCGGCGCGCCGACTCGTCCGCGGGGCCGCGCTCGCGGCTCGCGCCCGCCGCGGTCCGCTCGAGGGCCTGGTCCAGCACGCGCAGCGCGCGCGCCCGCGCCGCCTCCGAGAACCCGGCGGCGTGGGGCAGGTAGCGCCGCAGCTCGTTGTCGTCGAGCCGGACCTGGGCCTGCTGGGTGACGTGGTTGCAGATGCGGTCCGCCAGCCGCCGGGCGACGGTCGCGCCCTGGTTGGCCGTCACGCACAGCTCCTCGAAGCAGACCGCGCACGGGTGGGACGGGTCGCTGATCTCGGGGGGGACGATGAGCCCCGACCCCACCGCACCCACCAGAAAGTCCCGCACGCGCTCCAGCGCGGCGACGGCGCCGCGCGGGGGCGTGACGAGGTGGCAGTAGTTCAGCTGCTTGAGGAAGTTCTCGACGTCGTGCAGGAAGCACAGCTCCGTGTCCACGCCCCCGCCGTACGTCTCCAGCCGAATCCGCTGGTGGTACGGGCACGGCCGCGCGAGGCCCATGGACTCCGCGAAGAAGGCCGCGACGTCCCCCGCCCCGGCCCCCTCCCCGAACGCCTCCAGACAGCCCAGCAGGCGCTCGCCCTCGCGCTGCGCGTACTCGAGGAGCAGCTCCAGGGTCACCGACAGGGGGGTCAGGAAGGCCCGGGCCTGCGCCGCCAGCCCCGGGCGCAGGCGCCGCCGCACGGCGCGAACCTGCAGGGCGTTGAGCTTCAGCGCCGCGAGCTTCCCGCGGCCGATCCTGGGATCGCAGCGCCGCAGGAGCTCCAGCTGGAAGACGTAGGTCTGTACCTGCCCGAAGAGGGCCAGGAGCTTCTGCCGGGCCGCGGTCGGCTCCGAGACCGCGGCGTCGTCCGCCGCCGACGCCGGAGCCGAAGCCGCGGCGACCCCCGATGGCGCGCTCATCTTCCCCCGCACGAAAACGCCCTCCGGGCCCGGCCGCCCTCTCGAACGACAGCCGCCTCTGCCGGTCGGGCGGCGACCGTCTGTGGGTCCTTGACCCGGGGGGTCCGGCGGCCCGGAGCGAGGGGCCGAGTCAGGCGGGGCCTCGGCCTGTCTTTGGCCCGGCGGGCCGGGTCTTTTTGTGAAGACCGCAACGTGGGCGTGTGGGTACGGGGGTGGTGGGGGTGGGGTGTGTGGTGGGGAAAGCCCCCCCCCCCGACGGCACGGGAGGCGCGTCTCGTGGGGGCTCCGGCCAACCCGCCCCAGCCGCTATTTTCCCCCCACCCCCGTTGCCACGCACGAACGCCCGTCAAACAGAAGACGCGACAGCCGGATGCTCTCCAGGGTCGTGTTTATTGTCCGCGGACCACAATTATTTCCCCCCCCCTTACCATTCGCGCGAGGAACGGCGGGTGGTGGGGGGGACGCGACACGCGGCGCCCTAGAGCGTGTCCAGCGTCAGCTCCCTCTTGTCGGGGGGGGCGTCGCCAAACGGGTCGTCCGTGGCGCCGGCCCTCTTTCGGGCGCCGGGCGCGTGCGCCGCGAAGCCGCCGAACGTGGGCGCGTCGTCGTCCTCGGCCCCGAACGCCCCGAAGTCGAACGCCTCCCCGACGTCCGCGCCGCCCGTCTGGGTGACGAGGGCCTCGGCCTCGTGGGCCACCTCCAGCGCCGCCTCGGTCGTCCACTCGCCGCCGCCGCGCTCCAGGGCGCGGGCGGTGAACGCCATCATCTCCTCGCCGAGGTACTCGTCCTCGAGGAGCGCCAGCCAGTCCTCGATCTGCAGCTGCGGCGTGCGGTTCCCCAGGCTCTTGACGGCGGCGACGAACACGGCGCTGGCCACCGAGGCCCCCCCCTCGGCGACGATGGCGCGCAGCTGCTCGCAGAGCGAGCTCTCGTGCGCCCCGCCCCCGGGGGTCAAGGCCGCGCACACGAACCCGGCCCGCGGGCAGGCGAGGACGAACTTGCGGGTGCGGTCAAAGATGAGCAGCGGGCAGGCGTTCTTGCCGCCCAGAACGTTGGCCCAGTTCCCGGCCTGGAACACGCGGTCGTTGCCCGCCATGCCGTAGTACTTGCTGATGCTGAGCCCCAGCACGACCATGGGGCGCGCGGCCATCACGGGCCGGAGGAGGTTGCAGCTCGCGAACATCGTCGTCCACGCCCCGGGGTGCTCGTGGACCGCGTCCACGAGCGCGCGGGCCCCGGCCTCCAGGGCCGCGCCGCCGCGCAGAGACCAGGCGGCGGCCGCCTGGAGGCTGGTGGGCCGGCGGGACCCGACCAGAATCGCCGTGAGGGTGTTGATGTAGTACGTCGAGTGGTCGCAGTAGCGCAGGATCTGGTTGGCCATGTAGTACATGGCCAGCTCGCTGACGTTGTTGGGGGCGAGGTTGACGAAGTTCGAGGCCGCGTACTCGGCCGAGAACCGCTTGATGAAGCCCAGCGTCTCGATGTCCTCGCGGCTGAGGAGCTTCGCGGGGAGCTGGTTGCGCTGCAGCGCCGTCCAGAACCACTGCGGGTTGGGCTGGCTGGAGCCCGGGGGCTTGCCGTTGGGAAAGAGCGCGGCGTGGAACTGCTTCAGGAGGAACCCGGCGGGCCCGCGCAGGATGTCCACGTGCTTGTCCGACTTCTGGTAGGCCGCCTGCATGCCGGCGATGCGGCTCTTGGCCGCCTCCGAGGCGTTGGCGCCCGCGCCGGCGAAGACCACGCGGTTCTTGACGCGCATCTCCTTGGGGAAGCCGAGGTTGACGCGCGCCACGTCGCCCTCGAAGCCGGTCTCGGCGGGGGCCGCCTGCCCGGCCGTGAGGCTGGGGGCCGAGATGGCGGCGCCGTCCGAGAGCGCGATCGTCAGGGTCTTGGCCGGCAGGAACCCGTTGTTGAAGAGGTCCATCACGCGCCGGCGCAGCACCGGCTGGAACTGGTTGCGGAAGTTGCGGCCCTCCACCGACTGGCTGGCGAAGACCCCGTGGCACTGGCTCAGGGCCAGGTCCTGGTACACCGCCAGGTTCGAGCGGCGACTCAGCAGCTGCAGCAGCGGGCAGGGCCCGCCGGCGTGCGGGTCCAGCGCGAGCGACATGGCGTGGTTGGCCTCGGTCAGGCCGTCGCGGAACTTGAAGTTCCGCCCCTCGACCAGGTTGCGCATGAGCGCCTCCACCTCGCGGTCGACCGTCTGCCGGACGTTGGTCAGGACGGTCTGCAGGGCGTCGCGGTGGGTGATGATGGTCTCGAGCTTGGCCAGCGACGTGGGCACCGCCGGGTCCACGTACTGCAGGTTCTCGAGCTCCGCCATCACGCGCTCGGTCGCCGCGCGGTACGTCTCCTGCATGACGGCCCGGGCCGTCTCGGCCACGTCGGCGCGCTTGATGGCCGAGAACGCGGCGTAGTTGCCCAGCACGTCGCAGTCGCTGTAGGCGCTGTTCATGGTCCCGAAGACGCCGATGGGGCTGCGGGCGGCGCTCGCGAACCGGGGGTGGCGGCCCCGCAGCCGCATCAGGGTGGTGTGGGCGCAGGCGTGCCGCGTTTCCAGGTCGCAGAGGTCGCAGGGCACGTCGGTCTGGCTCGAGTCGGCGACGTAGCGCAGCACGTCCAGCTCCTGGCGGCCGACGATCACCCCGCCGTCGCAGCGCTCGAGGTAGAAGAGCATCTTGGCCAGCAGCGCGGGCGAGAAGCCGCACAGCATCGCCAGGTGCTCGCCCGCAAACTCCTGGTTTCCGCCGACGAGCGGGGCCGCGGGCCGGCCCTCGTGGCCCGGGACCACGTGGCCGTCGCGGTCGACCTGGGGGTTGGCGGCCACGTGGGTGCCGGGCACGAGGAAGAAGCGGTAGAAGGACGGCTTGGAGGGGTCCTTGGGGTCCGCGGGGCCGGCGTCGTCGACCTCGGTCATGTGCAGGGCCGAGTTGGTGCCGAAGACCATGGCGCCCACCAGGCCGGCGGCGCGCGCCAGGTAGGCGCCGATGGCCGTGGCCCGCGCGAGCGGCGTGTCCTGGTCCGCCAGCATGGGCCAGGCGGCGACGTCCGTCGGCGGCTCGTCAAAGACGGCCATGGACATGAGCGATTCGAGCGCGAGCGCGGCGTCGCCGGCCATGACCGACGCCAGGCGGCGCTCGAAGCCCCCCTGGGCCGCCTTTGCGGCCCCGCCGTCCCGCCCCCCCTTGGGGGCCTTGCCCGGGGCGCCGTCGAGCATCGTGAAGGTGATGTCGGCCGGCAGGGCCGCCCCCTCGTGGTTTTCGTCGAACGCCAGGTGGGCGGCCGCCCGCGCGACGGCGTCCACGTTGCGGGCCCGGAGCGCCACGGCGACGGGCCCCACGACGGCCTCGAAGAGGAGGCGGGCCAGGGCCCGGTTGAAGAACGGGAGGGGGTACTCGAAGTTCTCCCCGATCGAGCGGTGGTTGGCGTTGAAGGGGTCGGCGACGACGCGGTTGTAGTCCGGCATGAACATCTGCAGGGGGTAGAGCGGGATCCGCCGGACGGCGTCCCCGCCGACCGTCACCTCGTCAATGCCGCCCAGGTGCAGGAAGGTGTTGCTGATGCAGACCGCCTCCTTGAAGCCCTCCGTGACGACCAGATAGAGCAGGGCGCGGTCGGGGTCCAGGCCGAGGCGCGCGCACAGCGCCTCGCCGGTGGTCTCGTTCTGCAGCTCGCAGGGCCGCGGCGCGTGGGCCGAGAACCCGAACTGGCGGCGGGCGCGCTCGCAGAGGCGGGTCAGGTTCGGGGCGCGGGTGCTGGGCTCCAGGTGGCGACCGCCGTGGAAGACGTAGACCGACGGGGCGAAGTGGGACGGCGTGAGCTTCAGGGACACCGCCGTGCCCCCGAGCCCGGTCGTGCGGGACCCGACGACGACGGCCACGTTGGCCTCGAAGCCGCTCTCCACGGTGAGCCCGACGACGAGCGGCGCGACCGCCGCGTCGGCGTCGGCGCTCCGGGCCGACAGCATCGAGAGCTCGGCCAGCCCCTCGGCCGGGCACGCGCGGGCGTACACGTAGCCCAGGGGGCTGGGGGGTACCTGGATGGTGGTGGTCGTCTTGGGCTTGGGTTCCATGGCGCCGTGCAGCCGGCCGGGCGCGCGGGTGCCGGGGTCGCTGCTCCCGCGGTGCTCTCTGTCCCTCCTCTCGTCGAGTTCCGGGCGGGGCGCTCGGTTCGTGCTCGGTGGCGTCGGCGATGCGGCGTATCCGGAAGGACGGTGCTGTAAAGAGAGGAGGGGGGCGGGGCGGGGAGCGGACCGGAGATGGCGAGGCGCCGGGGAATCCCAAGGACCTCCGAGGGAACCCGCGCGCCCCGGCCGTCTGAGGTCCCGCCGGGAACGGCCGGCATTTGTAGGGTTCCGGGCCGGCCCGCCCCAAAGGGCGGGCTCGGGCCGGGGCGGGGCGGGGCGCCTGCGCGGCGTCCCCGGTTGCCTAGCAACGCAGGATCACCCCCGGCCTGTGACTCATCAAAAGAAGTGAGGACGCGAAGCGTCCGCACTTCGTCCTAATATATATATATATATTAGGACGAAGTGCGGACGCTTCGCGTCCTCACTTCTTTTGAGAAGATTGCGTAATCCAACGATCCTGCGTTGCTAGGCGACCGGGGACGCGCCCCGCCCACAGACCGGATTCATAAAAACCGACGGGCGCCGGGGGAGCCGGCCGATCCTCCGCCTCTCCGCCCTCGGGGCCGGGCCTCGCAGCGCGCCCGGGAGCGACAGGCACGGCCGGCCGGCGACCCGGCCCTCGCCCGGCCGTCTCCGGGGCACGGCCGCGTCCATCATGGGCTCGGTGGGACACGGGGGCCCGGCGGCCGGATCCGCGGCGCGGGCGGCGGCCGGGTTCTTCGGACCCCCGGCCGGCCGGGGGTCCGCGCCGCCCCCCCGGCCGCGCGAAAACTTTTACAACCCCTACCTCGCCGCGGAGCGGCGCTCTGCCGCCGCCGGCCGCGGCGCGCAGCCCGCGCCGCACAGCTACTGCAGCGACTGCGACGAGTTTCGCTTCGTCGCCCCCCGCGTGCTGGACGAGGACGCGGCGCCCGAGATGCGCGTCGGCGTGCACGACGGCCGCCTCAGGCGCGCCCCGCGCGTCTACTGCGGCGGCGAGGAGCGCGACGTCTTGGACTTCGACCGGGACGCCTTCTGGCCCAGGCGCACGCGCCTGTGGGCCGGCGTGGACCGCGCGCCCGCGGGCGCGACCCCCGCCGTGGACCTGTTCCACGTTTATGACATCGTGGAGAACGTCGAGCACGCGCAGCACGGCGGGGGTGCCTGGCGCGCCCACGGCCGGTTCCTGGACGCCATCACCCCCTCCGGCACGGTCATCACGCTGCTGGGCCTGACCCCCGACGGGCGGCGCGTCGCCGTGCACGTGTACGGCACGCGCCAGTACTTTTACATGAACAGGGCCGAGGTCGACCGGCGGCTGGGCTGCCGCGCCCCCCGCGACCTCTGCGAGCGGATGGCCGCGGCCCTCCGCGAGTCTCCGGGGGGCTCCTTCCGCAACGTCTCCGCCGACCACTTCGAGGTGGACGTGGTGGATCGCGCCGACGTCTACTACTACGAGACGCCGCGCGTGCCCTACTACCGCGTCTACGCGCGGAACGGGCGCGCCCTGGCGTACCTCTGCGACAACTTCTGCCCCGAGATCCGCAAGTACGAGGGCGGCGTCGACGCCACGACGCGGTTCGTGCTCGACAACCCGGGCTTCGTGACGTTTGGGTGGTACCGCCTGGGGCGCGGCCGGGACGGCGCGCCCCCCCACCCGCGCCCCACCGCGGCCTTCGTCACCTCGAGCGACGTCGAGATCGACTGCACGGCCGACAACCTGACCGTCGAGCGGGGGCGCGGCGACCTGCCCGGGTACAAGCTGATGTGCTTCGACATCGAGTGCAAGGCGGGCGGGGAGGACGAGGCCGCCTTCCCCGTGGCCGCCAACGCGGAGGACCTGGTCATCCAGATCTCGTGCCTGCTGTACGACCTGGCCGCCGCCCGCCTGGAGCACATCCTCCTGTTCTCGCTGGGGTCGTGCGACCTGCCCGAGGCGTTCGTCCAGGACCTCGGGGCGCGGGGGCTGCCCGCGCCCACGGTCCTCGAGTTCGACAGCGAGTTCGAGATGCTCCTCGCCTTCGTGACGTTCGTCAAGCAGTACGGGCCCGAGTTCGCCACGGGCTACAACATCATCAACTTCGACTGGCCCTTCCTCATCGCCAAGCTCACCGACGTCTACAAGGTGCCGCTCGACGGCTACGGCCGCATGAACCGCCGGGGCGTCTTTCGCGTGTGGGACATCGGCCAGAGCCACTTCCAGAAGCGCAGCAAGATCAAGATGAACGGCGTCGTCAACATCGACATGTACGGGATCGTCTGCGACAAGGTGAAGCTCTCGAGCTACAAGCTGAACGCCGTCGCCGAGGCGGTTCTCAAGGACAAGAAGAAGGACCTCAGCTACCGGGACATCCCCCGGTACTACGCCGCCGGGCCCGCGCAGCGCGGGGTGATCGGCGAGTACTGCGTGCAGGACTCGCTGCTGGTCGGCCAGCTCTTCTTCAAGTTCCTGCCCCACCTCGAGCTCTCGGCCGTGGCCCGGCTCGCCGGCATCACCCTCACCCGCACCATCTACGACGGCCAGCAGATCCGCGTCTACACGTGCCTGCTGCGTCTGGCCGGCCAGAAGGGCTTCCTGCTGCCCGACAACCGGGGGCGCTTCCGGGCGGCGGCCGGGGACGACGGGGGGGGCGGCCCGGAGGACGCGACCGCCGGCGGGGGCGGGGAGGACGGGGACGACGCCGACGGCGCGGCGGCCCTCGCGCGAGAGGGGAGCGGGGGCCGGCACGTGGGGTACCAGGGCGCCAAGGTGCTCGACCCCACGTCGGGCTTTCACGTCGACCCCGTGGTGGTGTTCGACTTCGCCAGCCTCTACCCCAGCATCATCCAGGCCCACAACCTCTGCTTCAGCACGCTGTCGCTCGGCGCGGACGCCGTGGCGGGCCTGGAGCCGGGCCGCGACTACCTGGACATCGAGGTCGGGGGGCGGCGGCTGTTCTTCGTCAAGGCCCACGTGCGCGAGAGTCTCCTCAGCATCCTGCTGCGCGACTGGCTCGCCATGCGGAAGGAGATTCGTTCCCGCATCCCCCAGAGCACGCCCGAGGAGGCCGTGCTCCTCGACAAGCAGCAGGCCGCCATCAAGGTGGTCTGCAACTCGGTCTACGGGTTCACGGGCGTGCAGCACGGCCTGCTGCCCTGCCTCCACGTCGCGGCCACCGTGACGACCATCGGGCGCGACATGCTGCTGGCGACGCGCGAGTACGTGCACGCGCGCTGGGCGACCTTCGAGCGCCTCCGGGCCGACTTCCCGGAGGCCGCGGCCATGCGCGCGCCGGGGCCCTACTCCATGCGCATCATCTACGGCGACACGGACTCCATCTTCGTGCTGTCCCGCGGCCTCACGGCCGAGGGGCTGACGGCCATGGGCGACCGCATGGCGGCGCACATCTCGCGCGCGCTCTTCCTCCCCCCCATCAAGCTCGAGTGTGAGAAGACGTTCACGAAGCTCCTCCTCATCGCCAAGAAGAAGTACATCGGCGTCGTCTGCGGGGGGAAGATGCTCATCAAGGGCGTCGACCTGGTCCGCAAGAACAACTGCGCCTTCATCAACCGCACCTCGCGGGCCCTGGTCGACCTGCTGTTTTACGACGACGCGGTCTCGGCGGCGGCCGCCGCGCTGGCCGCGCGACCGCCGGAAGAGTGGCTGGCGCACCCCCTGCCGGCGGGGCTCGACGCCTTCGGGCGCGTGCTCGTCGACGCGCACCGGCGCATCACCGACCCCGACCGGGACGTGCGCGACTTCGTGCTCACCTCCGAGCTGAGCCGCCACCCGCGCGCCTACGCCAACAAGCGCCTGCCCCACCTCACGGTCTACTACAAGCTGCTGGCCCGCCGCGACCAGGTGCCCTCGATCAAGGACCGGATCCCGTACGTGATCGTGGCCCAGACGCGCGAGGTCGAGGAGACGGTGGCGCGGATCGACGCGCTGCGCGAGCTCGACGCCGCGCCCGCCGCGCCCCCCGCCCCCGAGCCGCCCCCGCCCCCCACGGGCGCCCCCGCCCCCCCCAAGCGCCCCCGCGGGCAGCAGCCCGGCGACCCCGAGCCCAAGCGGCGCAGGCTGCTGATCTCGGAGCTGGCCGAGGACCCGGGGCACGCCGTGGCGCACGGCGTGCCCCTCAACACCGACTACTACTTCTCGCACCTCATCGGCGCGGCGTGCGTGACGTTCAAGGCCCTGTTTGGGAATAACGCCAAGATAACGGAAAATCTGTTGAAGCGCTTTATTCCGGAGGTGTGGCACCCCGAGGAGGAGACGGCGGTCCGCCTCCGCAGCGCCGGCTTCCGCGCCGCGGGCGCCGGCGTCACGGAGGCGGAAACTCGTCAAAGGCTGCGTACAGCCTTTGATACTCTAGCATGAGCCCCCCGTCGAAGTTGATGTCTCGCATCTTGCAATAAATGTCGGCGGCCGACACGGCCGGGACGTCCGTGTCCGTCGTCGTTCTTTCCGCGCCGCGCCGCACCACGAGCACAAACGTGCTCTGCCACACGTGGGCCACGAAGCGGTAGCCGGGGCACGCGGTCAGCATGCGGTCGATGAGGCGGTAGTGCAGGTGGGCCGACGTCCCGGGGAGGATGACGTACAGCATGTGGCCGCCGTAGGTGGGGTCCGGGTAGAAGAGCAGGCGGGGGTCGCCGGCGGCGGCGCGCAGGATGGTGTGCACGAAGAAGAGCTCGGGCTGGTCGAGCACCTCGGCCAGCAGGTCCTGGAGGGGGCTGTGCTGGCGGTCCGCCAGCACAGCCAGCGAGGCCAGAAAGGCGCGGTGCTCGAAGATGGTGTTGATCTGCTGGACAAAGGCGAGGATGAGCGCCTCGCGGCTGGTGGCGCCGAGGCGCCCGTCGCCCGCGCCGCAGGCGGGGCAGCAGCCCCCGATGCCGAGGTAGTACCCCATCCCCGAGAGGGTGAGGCAGTTGTCGGCCACGGTGCGCTCCAGGTCGAAGGGCAGCGCGACGGGGGTCGTTCGGACCAGGGGCACGGAGAGCGAGCGCACGACGGCGATCTCCTCGGAGGGCGTCTGCGCGAGCGCGGCGAACACGCCGCGGTACCGCTCGCGCTCGCGGGCGCTGGGCTCCAGCCGGCGGAGGGACGGGCGGCCGTGGGCGGAGCGCCGGCCCGCGGCCCTGGCCGCGCCCCTGCCGTCGTCGCGGGCGAGCCGGGAGGCGCGGCGGTCCCGGGCGAGCCGGGAGGCGCGCCGCTCGCGGGCCCCGTCGTCATACATAGGTGCTGAGGGTGTGCTCGAGCGACAGGAGCGAGATCGAGTGCCGTCGGAGCAGCGCGCCGGCCTCGCGCACGAATGTGGCGAGCGCCGTGGGCCGGGGCAGAAATACCTGGTACGTCTTGAACGCGTAGATCAGGGCCCGGAGCGCGGTGCAGACCCGCCCCCCGAACTCGTTGCCGCAGGCCAGCCGGGCCTTGTACAGGAGCAGCTCCTCCCCGTCGCCGGCGGGGGGGTGCCCGAACAGGGCCCAGGGGTCGACCTCGATCTCCGCGATGGCGCACATGGGGTCGCAGAACATGTGCTTGAAGATGGCCTCGGGGCCGGCCGCCCGCAGCAGGGCGGCGAACCGCCCGCCGTCGTCGGGCTGCGCCTCCGGGTCCGCCGCCATTCGGTCGACCACCGGCGCGATGCAGTCGAAGAGGCTCGTGTTGTTGTCCGAGTACCGGACGACCTCGGCCCGGAGGCGCCGCAGGGCCAGCCAGTAGGCCCGCACCAGCAGCAGGTTGCACAGCAGGCACTCGCCGCCCGTGCGGCCGCGGCTGCGGCCGTGCTTGAGCACGGTCGCCATGAGGGGCCCGAGCTCCGCGTCGGGACGGGCCCCGGCGCCGGCGAACCGCGCAAAGCGCGGCGCGGCCCCGGAGCCCCGCGCCGCGCTCTGCGCGTCCCACGCCCGCGCCACGGTGGCGGCGCGGGCCTCCGCCGCCGCGCGGAGGCGGGGCCCCGGCTCCCAGACGGCGGGGGTGCCGGCGAGCAGCAGCAGTATCAGGTCGGCGTGTCCCCACGTCTCCGCGGGCGCGCGCCCGCGGCCCGCCCCCTCGCGCGCCTCAAACTCGGCGTTGCGCGCCACGGCGCGCGTGCAGCAGCTCTCGCCGCCGCCGCGCCGACCCTCGGTGCAGTCCAGCAGGCGGGCGCACTCCTTCCAGTTCATCAGGGCCGTGGCCAGGGAGGGCTGGGGCCCCGGGCCGCCGCCCGCGCCCTCCTCGCCCCCGGCGACCAGGGTCCCGAGGAGGGCGCGGGTGGCGGACTGGGCGAGGAAGGAGAAGTTGGAGTACTGGACCTTCGCGGTCCCGGGCGAGGGCGGCGCCCGGGGCGCCGCCCGCTTCGGGGGGGGCGCCCCGGGCAGCCCCGGCAGCCCCGCGTCCGTCCGGAAGCAGCAGTGGAGGAAGAAGTGCCGGTGGATGTCGTTGACGGTGAGGGCGAAGCGGGCGAACGCACCCACGAGGGTGGCCCCCCGGGCGCGGAGGAAGTGGGCGTCCATGACGTACACGAACTCGAACGCGGCCACGAAGATGCCGGCGGCGCACTGGGGCGCCGCCAGGCACTTGGCGCACAGGAACGCGTAGTCGGCGGCCCATCGGGGCGAGAGGCGGTACGCCTGTTTGTACGCCTCGATGGTGCGGCAGACCAGGCACGGTCGGTCGAGGGCGAACGTCTCGGCGGCCGCGGCGACGAAGGGTCCGGTGTCGGGCAGAGGCTCCTCGCACGGGTCGGGGGGAGGGGGCGGCGCGTCCCCTCCGCCCCCTCCCGCGCGCCCGCGCGCGGGCGCCGGGCCCCCGACCTCGACGTCCTCGTCCGCCGTCCCGGGGCCCGGCACGCCAATCACGTGGCACGCCACCAGCAGCTCTCCGCAGAGCGACTCGTTAAGAGCCAGGAGGCCGGGGTCGAAGGCGACATACGCGCGGTCGAACGCCCCCGCCGCCCAGCCGCCGTCCGGGGCCTCGGGGCGAGCCGCGGCCGGGGGGAGGAACGCCCCGGGGTCGGTCATGTCGTCCGGAGATCCGCGGCCGAGAACGCTGAGGGAGGCGATCCCCGACTGCGCGCTGCTGTCGCGCTCGCTCGAGAGTCTAGAGGAGAGCTTCGTCTCGCGAGACGGCACCGACGCCGCGGACGGGGCCGGGGGGGACGCGGCCGTGTGGTTCGAGGACCTGACCCCCGTCGAGCTGGAGGTGGTCTTTCCCACCACGGACGCCAAGCTCAACTACCTCTCTCGCACGCAGCGCCTGGCGTCCCTGCTGGCGTACGCGGGGGATATAAAGGCCCCCGCCGCCACCGACCGCGGACAGACGCGACCGCCGCCGTGCGCGCACGCCGAACTGCTCGCGCAGAAGCGGGGTCGGTTCGCGGCGGTCATCAACCGCTTCCTCGACCTGCACCAGATCCTGCGGGGGTAGCCCGCGCTCGGCGCCGACACACCCCCCCCCTCCCCGCGCGACCGCCATCATGCTGGGTCGCCGAAAGTCCTACGCCGACCGCCGCGCGGACTCCTTCGAGGGCCTCGTCCAGCGCATCCGGCTCGTGGTGCCGGCCACGCTGCGGGGCGGGGAGTGCGAGGCGGGGCCCTACCTGCCCAGCAACCCGCCCCTGCGCTGCGCCTTCCAGTTTAACGGGCAGAACGGGTCGGACGACTCCTTCCCCATCGAGTACGTGCTGCGGCTCATGCGCGACTGGGCGGACGTCCCCTGCAACCCGTACCTGCGCGTGCAGAACACCGGCGTGTCGGTGCTGTTCCAGGGCTTCTTTTCGCGCCCCGCGGGGGCGCCGGGGGGCACGATCACGGCCGAGCAGAACAACGTCATCCTGCAGTCCACCGAGGCCACCGGGCTCGCCCTCGGGGACCTCGACGAGATCAAGGCGCGGGTCGGCCTCGACCCGCGCCCGATGATGGCCAGCATGTGGATCCACTGCTTCGTCCGCATGCCCCGGGTGCAGCTCGCGTTCCGGTTCATGGGGCCCGAGGACGCCGGCCGCACGCGGCGCATCCTCTGTCGCGCGGCCGAGCACGCCCTGGCGCGCCGCCACCGCACCCAGAGGGCCGAGGTCGAGGTCGAGGCCGCGGGGCCGGCGCTCCCCCCCGCTCTCCCGGCCGCGCCCGACGCCGCGACCGGGGCCGCCCCGGCCCGCGGGTGGTGGCGCGCGCCCTCGCTGGCCCGGCAGCAGCGGGCCGTTCCGCCCGCGCTGCTGGTGGCCGCCGGCCTCGTCCTGGGGGCCGCGCTGTACTGGCTGGTCGGCCTCGCCCGATAAAAGGCGGCGGCCCGGCCGCCGGGCCGCCAGTGTGCCCCTCGCGCTCCGTCTCTGCGCGGTCTCGCCCCCCTCCGCCGCCGTCCTCCTCCCGGTCGCCGTCGCGCCCCCACCCGCGCCATGTCCGCCGCGGTCCCGCAGTTCCACCGGCCCGACACCCTCCACCCCGAGCGCGTGCAGGCGCTGGGGATGCGGGAGCTCGTGCTGGCCGTCAACGAGGCGCAGCCCGTGGACCACACCCACGACCACCCGCTGGGCGAGCGCGCCGCGGTGCGCAACTTCCTCCGCGGCCAGGCGGGGGCGCTCGCCGACATGTGTCGCGCGCACGCGAACCACACGCTGGCGCTGCAGCCGATGTTCGGCGGGGAGGCGCCCGGCGACTGGCTGCGCCCCGCGTTCGGTCTCCGGCGAACCTACCTGCCGTTTCTGGCCGCCCCCGCCGCCCAGCCCGCGCGCAGCCCCTAGGCGCGGTTCCCGGGCGCGCCCCGCCCCGCAGCCCCCTCCCCCTCTGTTAGCCAAATAAAGCGATGCGAGGAAAAAAAAAACACGCGCGTCAGGCGGTCGTTTGTTCCGTTTATTGTCGGTGTTGCCTGAGGGGTGGGACGTGGGTCGGGGAACCGGGAGATGCCGCGATCCGATGCGTCTAGCCCAGGAGCATGCGCACGTGATACAAGCCGGTCAGTACCGCTTCGCTGCGATCGATGAGCGCGTGGCGGGTTCTTCGAAGCTGCCGTCGAAGGCGCCGACAGGCCTCGATGAGGACCGCCAGCGCGCTGCGACCGGTGCTCCGCACGTAGCGCCGCGAGAGGGCCGCGTTGGCCGAGAGGGGCGGGGGTCCGAAGTGGGAGCCCGGGTCTTCCCGGGCCCCCGCCTCGGGCGTTGGGGGGTCGTTGGGGTCGTTGGGGTCGTTGGGGTTGGCGTCCACCGAGGATTCGTCCGAGTCCTCGGTGTCGTCCGACCCCTCGGTGTCGTCCGGGGGCCACAGGGTTTGTTTCAGCGACACGGGCCGGGGGTCCGTCTCCTCGTCCAGCGCGAGGGACGACGCCCACGAGGAGAGGCGGGGGTCGTGGTCGTGGAGGGAGGAGGTGGATGGGGCGGGGGCTTCGCGCGAGGGTGCGGGGGACGAGACCCGCCGGGGGACCTCGACCCGCCCCGGGACCAGTGCCCCGAGCCACGGGTTTGGAGCGGCGCCCGTCGGCTCACCCGCCCCCGCGGTGTCGGTGGTGGGAGCGAGGGGGGCGTCCGACCGCCCGGGTGTCCGGGGCGCCGGTGTCTCGGAGGCGGGCGCCTCCTCGGTCGCGGGGGTCCGGGGGCGCTCGGGGCTATCGGGGGGCGGGGGGCGCTCGGGGCTATCGGGGGGCAAGGCAAAGGATTCCGTGGAGCGTGACACCGCGGGCCGTGCCAGGCGGCGAACGGGCGGGTGCCGAGGCGTGGCGGGGGCGGGGGCGGCCCGGCTCGGTCCGCGCCGCCGAAAGTCGCCGCCCGGCGCCACCGCGCCCCCCATCGAGAGAGTCGACTCGAGAGGGGGCTTCGGTGGGGCGGCGGGGGTGGGTGTCGTCGGTGGTGGGAGTGTGGCGGCGGGGGCCTGAACGGGGGCGGCGGGGGGCGGGGTGGTCGGGGGGGCGGCGGGGGGCGCCGAGCGGGGGGCGCCGGACGTTGCGGGTGGCGAGGGGACGGGGGTCACGGAAACGTCCGTCGCGGGGGCGTTCGGGGATGCCCGCGGGGCGGGGCGCGGCTCCGGCTCCCGCTCCGGGGGAGGGGGGTCGGCTAGGCTGGCGAGGGAGCCGACGGTGGGCCGGGCGGCGCGGCGGCGCGGGCGCCGCGGGGGGCTCACGCGCCGCCGGGGGCTCACGCGCCGCGGAGCGGGGTCGTCCCGCGGTTGCTCGGGGGGTGGGGCGGTCGGGAGGGGGTGGGGCTCGGGGGCTTCGTTCCCGTGGGGGCGGGGGGCCGGGGGGGGCGGGTCGGGGGGATGTGTGTCCGGGGGGAGGGCGTTGGGGGCGGCCGGGCCCGGCGGCGACCCGGAGTCGTCGCCGGGAGTTCGCGGGCTCGCGGGCTGCGGCGGGGCGTCCGGTCGGCGGGCGCGAGATCTCACCGCCGGCTCGGATGGCCGAGGTGCGGGCCGGGGCGGGGGGACGGATCGGTCGGGCGCGGCCGGGGGGGCCGCTGGGGGGAGGGGCGGCGGGGGGTCTCCCGCGTCGTCGGACGCCAGCTCCTCCAGCCCGCGGATCCACGTGAGCATGCGCGGGTGGACGGCCTCTCCGACGGGCTCGTCCGGGAGGATCGCCGGCGCCGGCCGGGAGGGCGTCGGGGGCGCGTCGGGGTCGGGGTCGGGGCCGGGGTCCGGGGCGCCGCGGGCGGCGAACGGAAAGCGCGCCTCGGCGGGGCGCCGGTACGCGGGCGCCCCCGGGAACGCCTCGCGCAGCAGGTGGGACAGCGAGAAGGGGGCACCGAGGATCGTCCGCGCGAAGAAGGGGTCGTCCTTCGCGGCGAGCCCGGCGAGAACCTCCACGCCGGGGGACACGAACGGGAGCTCCTCGATCTCCTCGCCGCCCACGAAGCGCACGTCCGGGGGCCCGGGGGGGTCGGGCCGCTCCCACAGCACGAAGAGGGGCGCCATGGAGATGTCAACGATGACCAGGCACGGGGGGCTCCCCGCGAGCGGGCGCGCGGCGACCAGCGCGGACAGGGCGGGCAGCTGCGCCGCCAGACACGCGTTCTCGATGACGTTGGGGTCGGCGTGCATCAGGTCGGCGGCCCACGTCTCCACGTCGGACGACACGACCTCCCGCAGGGCGGCGTCGGCCGCGCCCGCGCGCGAGTCGAACAGCGTCACGCACAGCTCCAGCTCCGAGCCCTCCGAGAAGGCCGGGTCGCTGCGCAGGGCCACGACGACCGGGGCCCCCAGGAGCGTGGCCGCCAGCACCAGGTCCATGACCGTCACGCGCGCCGCGGGGTCGGGCGGGCCGCCGCGGACCAGCACGCGCTGGCCCGAGGGCCGGTAGAGGGCGTGGGCGGGCGGGGCCGGGGCGTCCTCGCGCCCGCCCTGCGGGTCGGGGGCCCGGCCCGACCCCAGGCGCGCCTCGAGCAGCGCGTCCAGGCTGTCGTACTCGGAGTAGCCGTCGGGAAACATGCACGACCACAGAGCGGCGAGCGCGGCGCTCGGCAGGCACATGCGGCCGAGCACGCTGACCGCCACCAGCGCCCGGGGGCCGTCGAGGCCCCCGAGCGCCGCGGCCGCGCCGCCGGCCGCCAGCTCCGGGGCCGCGCGCCACGGCGCCAGGGGGTCGGAGGGCGACAGCTTGCCGTGGCGCCAGTCCGCCAGGCGCGTGCCGAACAGGAGGCCGGTGGCCGGGGGCGGCCCGGCCGGGACCGCGGGCAGGACGCGCACCTCGGGGCGCGCGTGGGGGGTCAGGCGCTGCACGAACAGGATCGCCCCGGCCCCCGTCTCCCACGCCGCGGGGAGCGTGAGGTGCATGTACTCGTGCTGGAGGACGAGGTCGAGGCGCCAGAAGTTGTAGATGTGCTCCGGGGTCCCGGCCACCAGCGCCACCATGAGGTCGTTGATGCTGAAGGTCACGCGCGGGCGCCGGGCGCCCGCCGGCTCCGCGAGCGGGGCGAGCGCGCCCTCTCCGCGCGCCCACCCCAGCTCGTCCCAGCGGCACCCGAACTCGCGCGTCAGGGTCGTCGCGACCAGGGCGGCGTACAGCTCGGCGGCCGCGGCCACCGAGTCGCGCCAGGCCGGCTGGCGGTGGCGCACGAAGCGCCCGAAGAGCCGGAAGCCGTCGCCCTGGGCGTCGCTCAGCGCCAGCTGGAGGTGCGTGATCAGGGGGACGGTGCACATGGCCGCGAGCGTCTGGGTCGCCTCGAGCCCCTCGGACGGCAGCGCCGGGCGCGCGCGCGCCGCCTCGGGCCGCATCAGCAGCGCCCCGAGCTTGTCGGTCACGGCCGGGAAGCACAGCGCGTACTGCAGCGGCGTTCCGTCCGGGGCCAGGTAGCTGATCGCAAAGGGCAGGTCCAGCTCGCTGGTGGCCTCGCGCAGCTCCAGGGGCCCCGGGTCTCCGCTCGCCCTCAGGTACGCCTCGCCCCGGCAGCGCACCATCCGCAGGTCCGGCGCGCGGCGCTCGTCCGGGCTCTGCGCGCGAGCCTCCAGGGCGCGGATGTCGGCGAGCAGGGGCGCGGGCGGCGGCGGCCCGCCCGCGCCCCTGTGGGCGCGGGCGGCGGCGTACGCGCTATATAAGCCCAGGCGGTGTTGGACGAGGGCCCGGGCGCCCCGGAACTCGTCGACCGCCCACGGGGGCAGGTCCCCGGCGAGCGCGTCGAACTCGACCAGCAGCCGGCCCAGGGCGTCGGCGTTCATCTCCCACGGGACCCGGGCCACCACCTCCTCCCGGAGGCGGGCGAGGAGGCCGTCGTGGCGGGCAACGGCCACGCCCATCTCCTCGACGGCCCCCGCCCGCTCGGCGCTCTTGGCCCCGAGGGCGCCCCTGTCCTTGGCCGGGAGGCGCGGGTAGTGCGCGTCCGCCATCAGTCCCAGCACCGTGTTGGTCGCGGTCCGGAGGGCGCACAGCTGCTCGCGCGCCGCCTCCAGGGCCGCCGGCGACTTCCAGGCGCCCCCGCGCACTCGCCCGAAGCGCACCCACACCTCGTCCCACTCGGCCGCGGCGGCCTCCAGCGAGCGCCGCAGGGCGGTCGTCCGGCGGCACGCCTCGCCGAGCGCGTCCAGGCGCCCGTGCAGCCGCGCGAGGGGGTCGGGGGCGCCGTCGCGCGCGGCGGTCAGCGGGTGCGCCCCGAAGACGCGCCGCGCGTGCTCCAGCCAGTCGACCGCCCCCGGGTCCAGCTCGGCCGCCTTCTCCGTCTGCTCCAGCAGAAGCTCGATCTGGTCGACGATCTCCGGCACCGAGCGCGCCTGGTCCAGCGTCTTGGCCGCGGTCGCCGGGATCGCCGCCACCCGCAGGAGCGTCTTCAGGTTGGCCAGGCTCTCGGCCTCGCTCTGCGCGCGTCGCTCGTGGGCCGCGAGGGCCTCCCGCAGGGCGGCCGTCACGCGGTCCGTGGCCTCGGCGCGCTGCTGCTTGGCGCGCACCAGCGCGTCCTTGGCCTCGCCCAAGTCGCGCCGGGCCGCGTAGGCGATGTATTCGGCGTAGGCCGTGTCCTTGACCGGCGTCTGGTCCACGCGCTCCAGCGCCCCGACGCACGCGGCCAGGGCGTCCTCGCTCGGGCACGCCAGGGCGACGCCGGTGCGAACCAGTTCCGCCGCGGCGGCCGGGTCGGCGCGGAGCCGGGTCGTCCGCTCCGCGGCCGCGGCCAGGTCCAGCGGCACGCCCCCCAGCGCCCGGTGGACGTCGGCCCTCAGCGCGGCCAGGCGGTCGCAGAGCCCCAGGTACTCGGCGTGCCCCCGCCGGAAGAACGCCACGTATCGGCGGAGGGAGGGCACGCCGTTCAGGTCCTCCGCCAGGCGCGAGACGGCCTCGTGGTAGTCGATGAAGCCGCCCCCGGCCTGCGAGAGGGCCAGCAGCCCCTCCGCCAGGCGCAGCAGGCGCGCCAGCGGCTCGGTGTCCACCCGGAACATCTCGGCGTACGTCTCGGCGGCGGCGCCGAACGCGGGCCCCCAGTCCAGGCGGTGGACGGCGGCGAGCGGGGGCAGCGCCGGGTGGCGCTGGTTCTCGGGGGTGTAGGGGTTGAAGGCGAAGGCCGCCTCCAGGGCCAGGGTCGCGGTCTCGGCGTTCGCCGCCAGCGCCCGCTCGGCGCGCTTGCGGAAGTCCCGCGGGTTGTAGTTGCTCTGTGCGGCCAGCGCCTGCAGGCGGCGCAGCTCGACCGCGTCGAACTCGGCGCGGTTCTCGACGCGGTCCAGCGCCGCGTCGACGTCCGCGACCCAGCGCTCGCGGCTGTCGCGGGCGCGCCGGGCCGCGAGCTTCTCCGCCAGGTCGGCGGCGGCCGCCTCCAGCTCGTCGGCGCGCCGCCGCGTCGCCCCGACCACCTTGCCCAGCTCCTGCAGGGCGCGGCCGCTCGGGGAGGGGTCCCCGGTCGAGCCCTCGGCGTGCAGCAGCCCCCCGAACTCCCCCTCGCACGCGGCCAGGCCCGCGCGCGCCTCGGCGACCGCGCGCGCGGCGGCCTCCAGCAGCGCGGCGCGGTCGCCCTCGGCCTCGGGGTTCTCCCGCCGCACCGCCGCCGCCAGGTCGGCGGCCGCGGCCCCCAGGGCCCCGAGCCGCGCGATCGCCCTGCGGGCGTCGAGGGCCAGCCGGGTCGCTCGCTCGTAGCCGGCGGCGCTGTCGGCGAGGGCGACGAGGAAGGCGAGGGGGCACGCCGGGTCCAGGACGGCCGGGCTCAGGGCGGCCACGGCCGCGGCGAGAACGTCGCGGGCCCGGGCGGCCGCCTCGACCGTGCTCTCGGGGCTGGCCGTCGCGACGGCCGCGCCGCCGGCGTTGATGGCCTCGGAGACGGCCCGGGCGACTCGAGGGGCGTGGTCCGAGAAAAAGCTCACCAGGAGGGGCGTCTCGGGCGCCGCGGGGAACAGGTCCCGCAGCGCCTCCACGAAGTTGGGGTGGAGCCCGGAGAGCGCGGCCGCCGTGTCGGGGGTCGGGTGCTCCAGGGCCGCCCGGTACTGGCCCAGGAGCCCCCAGAGGTCGGCGCGCAGGGCGGCGCGCACCTCCGGGGGCGCGGCCTGCGCGGCGTCGGGCAGGCAGGTCCACCCGCCCGGGAGGTCCGCCCGGAGGGTGGCCAGGACGGCCGGGGCCGTCCGCAGCCCCCCGAAGTCCGGGAGCGGCCGCAGGACCCCCTGGAGTCTCTGGAAGAAGCGGGTCCGGGCGGCCCGGGCCGCCTCGGCGCGCGCGCGCGCCTCCGCCAGCAGGTCCTCGATGGCGCGCGCGCGCGCGCCGAGGCGGTCCCGCGCCTCGGGCGACAGCTCGTCCGTGAGCTTGGCGGCCGCCATGGCCTTCGCCTGGCGGAGCGCGTCCTCGGCCAGGCGCCGCGTCTCGGGAGCCAGGCCGCCGGCGGCGGCGTCGTCCCCGCCGGCCGCGTGGTCGGCGGCGGGCTCGAACGCCGCCTCGCTCTCGAGCTCGCGGCGCAGGGCCGCGTCGAGGGCCTCGAAGCGCTCGAGCTCGGCCAGGCCCGAGCTCCGCCGCACCACCCGCTCGTTGATCTTGTGGATGGCCTGGGCCAGCTCGTCGAGCTCCTTGCGGGCGACGAGCCCCTGGCCCGCGGCGTCGCCCAGCGACGCCAGCCAGGCCGCCAGGTCGGCCGGGGCCTCCAGGTCGCACCCCCGCTGCAGCAGCTCCCGCAGCAGGTCGGCCGCGGGGCTCGTGGCGAGCGGGGGCGGGGCGGGGACCCGGGCCCGCGCCGCCACCTCCCGCACGCGCGCGTCGAAGGCGGGCAGGGACTCCAGGAGCTGCGCCACGGGCACGACGGGCGCCGAGGCGACGTGGTACCGCCGGTCGCGGGCGTCCCCGGCCAGCAGCGCCTTGGCGCTGTACACGGCGCCCCGCAGGAAGTACTCCTTCACCGCCCCCTCGACGGCCTTCTGGCCCTCGGCGCGCACCCGGTCCAGCCGGGAGCGGACGGCCTGGGGGCTCAGGGGGTGGGGGGGCGGGTCCTCGGTCCCCCCGGGCGCCTCGGGGGCCGCCACCGCCAGGGGGCCGCCGCGCCGCGCCACCGCGTCCACGCTCCTCGCCAGCGCGTCCAGGGCGCCGCGCACCTCCCGGTCCTCGGCGGCGGCCCGGGCCTCCTCGCCCCGGGCGAACCCCGCGAGGGCCTGCACGCGCTGCAGCAGCGGTTCGGGGTGGGTCGGGGTGGCGGGGGCGAAGAGGGTGTCCGGGCCGGCCCGCGAGCGCTCCAGGAGCCACTCGGACAGCCGCGCGTAGACCTCGGTGGGGGGCGTCGCCCGCAGCTGGCGCTCCAGCTCCGCGAGCTCGCCGTGGAGCTCGTCCGTGGCGCGGATGACGTCGCGGGCCACGAGAACCAGCTTGGCCAGCGCCAGGCGGCCGACGCCCGAGCCCTCCTCTATGACCGGCTGGATGAGCGGGACGTGGGCCGCCACGTCGGCGAGGGTCATGCGCGTGGAGGCCAGGAAGTCGCCGACGGCGGTCCTGTTGGGGAGCAGGCCCAGCGTCAGGTCGAGGAGGGCCGAGGCCGGGCCCTCCGCCCCCGCGCCGGCGTGCGTGCGGGCCCCGTTTTCGATGAGGAAGGCGAGGACGCGCTCGAACAGGAGGATGATGCAGTGCTGCAGGAGGCCGGGCGCGTCGGGGAAGGGCGATCTGAGGGCGTTGACCGTCAGCCGCGAGCACTCGGCCACCTCGCGGGCGATGGTAACCTCGCGCTCCGCGAGGCGCGACACGACCCCGCCCGTGTCCGGGTAGCGGCCGAGCAGCTCGGCCGGGTCGCAGGCGGGGGGCTCCGGGGGCCGGCGCTCCCGCAGCGCGTCCAGCGCCTTCCGGGTGGCGTCGTCGGGCGCGGGCTCGGTGGCGTCGTCGGGCACGGGCTCGGTCGCGTCTGCCGCGGGCTGCCGTTCCGGCGGCGGGGCCGGCGACTCGCTCGAGGCGGGGTCCGCCGCGGGGAGGGGGTCCGCCGTGGGGAGGGGGGCCGGGGCGGGGGCTGGCGTCGTGGCCGGGACCGGAACCGGGGCGGGGGCCGGCGTCGGGGTCGACGGGCGGGGCTGGTCGCCGCCCCCCGGCCCTCGCGCGAACGGGCTCGCGGCGTGCCGCGCGGCCCGGCGGGTCCGAGTCGGCAGGCTGGCGCGCTTGGGGTGGTGGCGGCCGGCGGACAGATCCTCGAGGCTGGACGGGGGGGTCCAGGTCGGGCGGCGGCGCTTAGGGAACCCGAGGGGGTAGTGTTGCTTCGGGTGCGGCAGCGGCGAGACGACCTCCATGGCCCCGTCCTCGCCGTCGGTATCGTCGACGTCGGTCGCGGGAGCGGAGTCGGAGGAGGGTGGGGGGGCGGGCAGCGCCAGCGGCGCCCCCGCGAGGGCCGCGCCCCACACCCCCGACGGAGGCGCGGCGGGCCCCGGATCCGCCGGGGCGGAGGGTTCGGGGGGCGGAGGTCTCGACGTCGCCCCCCGCGCGGTCCCGGGGGTCCCTCCGCCCCCCTCGCCGACCGGCGGCGTCCCGGGGACGTCGTCGCCGCGCAGCGGGTGGGACGCCACGGCGCGTCGCTCGACGAACGGCTCGTCCTGCAGATACGTCTCGCTGGCTCCGTACAGCCGCAGGGCGGCCGCGGCGAGGCCGGCCGGGGTCGCCGGCTCGGGGCCCCAGGGCACGAAGAAGACCATCGCCCCCGCCCACCGCGCCTCGGGGTGCTCCTGGGTGTAGTACGTCAGGTAGGTGTACACCTCCCCGGCCCGCACCTTCGCGACGAAGGCCGGCGAGCCCTCCCGCAGGCCGTGGGGGTCGAAGAGGTACGCGTCGTCGCCGTCGCGGTAGAGCCCCATCCCCAGAGCGCCGATGGTGACGAGGGTGTACGACAGCGGCCGCCGGGCCCAGGGCCCCGCGAAGAAGTCGTGGGCGGGGCACTGGGTCTCCAGCAGGCCCGGCGAGGGCTGGCCGAAGAAAGCCACCTCGCCGTAGACCCTGGAGAACACGCAGCGCAGGCCGCGCCCCGACGGGTACTCCAGGAAGGTGGGGAGCTCGACGACCGAGCACATACGCGGGGGGGCGCCGCCGGCCGAGGCCCGCGTCCACGCCCCGCCCTCCACCAGGCAGCCGTCGACGGCCTCGGCCGACAGGGCATCGCGGAGGCCCGCGTCGAAGACCAGGCTGAGGAAGGAGAGCGACGATCGCATGCACGATACCGCTCCTCCGGGCTCCAGGTCGGGGGCGAACTGGTTCCTCGCCCCGGTGACCACGATCCCGCGATCCCCCCTCGGCGCCATCGCGAGGGGGTAGAGGTGGGCGCGGTTCGAGGCGTATGAGGGGGCCCGGCCCGCCCCACGGCTGTTTATGCGACCCCCGGCCCGCCCGTGTGGTGTTTCCGCCGCCCGCCGCCCCCTCCCCCGCCCCCGCGAGCGGGCGCGACACGACGCGGACCACGGACGCGATGGAGAGAATGTCGGTTTATTGTTCGGAGGCCGCGCGCGGCGCGGCTACAGCAGCATCTCCTCCTCGTCCTCCTCGGGGTCGTTCCGGGGCCGGGCGGACTCCTCCCGGGAGGAGTCCGCGGCGGGACGGGGCGGGGAGCCGGGCAGGGGCAGAAGGCTCCCTTCCTCCCGCACCTCCAGGTCCCGGGGGGGGTCCGGGCCGGGGAAGGGCCGGAGCGCCGAGGCGCGGAACACCCCGTCCGTCACCTGCAGCATCTCGTTCATCAGCAGCCAGTCCATCCCCAGCATGACGGCCAGGCCCTGGGGGGACAGGTCGACCGAGTCGGGGGGCACCGTGGTCGTGCCGAGCGGCCCCAGGCTGTAGTCCCCCCAGGCGCCCAGGTCGCGGCGGCTCGTGAGGACGGAGCGGCCCTCCGCGGAGCCGGGCGGGGGGGCGTCCTCGTCGACGTCCGCGAGGACCTCCCGGACCGCCGCGGCGCGCTGGTCGGGCGTGCTGCCGGCCGGCGCCGCGACGAGCGCGCGGTCCGACTGCAGCCCCATCCACGTGTCGTGGAGCTCCCGGACGAACTCGGCCACGCGCCGGGGGCCCGTGGCGGCGCGGGCGGCGTGGTAGGCGGCGGCCAGCCGCCGCCAGCGCGCCAGAAAGTGCCCCATGAAGCAGAACCCCGGCACGTGCTCCCCCGCCAGCAGCTTGGAGGCGCGGGCGTGGATGCCCCCGGCGACCGTGACGAACGCGTGCACCTCGCGGAGGACGGCGGCCATCACGTTGCCGTCGGGCGAGACCTGCGTCGCCAGCGCGTCGCAGACCCCCAGGTGGGCCATGGCCTCGGCGATCGCGGCCCGCAGGCCCGCCAGGGCGGCCGTGAGGGCGCGCTTGGCGTCGTGGTAGGTGCCGCAGTACCGGCTCACCGCGTCGGCCATGGCGTCCGGGGCCCAGGGCCCCAGGCGGTCGGGGGCCTCCCCGACCACGGCGTACACGCGCTCCCCGTCGCTCTCGAACCGACACTCGAAGAAGGCCGAGAGGGTGCGCATGTGGATCCGCAGCAGCACGATCGCGTCCTCGATCTGCGCGACGAAGGGGTCGGCCCGGGCGACGAGGTCGGCGAGCACGCCCCGGGCCGCCAGGGCGTACATGCTGATCAGCAGCAGGCTCGTGGCCACCTCCGGCGGGGGCACGGGGGGCAGCTGGGCCACGGGGCGGAGCTGCTCGATGGCGCCGCGCACGACGGCGTGCAGCTCGCGGAGCAGCTGCTCAATGTTCTCCGCCATCTGCATCGTCGGGGGTGGGGCGGCGGCGTCGGCCCCCGGCTCCAGCAGCGTGATCAGGGCGCCGATCTTCGTCCGGTGCCCCTCCACGGTCGGCAGGTACCCGAGGCCAAAGTCCCGGGCCCAGGCCAGCACCCGCAGGGCGAACGCGACCGAGCGGGGGAGGTAGGCGGCGCGGCACGTGGCCCGCAGGGCGTCCCCGACCACGAGGGCCAGGGCGTACGGGACGAACCCGGGGTCGGAGAGCACGGCGGGGGGGACGCCGTCGAGCGCCGGGAAGCGAATGCGCGTGGCGGCGGCCAGGAGGACCGAGGGGGCATGGCCAGGCTGCCCGGCGGGCAGCAGCGCCGACCCCGGGGTGGCGGGCGCGGCGGGGGTGATGTCCCACTCGGTCTGGCCGTACACGTCGATCCAGATCAGGACCGTCTCCCGGAGCGGGCTGGGCCGGCCCGCGCCGAACCGCCGCTCGGCCGACTCGAACTCTCCCACCAGCGCCCGCCGCAGGCTCGCCAGGTGCTCCGTCGGCGTCACCGGGCCCATGACGCGGGCGAGCGTCTGCCTCAGGACGCCCCCCGCCAGCCCCGCGGCCTCGCAGAGCCGCGCGTGCGCCTGCTCGCAGGCGTCCTGGACGCGCCGGAAGGCGCGCACGTAGCCGGAGTGGTAGCCGTACTCGCGCGCCAGGGCGAACACGTTGGCCCCGGTCAGGGCCACGCACCCGAAGAGCTGCTGGAGCTCGCTGAGGCCGGGGCCGCCGCCCGCGGCCAGGAAGCCCTCCAGCGCCAGGAGGTAGTGGGAGCAGTGCAGGGGCGTGAAGCCCGCGTCGATCAGCGCGTCGATGACCACGGACGGGGAGCCGGTGTTCTGGATCAGGGCCCACGTCTGGTGCAGCAGGGCGAGCAGGCGCCGCTGGGCGCCGGCGGACGGCGGCTCGCCCGAGCCCAGGAGGGCGGCCACTGCCGGCTGGAAGATGGCCAGGGCGGACGAGCTCAGGAGCGGCTCCTCGGGGTCGAACACCGCCGCGTCGGTGCGGACGCGCGACATCAGCGTGCCGGGGGGCGCGCGCGCCGAGCGCGGGGTGAGGTGATTGAGGGCGGCCGACACGCGCACCTCCTCGCGGCTGCGAACCATCTTGTTGGCCTCGATCGGCGGAATCATGATGGCGGGGTCGATCTCCCGGACCGTGCGCTCGAACTGCTCGAGCAGGCGCGGGGGCGCCACGATCCCGCGGTCCCTGGTCGTGAGGTACTCGTCCACGAGGGACAGGGTGAACAGGGCCCGCGTCAGCGGGGTGAGCGTCGCGTCGTCCACGCTCTGGAGGTGCTTCGAGAAGAGCGTCGCCCAGTTGCTGGCCCGCGCCAGGAACCGCAGGCCCTCCTGGACGAACGGGGCCGGGAAGATCGGGCTGTACGCGGGCGTCGTGAGGCCGGCGCTGGGCTGGCCCAGCGGGATGGGAGACGCCGGGGGCGGCGCGCCCCCCGGGGCGGGGCTCGAGGCGCGCGGGTCCAGACGCAAGCAGCTCTCGGTGACGGACCGCCAGCGGTCCGTCCACTCCGCGACGCACTGGCGGGTCCGCGCCGGCCCCAGGGCGGCCGCGGTGCGCAGTCCCGCCGCCTCCAGCAGACGGGTGGCCTCCGGGGACGCGGCGTCCAGCACCGCGTCGCGCAGGTGGTCCATCGCCTCGAAGGCCCGATCGGGGGCGTCCGGCAGCGCGACGGCCAGGCGGTGCGCCAGCAGGCCCGGGAGGTTCTCCGCGAGGAGCGCGGTCTCCGGGAGCCCGTGCGCCCCGTGTAGGGCGCAGAGCCTCTCCAGCAGGGGGCGCCACTGGGCGCGCGCGTCCGCCACGCGGATGGGCGCGCCGGACAGCAGGAAGGCCGCGATGGCCGCGCGCAGCCTGGCCGACAGCAACACGGCGTCCTCCCCCGCGTCCCCCGGGGCCTCGGTCGGGGACGCCGGTCTGGCGGCCGCCAGGGAGGTCAGGGCCCGCAGCAGAGCCTGCAGCGGGCCGTCGGGCGGAGGCCCGGGGGGGGCGTCGCCCGACGGCGCCGCGGCCCCCGCGTCCTCGGGGGGCGTCGCGGGGGGCGGTGGTGCGGCGCGGGTCTCCTCCGGGGTGGGTGAGGCGGCGACCCGGGTCTCCTCGGGTCGCGGCGCCACCCGGACGTCCTCTGGGGGCGGCGCGGCGGCCCGGGCTGGCGTCGGGGGGGACGCGACCCGGCTCCGGTTATCCTCGGGGGGCGGCGCGGCGGCCCGAGATTCTTTCGGGGGAGGCGCGGCTCGGCTCCGGCTCTCCTCGGGGGGAGGCGCGGCTCGGCTCCGGCTCCGGCTCCGGCTCTCCTCGGGGGGCGGCGCGGCGGCCCGAGATTCTTTCGGGGGAGGCGCGGCTCGGCTCCGGCTCCGGCTCTCCTCGGGGGGCGGTGCCGGGGTTGGCGACCCCATGACGGTCGGGGCGGGGGGCGGTTCCCAGAACGGACCGGCGGTCGATCCCCGACACCGAGCGGCGGCCGGGGCTTGGGTGCCGTGGGCGGCGCGGGCCGACTCGAGCCGACGGAACGCGATCCTATGGATACGCGAGGACCGCGACGGGGACCGGCGCCACCGACCGCAAACGGCGTCCGTGTTACGAACGCGGCGCGAAGGTGCGGTGTGTTATAGGCCCCGGGTGTCCCGGCATCCCATTCGCGGGCCCCGGGCCCGCGATCTCCGGAGCGCCCCGGGCGGTGGGCAGGCGGAAGCGGGGTGGAGCGGCGACCCACCCGGGCCTTTTAACTCTCGCGGGGAACGCCGCGGTCCCATTTCTGGGGGGCACGAGCTCGCGCGAAGGGGGCCCCGGTCCCGCCTCGTCTGCCTCCGGGCTCGCTCGGGTCGCCGGCGTCTCCCCACCCCACCCCGCCCCCCCCCGAAGATGAAAGCGAAACCCTCCGCCCAGGGGGCTCCGCCCGCGCTCTCTGGCGCCGCGGGCAGCCCCGCCCTCCATCACGTCCTGCGGCCCACCGGCGCTCGCCGCGACGGCCCGATACCCTCCTCCGCCCTCGCGACGCCGCGCCAGACGGCCACCACGCTCTGGCTGCTGGGGCTCGACGCGCCCAAGGCCCGCCCCGGGGCGGGGGCCGCGGCGGACGGCGGCGCCGAGCACGCCGCGCGCGTGCTCGTCCAGGGGGTCGTGCGGGCGGGACGGATCGCCGCGGCCCCCTCCCCCCTCCGCCACCACCTCACGCGCCAGATCACCCTGACGGACCTCTGCCAGCCGGACGCGGACCGCGCGGGGGCCGTCGTCCTCGCCCTCCGCCACCCGGGCGACTTCCCGGCCCTGGCCCGGCAGCACGCCCCCCCGGGCCGCCGGGTCGAGTGGCTGGGGGAGGCGTGGGGGCGGGTGCTCGAGGCCTCGACGACAGGGTCCTGTCGCGCCGAGAGCGGCTGCACGCGCGCGGGGCTCGTGTCGCTCAACTTCCTCGTGGCGGCGTGCGCCCCGGCGTACGACGCCAGGGAGGCCGCCGAGGCCGTCCGGACGCACGTCACCGCCAACTACCGGGGCGCGCGGGCGGGGGCGCGCCTGGACGCGCTGGCCGAGTGCCTGCGGGCCATGGTTCACACCCACGTCTTCCCACACGAGGCGCTGCGGTTTTTCGGTAGCCTGGCGTCGTGGGTGACGCAGGACGAGCTGGCCAGCGTGACCGCGGTGTGCGGCGGCCCCCACGAGGCCGCGCACACCGGCAACCCGGGGCGCCCCAGATCGGCGATCACCGTCCCGGCGTGCGCGTTCATCGACCTGGACGCCGAGCTGTGCTTCGGGCGCCCGGGGGCCGCGTTTCTCTACCTGGCGTTCACCTACCGCCAGCGCCGGGACCAGGAGCAGTGCTGCGTGTACGTCATCAAGAGCCAGCTGCCGCCGCGGGGGCTGGAGTCGGCCCTCGAGCGGGTGTTTGGGCGCCTGCGGACCACCAACACCATCCACGGCGTCGAGGACATGGCCCCCCCGCCCCCGAATCGCAACGCCGACTTCCCCCTCGCGGCCCTGGCGGCCGACCCGCGGTCCCCACGGTGCTCTCCCGGGCAGGTCGAGGCGCCGCACCGCGCCGCCCGCCTGTACCGCTGGCGGCCGGACCTGCGGGGGCGGCCCACGGCCCGCACGTGCGCCTACGCGGCCTTCGCGGAGCTGGGGGTCATGCCGGAGGACACCCCCCGCTGCATGCGGCACACGGAGCGCTTCGGGTCGGTGAGCGTCCCCGTCGTGCTCCTGGAAGGCGTGGTCTGGAGACCGGGCGAGTGGCGGGTCTGCGCCTGAGGGCGGTCCCCGCCCCCCAAACGGGCCAAAAATAAACGCTGCGTCGCTACTTCGCGTCTCGCCTCTGTTGTGTTCGTCGCCCGCGGGGGTGGGCGCGGGAGGGGCTGGGTGTGGTTGGCCGGGAACCGCCATCGGAATGAATCACCATCTGGCCTTCTGTGGCCCCACCCCCACACGGCCCGTCCATAAAGAAGCGCCCCGGCGTTCCGGGGTCACCGTCGAGAGCCGTTTCTGGCCGGAAAGTTCTGGGTTACCGCCCGCGCAACGCCGAGTCGTCCGCGCCTCGCCCGCTCCGTTCTCCCGCGACGGTGACCTCCGGCGCCCGGTCCGCTCCCGCGTTCCGCCGAAGCGCCCTCGACCCGCCATGTCCGAGTTCCGCGTTTTCGCCGCCGCCGCCGACGGGGCTGGGGCCGGCGAGCCGGCCCCCACCCTGATTCGCCACCCCCGGCGGTTTCTGTACTGCGACCGGGCCAGCGGGGTGACGGTGACGGCGGACGGAACCCCGTCGTGCCACATCACCGACAGCCGCTTCGTGCAGTGCGGGTCGCACTGCGCCATGGTCGTCGACGGGGACACCGGGACCGCGATCACCACCGCCGACGCGGCCCCCGTCGTCGTGTCTTTCGCCGCCCCCGCGGCCCGCCCCGGGGCCATGGTGTCGATCGCAACGCAGACCGACCCATCGGCACCCGCGGCCCCTGCCCCCGCGCCCGGCCCCGCTCCGGGCCGTCAGTCCGGGGAAGGGGCTCCGGACACAAGCCCCCCCGCGGCGGCCGGCCCCGCCGAGGGGGACGAGGCCGCCGGCGGCGAGCCCCCCCGTCCCCGCTCGACGTTCCCCGTGCCGCTCGAGCTCAATCGCGAGAACGCGGAGGCCATGGCCCGGTTCCTGGGCGACGCCGGCGCGCGCGACCCCAGCCTGCTCCTCAACTACTTCTGTCGGTGTGCCCGCGAGGCGGGGGAGCGGAGCGCCGGGCCGCGGACCTTCGCCTCCGAGCCCGACCTCGGGTACCGCGAGTTCGGGCTGCTGCGGTACGCGATCTACGAGCTCCAGCGCATGTTCGTGGACGTGCCGCCCATGCCCCACGACGCGTGGACGCCGGTCCGCTTCGCCGACTACGTCACGCAGCTGGTGAACAAGTTCAAGCCGCTGGTGCGGCGCTCCGACCGCCTGTACCGGCTGCTGGGGATGCTGGTCCACCTCCGCATTCGGTGTCGCGCGGTCTCTTTTGAGGGCTGGCTGCGGTCCAGGGAGATCGGGCTGGACGAGGAGCTGGTGGAGCGGCTGCGCGCCCACGAGAGCCAGCTGGTGCCCTTCTTCGACGGCCTGGAGCACGGTCCGACGCCGCGCCTCATGGAGCGCGGGCTGCAGTCGGCCCTGAAGTACGAGGAGTTCTACCTGAAAAAGATCGACGGGTGGCTCCTGGAGTCCGTGCCCCAGATGTACGCCCGCATCGCCGGGTACCTGGCGTGTCGCTCGGACCTCGCCGGGCGGGTCGTCTTCGGCCGCGATGCCTCGTGGCTGGAGATGTTCACGTACTTCTTCAACCGCTTTTACGCCCACGAGATCGTGCCCTCGACGCCCGCCATGCTGGGCCTGGGGACCCGCCGGCCCTACACGAGCAGCTGCTACCTGGTGAACCCGCAGACCCGCACGGCCCACTCCACCCTCGCGGCCATCACGCAGGACGTGGCCCCCATCCTGGCCCGCAGCGGCGGGATCGGGCTGTGCCTGCAGAGCTTCAACGACCGCCCGGGGAACGCCAGCATCATGCCCGCCCTCAAGGCCCTGGACTCCATCGTGGCCGCCTACAACGACCAGAGCCTGCGGCCCACGGGCGTGACCGTGTACCTGGAGCCCTGGCACAGCGACATCATGGCCGTGCTGCGGATGAAGGGCGTGCTGGCGGGCGAGGAGGCCCGGCGCTGCGACAACATATTCAGCGCCCTCTGGATGCCGGACCTGTTCTTCAAGCGCCTCATCCGCTATCTGGAGGGCGAGAAGGACGTCGTCTGGACCCTGTTCAGCAACAGGGGCGGCATGCACCTCTCCAGCTTCCACGGCGAGGAGTTCGAGAAGCTGTACCTGTGCCAGGAGGAGCAGGGGTTCGGGGAGGCGGTGCCCATCCAGGACGTGGCCTATGCCATCGTGCGCGCCGCGGCCACCACCGGCAGCCCCTTCGTCATGTTCAAGGACGCCGTCAACCGCCACTACATCTACGACACCCAGGGCTCGGCCATCGCGGGCTCCAACCTCTGCACGGAGATCGTCCACCCCGCCAACGCCCAGCAGAGCGGGGTGTGCAACCTGGCCAGCGTCAACCTGGCGGAGTGCGTCGTCGGCCGGACGTTCGACTTTAGCCGGCTCCGCGAGTCCGTGCGGGCGTGCGTCCTCATGGTCAACATCATGATCGACCACACGGCCCAGCCCACGCCCCAGTGCCGCCGGGGACACGACCGCCTGCGCTCGATGGGCATCGGCATGCAGGGGCTGCACACGGCCTGCCTCAAGCTGGGGCTCGACCTCGCCTCCGAGGAGTTCCGGGAGCTCAACCGCCACATCGCCGAGGTGATGCTGCTGGCGGCGATGCAGGCCAGCAACGCCCTGTGCCTGCACGGGGCGCGCCCCTTCCGCGAGTTCAAGCGCAGCGTGTTTCGCGCCGGCCGCTTCCACTGGGAGGGCTTCCCGGGCGCGCGCCCCCGGTACGAGGGCGAGTGGGAGAGGCTGCGCCAGAGCATGATGAAGCACGGGCTGCGCAACAGCCAGTTCATCGCGCTGATGCCCACCGTCGCCTCGGCGCAGCTCGCCGACGTCAGCGAGGGGTTCGCGCCCCTCTTCACCAACATGTTCAGCAAGGTCACGCGCGACGGCGAGACGCTGCGCCCCAACACGCTGCTGCTGCGGGAGCTCCGGGAGACGTTCTCGGGCCGGCGGCTGAACGAGGTCCTCGACGGGCTCGACGCCAAACAGTGGTCGGTGGAGCGGGCGCTGCCGTGCCTCGCCGCGGACCACCCCCTGCGGCGGTTCAAGACGGCCTTCGACTACGACCAGGAGCTGCTGATCGACCTCTGCGCCGACCGCGCCCCGTACGTGGACCACAGCCAATCGATGACGCTGTACGTCACGGAGAGGGCGGACGGCACCCTCCCCGCCTCCGCCCTGGTGCGCCTGCTCGCGCACGCATATAAGCGGGGCCTGAAGACGGGCATGTACTACTGCAAGGTTCGCAAGGCGACCAACAGCGGGGTTTTCGGCGGGGACGACAACCTCGTCTGCACCAGCTGCGTCCTGTGAGCGCCCGCGCCGCGGCCCCGCTCTCGCCCCAACCTCGCTCCCGCCCCGCCACTCGCGATGGACACCCCCTCGAGCACCGGAGCCGCCACCCCCCGCGACCCCGTCCCCGACCCGGAGCGGTACTTCTACACGACCCAGTGCCCGGACATCAACCACCTCCGCTCCCTGAGCATTCTCAACCGCTGGCTGGAGAGCGAGCTGGTGTTCGCGGGCGACGAGGAGGACGTCGGCGGCCTCACGGACGAGGAGCTCAATTTCTACCGCTTTCTCTTCACCTTCCTGTCGGCGGCCGACGACCTGGTGACCGAGAACCTGGGGGGCCTCTCGGGGCTCTTCCCCCAGAAGGACATCCTGCACTACTACGTGGAACAGGAGGCCATCGAGGTGGTGCACTCGCGCGTGTACAGCATCATACAGCTGGTGCTGTTTCGCAACGACGGGCAGGCGCGCCGCGAGTACGTCGCCAGGACGATCCACCACCCGGCCATCCGCGTGAAGGTGGACTGGCTGGAGGCGCGGGTGCAGGCGTGCGAGTCGGTGCCGGAGAAGTTCATCCTCATGATCCTGATCGAGGGCATCTTCTTCGCCGCCTCCTTCGCCGCCATCGCCTACCTGCGCACCAACAACCTGCTGCGGGTGACGTGCCAGTCGAACGATCTCATTAGCCGCGACGAGGCCGTGCACACCACCGCGTCGTGCTACATCTACAACAACTACCTGGCCGGGCACCACAAGCCCGAGCCCGAGCGGGTGTACCGGCTGTTCCGCGAGGCCGTCGAGATCGAGATCGGCTTCATCCGGTCGCAGGCGCCGGCCGACAGCCGGATCCTGGACGCGGCGGCCCTGGCCGCCATCGAGAACTACGTGCGCTTCAGCGCCGATCGCCTGCTGGCCCTCATCCGGATGAAGCCCCTGTTTGGCGCCCCCGCCCCCGCCCCCAGCTTCCCCCTGAGCCTGATGTCCACCGAGAAGCACACCAACTTCTTTGAGTGCCGCAGCACCGCGTACGCGGGTGCCGTGGTCAACGACCTGTAGTCTGTTCCCCCAATAAACGCCTGGGCTGTGTACTCCGTGGTCGCGGTCTCGTCTCTGCGGGCGCGCGAAAGAACGGGGGAGGGGGGGGCAATGAGCGAGCCACAGACGGCGTTTGTGCAGAGAGGGCGTTTATTGAAGAGGGGGTGGGCGGGGGCGTGCGGGCGAGCCGCTCCGCTCACTCGTCCCAGAACCTGGCCAGCACGGTCTGGTAGGGCGGGGGAGGAGCGGGCACGGTCGTCCACAGCTGGTGGAGGAAGCCGGCGGCGATGTCGGGGGTCGTGATGTGCTGGTTGACGAGCGAGCGCGCCAGGTCTTCGTCCCGGGGATCTTGGTAGATGGGGAGGCGCTTCAGCAGCGCCCACGGGCCCCTGCGCTTGGGGGCGATGATGGAGATGACGTACTTGACGTACCTCAGCTCCACGAGCTCGGTGACGGTCATCGGCTCGGGGAGCCAGTCCACGGCCTCCGCGGCGTCGTGGAGCACGTGGCGGCGGCGCCGGCGCACGTACTCGCGGTGCTCCGCGACGAGCTGCGCGTCCGGGACGGTCACGAGCTCCGGAGGGGTGAGGATCTCGGAGGAGGAGCGGGCCTTGGGGGGGGATCGCCCGCGGGGCTCCTCGGGGGGGCCGACCCGGTCGGCCCCCGCCAGGTCTTCGTCGGCGTAGTCGCCGTCGTCCCCCGCCAGCTGTCGGGAGAGGACGTCGGTCCACGAGATGCGCGTCTCGAAGACGGGAGGCGAGGGGGGGCGCCAGGGGCGCGGGGGCCCCTCGCCCCCGCGCGTCTGCCCCGGGGGGGTCCAGCCGCACTCCCGGAGGACGTCGTCGACGCTCGCCTGCGTGTTGTCGGGGTGCAGGTCCGTGTGGCAGCGCACGAAGAGGGCCAGGAACTGGGGGTAGCTCATCTTGAAGTAGCTCAGCAGGTCGCGGCAGTGGATCGTGGGGATGTAGCACGGGCTGATGTCCAGCACGATGTCGCAGCCCATGAGGAGGAGGTCCGTGTCGGTCGTGTGGACGTAGGCGACGGTGTTGGTGTGGTAGAGGTTGGCGCACGCGTCGTCGGCCTCCATGCGCCCCGAGTTGATGTAGGCGTAGCCCAGCGCCCGCAGGACGCGGATGCAGAAGCGGTGGGCGAGCTTGAGGGCGGGCTTGGCGCCGGGCCCGGGGGCGGCCGGGCGCGGGGGCGGCGGCCAGAAGCCCGCGTCCGCCGAGTGACCGCGGCGGCGCATGTTGGAGAAGGCGGTGCTGGACCGCGCGTCGGAGATGGGGGACCCGGGCGGCGAGCTGTCGAGGTCGCTCGCCTCCTCGTCCGTCCGGCACTGAGCCGTCGTGTGCGTCAGGATGGCCTTGGCGCCGAACACGGCGGCCTCGGTGCAGTCCACCCCGCGGTCGGTGACGAAGATCGGGTACAGGGCCTTCTGGGCGAACACCCGGAGGAGGCTGCACAGGCAGCGCAGCGTCATGGCCTCCCTGTCGTACGTGGGGTAGCGGCGCTGGTACTTGAGGACCAGCGTGTACATTACGTTCCACAGGTCCACCGCTATCGGGGTGAAGCAGCCCGCGGGGGCCCTCAGGGCCCGCCGCTTAATCAGATGGTGCGTGTGGGCAAACTTCATCATACCAAACAGACCCATCGCGGCGAGGGAGTTTTTTTGGGTTTTTTATTTATTTGATCTGGCGGCCAAACGGCCCCGGTAAACAACGCCGCGCGCGCGTCCCAAACAAACAATCTGGCATTCCGATACAGGACGCTTCTTATAATTGCAGCCGCGGGCAAGCCCCGTGGGGATTGGTGCGATCCCCGTTTGCGCAACCGGGTCGTGTCGCGGTTTCGGTACTCGTCTCCCGCCCGGCACCCACGGGAGGGTGTGGCCTGCCGGGCCGGAGGCGTATTTAACCGACCCGAGCCCGCCCGCCTCTTCAGTCGTCGTCACCGGCCACACCGCCGTCCGCGACCTCCCGCCCGCGTTCGGCCGGCCGCCCGCCCTCCCGACGCACCCCCCTCGTCCGCACCGGGCCCCCTCGCAACGCGTGGCCACCCCCCCTCCCGCACCACCAGCCATGGCTGACGTCCCCGAGACGGCCGACCGGGCCCCGGAACCCGGCCGGGAGTCCGACGTGGACTCCGACGACTCCTCCGACGCCCGGTCGACGGTGACCTGTCGGCTGGAGCTCCGGGGCCCCGAGCTGGACAATATGCTGCGGGCGTTTGCCCCGCTGCGCACCTGCCTGCTGGACTCCATGTTGGTGTTCGGGGAGCGGGGGCTCGTCGTCCAGTGCGCGATCTTCGGGGAGCAGGTGTTCCTGCCGCTGGGGCGCGAGCTGTTTAGCAGGTACAGTTGGCTGGGGCCGCCGGCGGCGTTCCTGTCGCTGGTGGACCAGAAGCGCTCCCTGCTGGGCGCCCTGCGCGGCGGCCAGCGCGCCGGCCCGGTCCGCATCGACATGACGATCTCCGGGGAGACGCCCCTGCGCACGCTCCGACAGCGCGTCTGGGTCGAGGACCCCGAGTCGGCGTCGGGCGCGACGGAGCTCCGCGCCGCGACGCTCATGAAGCGCGAGCTCGCGAGCTTCGTCGTGCTGCTGCCCCAGGGCCGCCCCGACGTGCAGCTGCGCCTGACGAAGCCGCAGCTCGCGAAGATCCTGGCCCTGCCCCCCGGACCCACGACTCTGGAGCTGGGGCCCAACGGGCGCTTCTCGGCGTCCGGCGGCGGCGTCTGCGTGACCTTCGCGGCGAGGGAGGAGGGCGCCGCGCCGAGCACCGCCGACTCCCAGATGCGGCTTCTGTCGCGGGCGCTGAAGAAGTCCGACCAGGCGGCCCTGGCCGCCAAGACGATCTGCGGCACGAACCTAGACCGGGCGTTCTCCACAGCCCTCGACGACGGCAACTGGCGGGCGGTGCTCAGGCGGCTCCAGGTGGGCGGGGCGACGCTCAAGTTCTTCTTCGGCTTTCCGACCCCGAGCCTCTGCGTCACGGCGACGGGCCCGAACTCGGTCTCGGCCGTGTTCCTGCTGGACCCCCGGAGCACCGACGCGGCCCCCGGGGGCGCCGACGCGGGCGCCGCTCCCCCCGCGGAAGAGACGGGGGCGCGCCCCCCCTCCAAGCGCGCGCTCTCGCCCGAAGCGACCGACGCGCCCGCCCGCAAGAAGGCCCCGGAAGACCCCGTCGACGCCGAGGCCGGCGGCTCGCCTCGGCGGCCCCCGGCCCCCGTCGCTCCGGCGAGCCCGGAGCCCGGGCTCTCGAGCGACGGGGAGGCTCGCGGGGGCGTGTACGCCCGATACTTCCCCGACCCGCCCATCCTCCGCGGGCCCCTGTTCTCGGCGGCCGCACCCGAGTCGGGCGCGGCCGCGTACGCGGACCTGGGGTTCGGGCTGTCCTGACCCGGCCGCGTCGCGCGCGAATAAACGTGACTCTGTTTCAAAACGACCGCCTCCGTCGGGTGTGTGTTTCTTCCGCCCGCGCCGAGCGGGGGCTATAAGGCGCGCCGCGGGCGCGCACGGGGGGAAGGCGGGCGACGCGAGACGATGGGGCCGGGCGCGGCGGTGGACGCGGAAGACCCGCGGGGTGGCCCCGGGAGCCCCTGCCGCCCGCTCGCGTGCGCCGCGGCCCTGGCGTGGGGCTTCGCGCACGTCTGGACGCAGGCCGCCGCGCTGGGGTTCGTGGGCTCCGTGGTGCTGCCCGCCGACGCGCGCGCCGCGTCCCCCCTCCCGGGGCTGCTCCTCGCCGGCGTGCTCGGACTGGGGTTCGCCCCCACCCACGCGCGGCGGGCGCGCCTCGCCGCCCGGGTGTGCGCCCGGGTGCGCCCGGTCGCGGGCGGCGCGGCCGTCGCGGCGTGGGTGGCCGCGGGCGTCTCTCCGCTCGCGCGGTGGTTCGCCCTGGCGGCGGCGTACGCGACGGCGGCGGTCCTGGCGGACGACACCCACCACCTCTTCGCGGCCCCCCGGTCGCTGTTTCTCGTCGCGCTCGGCGTCATCGCCGGCGGCTTCGCGGCGGGGGCCAGCGCGCGGTTCTGCCGCCCCGAGGTCGCCGGGGCGGCCGCGCTGGCCGCGGCCCTGGTGGCGGGCCTCGGGGCCTCCTCCGCCCGAGGCCGCTTCGCCGCGGCCTGCCCCGCGCACCGCCGAGAGGTCTGTCCCGACGAGGACGCCCCCCGCGGCGCTCTCTCCGAGGCCGCGCCGGACCCCGAGGCCCCCCCGCGCCGCGTGCGCGCCGAGCACGTCTGGATCCCCCTGGCCACCTTCCTCGTCGCCGCCGCGCTCGCCTCCGAGTTCGGACGCGCCCACCCCGCGTGGGTCGGCGCCGACGCCCCGCGGTCGTGGTTGGGGGTGTTTGTCCTGGGCCACGCGGCCGCGGGCCTGACGGCGCTGGCCCAGGCGCTGGTTCCGTGGGACCTCACCACCCCGCTCCTGGGCGCCCACGCCTGCCTCCTGCTCGCGATCCACCTCGTCTGGTTCTTCGCCCCCGGGCCGGCCCTGTACGCCATGCTGGGGACCGCCGTGTGGAGCTCCCTCGCGCAGGTGCTGGGGCTCCACCGCCGGCTCCGCGAGGGGGGGCCCGGCGCGGCGGGGTACGCGACCGCCGCCGTCCGGGGCCTCTTCCTCGCGGTGTACGTGTTGGGGTTGGGGGTCGGGACCGCGGTCCTCGTTGCGCGGGAAGACGCCCACCCACAATAAAAAAAAAAACGAGCGCGCGACGAGAAACCCCGTCCGGCGTCCGGTCTGCGACGGTTTCGCGCCACCACCCGGGCCCCCCGTGGTGGGGTCGGGCGGGTATAAATGGGGGGGTGGGTCGCCCCACCCGGGAGACCGGCGCGGTGGACGACGACGCGCGGGCCGGCGACCTTTCCTCTCTCTCTGCCGATCCCGCCCCGGACCGACCCTCGCTCCCGCGGCTCCGCTCGCCCGCCATGGTCGGGAGGCGCGCCGCGGGCCTGGGCCTGGGCCTGGGCCTGCTGATGTGGCTCCTGTGCGCGGGCGAGGGCGCGCCGAGGGCCGCCTCCTCGACCCCGGCGCGGGGCAACCGCACCCTCCCCGGCCCCGCGCGGGGCAACCGTACCCTCCCCGGCCCCGCGCGCGAGAGGCCGACCAAGAGCCCCCCCGTCCCGTTCCGCTGCAAGCGGCCCGACGTCTCCGCGCACTACGGCGGCCGCGTGGCGGTGGCGTGTCGGTTCCCGCGCCCCACCGGAGAGTTCCGCCTGCAGATCTGGCGGGTCGCGCCGGCCGGCGGCGAAGACGACCGCCTCGGGCCCATCGAGCCGGGGGCGGTGCTGGTTAACGTCACCGTCCCGGCCGGCGGAAGGCTGGTCTACGACAGCGCCCCCGACCGGGCGGGCGAGCGGGTGCGCTGGGCGGAGGGGGCGGGCCCCGGGGCGCACCCCCCGCTGTACTCGGTCGACGGGACCTTCCCCACGCAGCGCCTCGTGGTGCACGAGCTCACGCGCGCGACCCAGGGGTCGTACCTCTGGACCCGGGGCCCCCCCGAACACCCCCACCGCTACGGGACCTGGACGCGGGTGCGCATGGTCCGCCGGCCCTCCCTCTCCATCCGCCCGCACACGGTGCTGGAGGGCGAGCCCTTCGGGGCCACGTGCGTGGCCGCCGACTACTACCCGGGCGACGGCGCCGCCTTCCGCTGGTTCGAGGGCGGCGACGAGGTGGCCGCTCCGGAGCGGGTGCGCACCCGCGTCGACGCGCGGCGCGACGGCTTCTCGGCCACCTCGACCCTGACGTCGGAGGCGCGGGCGGGCCTGGCGCCCGCCCGCAACCTCACCTGCGAGTTCACCTGGCACCGCGACGCGGTGTCCTTCTCGCGGCGAAACGCCACCGGTGCCCCGACGGTGCTGCCGCGGCCGACCATCGAGATGGAGTTCGGGGGCGACGAGGCCGTCTGCACGGCGGCCTGCGTCCCCGAGGGGGTCGAGCTGCGGTGGCTGCTGGGCGCCGACCCCGCGCCCGCGGAAAACGCCGTCGTCGCCGGCGGGCCCTGCCCCGGGCGCCCCGGGCTCGCCCGCCTGCGCTCCGCCCTGCCGCTGTCGCGCGAGCACAGCGAGTACACCTGCCGGCTCGTCGGCTACCCCGCGACCGTCCCCGTGCTGGAGCACCACGGCCGCCACGAGCCCCCGCCCCGCGACCCCGTGGGCCAGCAGGTGACCACCGCGCTCGAGTGGGCCGGCGTCGCCGCGGGGTCCGCGGCCGCGATCGGGCTCGCCGTGGGCGTCGGCGTCTGCGCGCGCCGCGCCCTCGAGAGGAGGCGCCGGGTCCGCGCCGGGCGTCGGCCGGGCGACGGCGCGCGGAGGGGGTGACGGCGCGCGGAGGGGGTGACGGCGAGGGAGGGGCCGGAGAGGCGGCGCCGCCCCGGCCGCACAAAAGCGGACCCCGGGGCCCCGGCGACGCCCAGACGATCCGTCGCTCGTCTCGCCGCGCGCCTTTCCGCGCGCCCCGCCCCCTCGATCCGCCCGAGGCCTCCGCCCACGCCCGTCGCCTCCCCCGCCGCCGGCGCGCGAGCCCCGACGATGGCCGCCCCGGCCCCCGAGCGCCTCGGCTACCGCCCCCTGGCCCCCGGGGGCCGTCTCGCGGCTCCCGGGCGCCTCCCGGCGGCGGCGTGGCTGCTCGCGGGGGTCGTCTTGGGGGTCGTCCTGGTCCTGGCGGGGCTCGTCCTGGCGGTGCCCCGCGCGGCGTGGGGCCTCGCGCCCTGCGGGGCCGGGTGGCTGGAGTTCAACGCGGGGTGCCTGGCCTGGGACCCGACCCCCACGGACTACGAGGGCGCGGCCGGCGGCTGCCGCGCCCCCGCGACCCTCATCCCGCGCGCCGTCGCCAAGCAGCTCGCCGCGGTCGCGGGCGTGGGCGCGCGGGCGTCGGGCGCGTACTGGTGGGTCAACGGCGACGGCATCAAGGCCTGCCTGCGCCCCTCGGACGGCGTCGGCGGGATCGACCAGTTCTGCGAGGGCCCGGCGCTGCGCATCTGCCATCACCCCCGCGACGCGGGGGGGTTCGTGACCTTCGTCCTCGGCGCCCGCGACGCGCTGGGGCTGCCGTAGTTCTCCGTCCCGCGCCCCCGCCCGCGCGTTTCCCCCCGGTCTTCCCCACCCCACCCACCCCACCCGGACGGCGAGCCGGGCAATAAACAGACACACGCGAGCGCGAGGTTCTGGTCGTTGCGGTTTATTGGGGGCGACCGGGGCGGAGGGGATGGGGGCGCGGGGCCGGGCGCCCTCCCCGGGCGAGTCAGCGGCTGTGGTGTCCTCCGTCGTGCCTGAGCTTGGTGAGCATGGCGCTCAGGGCGGCCAGGTTCGCCTCGCCGGTGGGGTCGAGGGCGCCCGCTCTGGGGCGGTGCGCCGGTAGGTTCGGGGGCTCGGGCCCGGCGGCGGCCGGGGGCGGGGAGAAGAGGGGCGAGTCGCCCCAGCCGTAGATGGGGTTATCCTCCTCGACCCACAGCGAGGTGGGCGGAGACAGCATGGGCGGCTCCCCGGCCTCCTCCATCGGCCGCGGGAGGAGGTTCTGGTAGATCCGGGGGGTGGGGATCTCCTCGTAGACGGGCTCCTCCGAGTCGCTGAGGTCCTCGTAGACGGGGTCGTCGTCCGGGGCGTCGGCGAGGCGCGGGTGCCGGCCGGCCCGGGCCGGCCCGCCGTCGTCCTCGTCGCAGGGGACCAGGTACGGGTCCTCGGGGGGCGCCGCGACCGACGGGCCGCCCCGCAGCGTCTCGGTGCGGCGGTTGCGGGGCGGCGGGTGGGGCGGCCCGTCCATGCGCGTGTAGTACGTGCTCGCCGACGGGGGGGCGGCGGGCGACGGGTCCCGGGCGGCCCCGGCAACGAGCCGCCGCAGGGCGCCGAGGGAGTCGACGCTCTCCCGGCCGGCGTCCCGGGCGCGCTGCGCCCGGGCGCGACGCGCGCACGCGGGCGTGGAGCCGGGGCGGGCCCGGACGGGACGGCGCGGCGGGCGCGGGGGCGGGGGGTCGTCGTCCTCGCGCGCCGCCGCGGCCTCGGGCGGCGCCGACAGGAGGCGCAGCGAGGCCTCGTAATGGGCCGACGGGACCCCGGTCCGGAAGAGCTCCGTCGCCAGCGCCGCCTCGAACCACGCCTTGACGCTGCGCTCCATCCGGGCCCAGCTGGACGCCGTCATCGTCGGAAAGAGGGGGGCGGTGGCGCGACAGAAGCGCTCCTGGCGCTCGACGGCGGCCCGGAGGTGCTCGTTGTTCAGGCTGCCCGAGGCCCAGACGACGTAGCCCGCCAGGGCCGCGTTCAGCAGGTACTGGGCGTGGTGGTGGACGATGGACACCACCTCCACCGTCGACACGATGGTATCGACGGTGCCGTCCGTGGTGGAGGCCCGCTTTCCGCGCTCCCACAGGTGGGCCACGAGCCGCAGGTGCCCGAAGACGTCGCAGACGGCCGCCCGCAGGGCCATGCACTGCATGGAGCCCGTGGTGCCGCCCGGCCCCCGGTCCAGGTGCCGGGCGAACGCGTCGGCCGGGGCGGGGGCCGCGCGGGCCGGGGCCGCGCACCGGCGGCCCGTGGGGTCCAGGCGCCGGCAGACCTGCCCGTCGGCCGTCTGCACCATCCAGTCGGCCCAGTCGTACAGCGCGCACGAATAGGCCAGGATCTCGCCGAGCCGCAGCGCCGTGTCGGCGCTGGGGCGGCAGGGGTCGTCGGGGCGCATGAAGAACATGTACTGCTGGAGGCGGTGGATGGCGTCGCGCAGGCCCACCACCGCGGCGGCGTACCTGGCGGACTGGGCGCTGCTCTTGAACGGGGCCCGCGCCAGGAGCTTGGGGACCAGGGCGGGGCGCAGCAGCACCTGGAGGCTGGGGTCGCCCTCGCCCGGCGGGCTCTCGGGGATCCGCAGCCCGCCCGTCGCCACCGCCTGCAGGTGCTTCCAGTACTGCGCCAGGATGGCGCGGCAGAGGCCGCCGCTCGACGCCCCCGCCTCCGCCAGGGACTCCGCCGCGGCCGCGGCGTAGTGCTTAAAGTACTCGCAGTTGGGGTCGCCCGTTATGCCGTCCACGACCAGGCTCTCGGGGACGGAGTTGTGGCGCCGCGCCGCCAGCTGCGCGGCGCGCGCGGCGCCGGTGAGGAACGCGGGCTGCAGGTCGTCGGAGCGCTGCCGCAGGGCGCCCACGGCCGCGCCGACGAGCCCCTCCGGCGTGGGGAGCAGGCAGCCGCCAAAGATGCGCGTCGACGCCGCGCCCGCATCGGGGCGGTGCGCCGCGCCGGCCGGGGCCAGGCAGCTCGCCAGCCTCAGAAAGCTCGTGCCGCGCGTGCGTCGTTGCATGGCGGACGCGCGCTCGAGCGGGGATCGTCCTGGGAGTGTGGTCGGGGCCGGCCCGCCGGAGCGCCTTATATCCGCGGGCGGCGGGGCGTGGTGGCGGGGCGTGGTGGCGGGGCGTGGTGGCGGGGCGTGGTGGCGGGGCGTGGTGGCGGGGCGTGGTGGCGGGGCGTGGTGGCGGGGCGGCGGTCACCGCGCCGGCAGGCCCGCCGCCCGCCGCCCGGACACGTGCGCCCGGAGCGCGGCCGCCTCCTCGTCGCCCATGAGGAGCCGCCGAAACTGCGACCGGATATCCGCCACCCGCGCCCGGGGCCCGAGCGCGGACGCGCCGCGCCCCAGGGGCGCGGGGGGGAAGTGCTCGGACTGCTCCAGCAGGAACCGCGGGGCCACGGTCCCGGCGCCCGCCGCCGGGGGGCGCGAGGCCACCGGCCTGAGGTCGATGCGCCGCGAGGCCGCCCGCGCGTCGGCCCAGAACCGCGAGGGTGTGGTGCGCGAGTAGAGGGGGGCGGCCGCCCGGAGCACGCACGCGTACCGCAGCGGGGTGTAGGCGCCCACGGCGGGCTCGCCGCGCCCGCCGTCGAAGGCCGCGGCGGCGAGGCAGGCCAGCACCGCGTCGGCAAACCCCAGCAGGCGCTGGAGCACGAGGGCGCCGGCCAGGAGCGCGCGCGCCGCCGCGCGGGTCGCGCCGGGCCGGGCCTCGGCCTCGGGGCCGCCGCCCGCGCGGGCGTGGCGGAGCGCGACCGTCGCCAGCGCGGTGTGCAGCGCGTAGACCGCGGCGACCAGCACCGCGTTGAGGGCGCAGTCGCCGAGCGCGCGGCGGCCGGCCTCCGTCCCGAAGGCCTCGTCCTCGGCGTCGACTACCGCCGGGCTGCCCAGGGGCAGGGCGTGAAACAGCTCGGCGAGCAGGGCCTCCCGGAGCGCGGGGTGCGCCGAGCGCGGGTGCAGGCGCGCGCCCACCGCCACCGACAGCCACTGGACGGTCTGCTCCGCGAGCACCGCCAGGACGTCGAGGACGCGCCCCAGAAAGGCGGCCTCGCGCGCCGCGAGGCAGCGGATCGCGTCCGGGTGGACGCGGGCCAGCAGGGCCCCGGTGGCGACGTACGTCAGGCGCGCCGCGTGGCGAACGGACACGCGGCACTCGCGGTCGAGCAGGGCGCGCAGCTCGGCCCAGTAGGCCAGGGACCCCCCGGAGCTGCGGAAGGCGGCCGCCTCGGGCCCGGTCTGGGGCGCCGCGAGTCCCCGGGTCGCCAGCAGGGGGACCGCGGAGGCCTCGACGGGCTGCAGCGCCGTCAGGCGGGCGAACTGCCGGCGCAGCTCTCCGGTCCGGGCGTCGGCGGCGGCTCCGGCCTCGGCGTGCAGGCGCTCGCCGCACAGGCGGCCGTTCGCGGCCACCCGCACGACGGCGTCGGCGAGGAAGTTCACGGCGTGGTAGGGGGTCGTCCGCAGCTGGCGGTCGGTGAGCTCGCGGAGCGCGTGTCCGGTGAGGTGCCAGGCCAGCTCCTGGCCCTGGCGCAGGGTCCGGCGGTAGAAGACCGCCGGGTCGTCGGGGGCCCCCATGTGCATGTCGCCCACGGGCGCGAGGTTAAAGGCCCCGTGGGGGCACGGGTACAGGCACGCCGGGTTTCCCATGGCCATGGCGGCGTGCACCGACTCGTCCCACGCGGAGATCCGAGGGCCCATCTGGTCGATGGGGAGCAGCGCCAGAGCCTCCTCCCGCGGCAGGCGACCCTCCAGGATCTCGATCTTGGCCGGGGGGCGGGCCCGGGGGCACTCCGCCCCCGCCGCGCCCGGGTAGTCGCCCTCGTCGAACGCCAGCTCGGCCGCGAACAGATCGGATGGCAGGAACCGCGGTGGCGAGCCCGCGAGGGCGGCCAGGATCTCCGACGCGTCCACCGCCCCCAGGTACCCCCGGGGGCGCGCCGAGCCCGGCCGCCCGGAGGCGCGGCGGCCACGTTCCCGGGGGGCGGACGCGCGCCGCCGCCGCCCGGGGGCGTCCGGGGCCGTGGACGCCCGACGGCGGCGCGGGGGCGGTTCCTCCGCCCCGTCGGAGTCGCCGCCCCCAAAGACGGACCGCAGGTACCCGACGATGCCCGTGCCGCCGGCGGGGCCGGCGGCGTCGTCGCTGTCGTAGTCCATGACGTCGTCCTCCTCCTCTCCGCCCTCCGCGGGCGGGGGCCGCGGGCCCGTGGACGTCCGGCGGCGTCTGGCGGACATGCCCGGACTTGTGGAGCAGCCCTTCCCTCCTGCGCACGCCCGGACTCGGCGCGGCGGGCGGGGGCGGAACGGGGCGAGGGAGGCGGGACGGACCTAGGATCTGCCGGTCGGTGTCGCGCGACCGGAATGACCGGGGCGGGACGGGTCGGGGGGCTTTATAGAACGCCGGGACCGCGACGGAAGCGCCCGAAGCGCCCGCGGGCGCGCGGCGGGTTTCGCGCGCGTGGGCCGCGTACCGCCGGGGCGTGGCTTCCGCCTCCGTCCCCGCACCCCCCCCCCCCATATACACACCCACCACCCCCTCCCCCGCGACGGAAACAAACGAACACCGGGGCCGCGGATCGGGTGCGCGCTACCGCGAGTTTATTCGGGTCGGTCGCGTTGTGTGTCGGTGTCGGGCGCGTGTGCGGAGACCCTAACGCGAGGCCGCGACGGGGCCGGAGAGGATGAGGGGGGCTGGTGTGAGGCTGGCGACGAGTTCGGGGGCGGGGCGACATCAGCCCCCGAACTCGTCGATGCCCAGCGCGTCGGTAAACATCTGCTCGAACTCAAAGTCCGCCATGTCCAGAGACGCGTAGGCGGCGGCGTCGAGCGTCCCCGCGTGGTCGTCGTCCCCGAGCAGCGTCAGGTCAAAGTCGTCCAGGGCCTCCGACGGCGTCATCGACGGCGACGCGTCGAGACATAGCTCGTCGCCCAGACTCACGTCCGTGCGCGGGACGGTCGACCGGCGCCGCCGCGGCGAGCCGGTCGCGAACGAGAGCCTCGGGGGGGGCGGGGGGGCGTCGGGGTCGTAGTCGGCGTCGTCGGGCAGCTCGAGTAGCCCCTCGATGCTCGATCCGTAGTTGGTCCTCTCGCGGCGGCGGCTGTACGCGTGCTCCCGGAGCACCTCGGCGCCCTCGGAGCCGGCGGACCCTTCCGAGTACGCGTCCAGCTTGACGCGGATCAGCGTCATAAAGTACCCGGAAGACCGCGCCTGCTGCGTCTGCAGCGCGGGCGCCGCCGTCAGCGCGGCCCCGGGCTCCTCGGTGGCCGCGCTCCGGATGAGCGGCAGGTTCAGGCGCTCGCGGACGTGGTTGAGCTCGCGCAGGCGCGCCGCGGAGACGGGCGCCCCCCGGACGCTGATGGCGCCGTGCACGAACAGGAGCGGCTGGAACAGGCACGACAGCTGGCGCGCCTGCTCCAGGTCGCAGCGCAGGCCCTCGAACAGGTCCTGGCGCATCACCTGCTCCGCGTAGACGGCCCAGAGAACCTCCCGGGCGAGGAAGAGGTACAGGTGCAGAAACATCACGCGCGCCAGGCGCGCCGTCTCGCGGTAGTACCGCTCCGCGACGGACGCGCGGAGCATCTCCTGCAGGTCACGGGGGCGTCCCTTGAGCGCCGCCTGGCGGTGCAGCTGCCGCGTGCTGGCGCGCAGGTAGCGGTACAGCGCGGAGCAGAAGTTGGCCAGCACGCGCCGGTAGCTCTCCTCGCGGGCGCGAAGCTCGGACTCGAAGAAGCGCGTCAGGGCCGCGCAGTACGCGGGCAGCCCCTCCCGACGCGCCGGGAGCGAGGGAAACGGCGCGCTCCCGTGGGCGCGGATGTCTATGGGGGCGCGGTCGGGCGCGTGGGCGTCGCCCCAGGCCACCACGTCGCCGGGCAGCGTCGATAGGAACCGGCACTCGCGGTAGAGGTCGGGATTGGCGGGGAGCCCCGAAAAAAGGTCCTCGTTCCAGCTGTCTAGGATCGTGCACAGCGCGGGCCCGTCCCCGAAGCCCAGGTCCTCGAGCAGGCGGTTGTAGAGGGCCGCCGGGGGGATGGGGACGGGCGGCGGCGGCATAATCTGCGCCTGGCTGAGTCGGGTCGTGGCGTACGGCCTCGGGGCCGTCGCGGCGTCGGGAAGCTCCGCGCCCCCGGTGGGACGCCGGGGGGGCGAGGCCCCATCGGTGTCCATGTCCGCGAACAGTTCGTCAAACAACGACTCCATGCCCGGGGGCCGGCGGGCGGGGGCGGCGAGACGGGAGGGACGGAAAGCGAGCCGAGAAGAGAAAGGGCGCGAGAGACGCACGCCTCGACGTCTGACGACCCGTCTGGTCGGGTCGCGTATTTAAGCACCACCCACCCCGACCCCGACCCCCGGCCCGCCGCCGGACCCCGTGACCTCCCCGCCCCCATCCACCCGTCCCTCCCCTCCCCCGAGGGCGAAAGAGACGACGAGACGTCATTCGTGTTTCGTGCGTGTTTATTCGATCGCGGCGGCGCCGCGGGCCGGGGCCCCGAAGCGGGGAGGGGCGGCTACTCTGGCGGGCGGCGGCGAGAGGCGGACCGGGCCCCGGTTCGGTCCCGGGCCCCGGTCCTCCCGCGAACGGCCACGTCCACCTCCTGGGCGACCTCGGGCGAGATGAGCTCGTTGGCGCGCGGGACCAGGTTCAGGCCCTCGCAAACGATGATGCGGATGTTGGTGGCCCCCAGCAGGTCGTTCAGTTCTTCGTCGTTGCGGGGGTGGGAGAGGTCCCAGAGCTGGGCCGCTGCCATGCGGGCGTGCGTGGCCGCCACGCGGCCCACGGCCGCGCAGAAGGTGCGCTTGTTGAACCCGGCGACGCGGGGGGTCCAGGGGGCCGTCGGGCTGGTGGGGGCGGTGCTGAAGTGCAGTTTCCTGGGCACCACCGCGGGGGTGGCCTGGCCCTTGGGCGCGGCGGGGGCGAGCGCGTCCGCCGCGCAGGCGCTCTTTCGGGTCCGCGGCGCCGAGGCTCCCTTTGGGTTGGGGGGGTCGCGGGGGGAGGGGCTCTCGGCGGCGCGCGCGCGGGCCCTGGAGGTAGCGGCCCCCCTCGCGCCTCGCGAGCTCGGCGCCTCCGGTTGCGCGTGCGGCCGGCGCGACGGTCTGGGATCTGCCGGGCGCTCGTCTTCCGAGGACGAGCCGGTCGCGTACGGGTAGTCGGCGCGCGCGGTCTCTCGGGGGCGGTCGTGGCGCGCCGCCTGCGAGCGCCCGCGGGCGCGGCCCGCGGGCTCCTCGAAGGAGACGCGCGCGGGCGAGGGGTCCGGCGCGATGAAGTCGTAGTATACGTCGGCCTCGACCTCGTCGGTGCCGTGGGGTTTGGGTCTGGGGAATCGGCGGGATGCCATACTCGCGCGGGACGGGCTCGAGGTCGAGAGAGACGCGGGAGGCGGGCCGCCCGAGGAAGCGGGAGGGCGGAGAGAAGAACGTGAGCACTCGGCGAGGAGGGAGGGGCGCGGAGAGAGGACGGGGAGCGGAGGACGGCGAAGGCGACCGGGCCCGGCGGCGGAGTGGGTGCCCGGCCGTCGTCACGGGGCGTCTTATAGGGCCTGGTTCTCGGGGCGAGCCAATCCACAGGTGGCTCGCGGGAGCAAAGACACGCCCCGAGACAAGGCGCCGTCGGGCCGGGGAGGGACGTCCGCGGCGGGGGGGAGGGGGTCTGCGACCCGGACGGCGCCCCGGCTTCCGTTTGGGGCCGGGGCGTTCCGCCTCCGCCCGCCGACGACGACACGCGCTAGGGGTCCCGGGCCGCGAATAGCCCCCGGACCACCCAGTAGACGTGCGTCCCCAGAGAAACGCCCAGTGACGCCATACCGAGATAAAAAGGCACCAGCACCCCCGGGGCGGACACGTACTCGGCCCCGCGCCCGCCGCAGAAGTCCCCCGCGGAGCTACCCTGGGCGCGGCCGGCTAGGGCGTCGACGACGCAGAGCGCCAGGAGCCAGAAGAAGAGCACGCGCGCACCCATCCTCCCGCCCGACGATGGATTCGCAGCCGGACGCGCCGGTGATCCTGATCGCCCCCAACGGCGCGACGCGGGGAGCCGAGGGAGAGTGGCGCGTGGGTGTGGCTGCCTGCGCCTCTTCCGTGCGACTGAGCCTGGCCAACCGGCGGGAGGTGGCTTTTGCCCCCGCGGGCGGCGCCGCCTCGGGCTGGGCCGTCGGGCGGGTCCCCCTGGATCTCCGGGTGGCGATGCCGACGGACTTCTGCGCGGTGGTGCACGCGCCCCCGACGGCCGGGGCGCCCTACCGCGTGGCGCTCGGTCTTATCGACTCCGGCTACCGCGGAACCGTCCAGGCCGTCGTCCTCGCCCCCGGGGAGACCCGCCGGTTCGCCCCCGGTGAGCTCAGGGTGGACCTCACCTTCGTCCGCGTCTCGGGGTCGCCGCTCGGCCTCACGACCCCGGTCTTCCTGTGCTCCGCCCCGGGGGCCAAAAGGCCCCGGCGGACCGAGCCCGCGCCCCCCCACGCCAACCCCTGGCGGGGGCGCGAGCCCGCGGCGCGCCTGCGCCGCGGGATCTACGTCACCTACACCGGGGAGCTGCGGGAGGAGGCCCCCGGGGCGGACGGGGACGGCGCGGTCGAGGCACCCGCGTTCGTCCCGAAGCGCGCCGAGGACGCGGGCATCGACATCGTCGTCCACAAGCGCGTGGAGGTCCCGGCCGGAGGAACGGTGGTGATCCAGCCGTCGCTGCGCGTGCTGCTGGCGGCCGGGGGCGCGGAGGCCTACTACGTCCTGGGACGCTCGTCGCTGAACTCGCGGGGCGTCCTGGTGACCCCCACGCGATGGCTGCCCGGGCGCCAGTGCGCGTTCTCCGTCCACAACATCACGGACGCCCCGGTCTTCCTGGAGCCCGGCTCGAAGGTGGCCCAGCTGCTGGTCGCGGGGTCGGACGCGCTCCCCTGGGTGCCCCCCGACAACGTCCCCGGGGACGGCGTCCTCCGCGCGTACCCCCGGGGCACCTCCCCCGCACGCGCCACAGACGCCCCCCCGGCCCTCCCGCGTCTGGTCTTCACCGCCGAGTTCGACGCCGAAGCCCCGCCCAGCGAACGGGGCACGGGGGGGTTCGGGTCCACCGGGATCTGACGGGACCGCCCCCATTTAATAAAACAGAGTCCGTAACTACGAGCGGGTCGCGAGTGGTTTCGTGGGGGCGGGCGCCGGGGGACGGGAGGACGAACGACACACGACAGAGACGCGCGGGTCTGGGTCGAAGGTGCGATTTTTATTAGCCGGCGTGCGCTAGGCCAGAAGAAGCGGGCGATCGGTAACCGGGGTCCTGGACCGGCCCGAAACGGGGGCCGTTGCCTCGGGGCGGGGTTCGCCGCCGGGGACCGCGGGGGTGACGGGGGCTGGGGGCGCGGCGAGGGCGGGAGGCGCGGCGAGGAGCGGCGGGGGTGCCGCGCAGACCTGCCGCGCGGCGGACGTCGTCTCGCCGCAGAGCCCCAGAGCCCGCTCGGCGATGGCCACGTCCTCCATGACAACGTCGCTCTCCGCCATGCTGCGGATGGCCTGGGCGACGAGCACGTCGGCCGACTTGTCCGCGGCCCCGACGGACATGTACATCTGCAGGATGGTCGCCAGGCACGTGTCCGCCAGGCGGCGCATCTTGGCGCGGTGGGCCTCGACGGGGCCGTCGAGGCTCGCCGTGTCGGGGCCCAGCTGGTGGCGAGACAGCCGGTCGAGGTTGACCATGCAGGCGTGGTAGGTGCGCGCCAGGGCCCGGGCCTTGACGAGGCGCCTCGTCTCGTCGAGGGACTCGAGGGCGTCGTCGAGCGTGATGGGGGCGGGCAGCAGCGCGTTGACGACAGTCAGGGCCTCGCGGAGACGCGGCTCCGCCTCCGAGGGCGGGACCGCCGCGCGGACCATCTCATATTGCTCCCGGGGGCGCGCCCCCCAGCCGCAGAGCGCCCCGAGAAGACCGGCCATCGCGCGGTGAGGCGTGTGCCGTTCGCTCGTCGCCCGGATGGCCGCGGAGGCCTCGCTCGCGGGGCCGCAGGTGGAGGTGACGGCGCTGTACGCGACGGACGGCTGCGTGATCACCTCCTCGATCGCCCTGCTGACGAACTGCACCCTGGGGGCCGAGCCGCTGTACGTCTTCAGCTACGACGCGTACCTTCCCGACGACCCGCCGGGGACCGCGAGCGAGAAGGCGCGCTACGAGCGGAGCCTGGCGCTCTACCGGCCCTCGGGGGGTCTGAGTGGCGAGACGTTTCGTGTGACGTTCTGTTTATTGGGGACGGAGGCGGGCGGGGTCGGGCACCACGCCCGGGCCCGCGGGCGCGTGCGCCCCATGTTCGTCTGCCGCTTCGAGCGCGCGGACGACGTCGCCGCGCTGCAGGAGGCCCTGGGTCGCGGGGCCCCGCTGGCGCCGGCGCACGTCGCCCGCACCCTCGACGCGGAGGCCACCTTCGCCATCCACACCCCCCTGATCCTGGCGCTGACCGTCGCGGTCAACGGCGCCGGCCCGCGCACGGGGCGCACCGCGGCGGCCGCGGAGTACGCGCCCGGCGAGTCGCTGCGCTCGCTGGTGGCGCGCGCCCCGCTCGGGCAGCGCGGCCTGACCACGCTCTTCGTGCACCACGAGGCGCGCGTGCTGGCCGCCTACCGGCGGGCCTACTACGGCAGCGCGCAGAACCCCTTCTGGTTCGTCAGCAAGTTCGGGCCGGACGAGAAGAGCCTCGTGCTCGTGGCGCGCTACTACCTGCTGCAGGCGCTGCGGCTGGGGGGCGCGGGGGCGACCTACGACCTGCAGGCCATCAAGGACGTCTGCGGCACGTACGCCGTGCCGCACGTGCCGCGCGCCGACGCCCCCGGCGCCGCGGCGCTGACCTCGTTCGCGGCCGTCACCCGGTTCTGCTGCACCAGCCAGTACGCCCGCGGGCCCGCGGCCGCGGGGTTCCCCCTCTACGTCGAGCGGCGCATCGCCGCCGACGTCCGCGAGACCGGCGCCCTGAAGGAGTTCATCGCGCACGACCGCGGCTGCCTGCGCGTGTCGGACCGCGAGTTCATCACGTACATCTACCTGGCCCACTTCGAGTGCTTCAGCCCCCCCCGCCTGGCCGGGCACCTCGACGCCGTGACGACTCGCGACCCCGACCCCGCGGCCGCGACGGACCGGCCGTCGGGGCTGGGGCGGGAGGCGGTGGAGCGGTTTTTCAGCCACGTGCGCGCGCAGCTGAACATCCGCGAGTACGTGCGGCAGAACGTGGCGCCGCGGGAGGCCGTGCTGCGGGGCGCGGTCGCGGAGGCCTACCTGCGCGCTCGCACGTACGCCCCCGCGGGGCTGGAGCCGGCGCCGCGCTACCGCGGCGCCGTCGACTCGTCCACCGGGATGCTCGGGCGGCTGGCGGAGGCGGAGCGGCTGCTGACGCCCCACGGCTGGCCCGCCGCCCCGCCCAAGGCCGGCGAGGGAGACGGGGGCGCGGGGGCGGCACCGGGGTGCGGCATCGTGCGGCGCCTGCTGCGGCTGGCCGCCACGGAGTCGCACGCGGACACGCCCCCGGCGATCGCGGCCCTGACGCGAGACGGCCGGACGCAGACCCCGCTGCCCGTGTACCGGATCGCCATGGCGCCCCGGGGGCAGGCGTTCGCCGCCCTGGCGCGCGACGACTGGGACCGCGTCACGCGGGACGCGCGTCTCTCGGCGGCGGACGTGGCCGCCGCGGCGGGCGCCTCCCCGCGCGACCCCGGGGCGCTGGGGCTGCGGCTGACGTGGCGCGTGCACGCGCGGAACCCCGTGACCGCCCCCTCGACCGCCCCGACGGCGGCCGGGCAGATGTACGCGAACCGCAACGAGATCTTCAACGGCGGCCTGGCGGTGACGAACGTCGTGCTGGACCTGGACGTGGCCCTGCGGGAGCCGATTCCGTTCGAGCGACTGCACGGCGCGCTGGGCCACTTCCGGCGCAGCGCCCTGGGTGCCGTGGCGCTGCTGTTTCCGGCCGCCCGCGTCGACCCGGACGCGTACCCCTGCTATTTCTTCAAGAGCGCGTGCCGCCCCCGGGTCGCCGCGCGCGACCCGGGTCTCGGGGGGGACGAGGAGTACGGCGACGGCCCGGGGGTGGGCGCGGGGGACGACGACGGCGACCCGGACGCCGAGGCGCTGGCGTCCGGGGGCGTCGACGAGGAGGCGGCGTATCTGGACGCGCTGCACGAGCCCCCGCCCGCGGAGGCCGCCTCCGCCCCTCCGGAGTCACCGCGGTGCACGTGCGCCCAGAAGATCGGCCTGCGGGTGTGCCTCCCCGTCCCCGCCCCGTACGTCGTCTTCGGGCCGACGACGATGCGCGGGGTGGCGCGGGTGATCCAGCAGGCGGTGCTGCTGGACCGGGACTTCGTGGAGGCGGTCGGGGGGTACGTGCGGGACTTCCTGATGGTGGACACGGGCGTGTACGCCCACGGCCACAGCCTGCGGCTGCCGTACTTCGCGAAGGTCACGGACGAGGGGCTGGCGTGCGGGCGCCTGCTGCCGGTGTTCGTGGTGCCGCCGGCGTGTCGGGACGTGGCGGCGTTCGTGGCCGCCCACGCGGACCCGCGGCGCTTCCACTTCCACGCGCCGCCCGCGACGGCACCGGACGCGGGCGAGCTGCGCGTGCTTCACAGCCTGGGCGGGGACTATATCAGTTTTTTTGAGCGGAAGGCGTCCCACAACGCCATCGAGCACTTTGGGAGGCGGGAGAGCCTCGCGGAGGTCCTGGGGCGCTACGACGCGCGACTGGGAGTGGGGGAGACGGTGGAGGCGTTCGCGCTCGAGCTGCTGGGGCGGGTCGTCGCCTGTCTGGAGACGCACTTTCCCGAGCACGCCCACGAGTACCAGTCCGTGTCCGTCCAGCGGGCGCTCGTCCAGGACGACCGAGCGCTGCTGCAGCTGGTCCCGTCCCGGGGGGGGCCACAGCACGGACTGTCGTGCCTGCGGTTCAGACACGGCCGGGGCAGCCGCGCGACCGCCCGGACGTTCCTGGCCCTGAGCGTGGGCGCGAGGAACGGGCTGTGCGTGTCGCTGTGCCAGCAGTGCTTCGCCAGCAAATGCGACAGCAACCGGCTCCGGACCCTGTTCACCGTTGACGCCGACCCGCCGCCATGCTCGCCGTGCGCTCCCTGCGGCACCTCACCACCCTCTGCCTCGTGACGGCCTACGGGCTGGTGCTGGGCTGGTACGTCGTGTTCGGGGCGAGCCCCGCCCGCCGATGCATCTACGCGGTGCGGCCCGTCGGCGCGAGCAACGACTCGGCGCCCGCGTGGATGCGGGTCAACAAGTCGCTCCTGCTGCTGTCGGGGGAGCGGGCGCCCCCCGAAGACCCGCGGGACCCCGCCGCGCTGTGCCGCGGCGACGTAATCGGCGGCCACGCCGTGTCGCCGCCGCCCGGCTCGGGGCTCCGGGTCGTGGTCGTGCACGAGGCGGTCAACTGCCTGGCGGCCCTGTGGGACACGCAGGTGCGGCTGGTCGCGACCAGCTGGTTCCTGTACCTGGCGTTCGTGGCGCTGTACCAGCGCCGCTGCATGTTCGGGGTGGTGAGCCCCGCGCACAAGATGGTGGCGCCCGCGACGTACCTGCTGAACTACGCCGGGCGCGTCGTGTCGAGCGTGCTCCTCCGCTACCCCTACACGAAGCTCACGCGGCTGCTGTGCGAGCTGTCCGTGCAGCGGCAGAGCCTCGTGGAGATATTCGAGGCCGACCCCGTGACCTTCCTGTACCACCGGCCCGCCATCGGAACGGCGGTGGCCTGCGAGATCCTCCTGCGCCTGGCGAGCCAGGGGCTGATCGTCAGCACGGCGGTCGTCCCCTGGGGCGCGTGCGCCATCGCCTATCCGATGTTCCTCAACATCATCACGTGGTGCTTCACCTCCGCCATCCTGCTCGCGGAGCTGTATTTCGTCATACGAGGCGACTCGGCCCCGCCCGGGCCGGAGAAGGGGCCGCGCCCGCCCAAGCGCGGGGGGCTGGCGGGGGTCTGCGGCCGGTGCTGCTCCATCATCCTGTCGGGGATCGCGGTGCGCCTGTGTTACGTCGCCGTCGTGGCGGTCGTCGTGGTGGTGGCCTTCCGGTACGAGCAGGAGATCCAGCGGCGCATCTTTGACGCGTGACGCGGGGCGGGGCTCCGCATGCAGATGGACGACGCGAGTCTCCGCCCGGCGGCCCGGGCGCCCCGCCCCCACCGCACGCCATCCCCTCCCCGTCCCCGCCCCGCCGCGCGCGTATAACAACGCTCTCCCCAGGACACAGCGGCGATCGCGTCCTGTCGCCGGAGTCGCGGCGAGCACACGCAGCCGCCCGCGCCGCCGCCCCGCCTACCGACGGGCCCCAGCCACCCAGCCACCCGAGCGCAACCCCGGCCCGAACGACGGAGACCCGCCTCGCGATGGCCGCCGACCTGGACATGCTGGTCGACCTCGGGCTGGACCTGTCGGACAGCGACTTCGAGGACGCGGAGCCCGGGCCGGCCTCCTCGGAGCCCGGGTCGCTCGGCGGACGCGGGGACGCGGAATCCAGCAGCGGGCGGTGCTCCTCGTCGGACGACGAGGAGATGGAGTCCTCCGGCGAAGAAGAGGGCGGCGGGGCGGCCCGGGGCGCGGCCGCGGCCCGAGCGGAGACTCCGCCGCGCCCGGACGCCGACGCCCGCCGCGGCGCTCCGCGGGCCGGCGCGCCCGCCACCGACGTCTGGGCGCACCTAGGGAGGCGGCGCCGGCGCTCGGAGGTCGAGGGGCCCGACGGCGGCGACGCGAGAGGCGATCGGCGATACGACGACGGCGAGGCCCCGTCGCCGCGCCGGCGGCGCCGACCGCGCAGCGCCGTGGCGCTGGTGAAGACGTTCGGCCCCGGCGCCGCGGCGCCCCCGAGCCCGAGTTCGGCCCGGGGGTCCCGGCGCCGGGGCCGCCGGGGCCGGGGGCGCAGGCGCGAGGGCGGGCGGCCCCGCCCCACCGCCCCGCCCGGCCCGGGACACAACGCCGCCGAGACCGGGTCCCACCGCGACGGAAGGGCGGCCCCCCCCTCGCTGATGGCGCTCGCGGTCGCCCCTCCCGACACGCCCGCGGAACGAGAGGGACCGGGGCGCGGGGGCCGACGGGGGGCGGCCCCGCCCGAAAACATCGACCAGCGCGTGCGCGCGGTGCTGCGGTCCATCTCGGAGCGCGCGGCCGCCGAGCGCGTCAGCGAGACGTTCGGCCGCAGCGCCGCGGCGATGCACCACCCCTTCGGCGGGACGCAGTTCGCGGCCCCGGACAGCCCCTGGGCCCCGGTGTTGGGCTCCTCCGTGGGGGGCTACAACCCCGAGCAGCGCCGGGTCTCCTGGGAGACGCTGGCGGCGCACGGACCCGGCCTGTACCGCACGTTCGTGACCAACGCCCGGGCCGCCGTGGTGGCCCGGACCCTGCGGGAGTGCGTGCTGCGCCAGGAGGGATTCGTCGAGGCCGTGGCCTCGGCGGACGAGCTGCTGTCGTGGTGCAAGATGTGCGTCCACCACGGGCTGCCTCTGCGACCCCAGGACCCCATCATCGCCACGGCCGGGGCCGTCCTCGAGAACCTGAGCACCCGGCTGCGGCCCTTCCTGCAGTGCTACTTCAAGGCCCGCGGCGTGCTGCCGCTGGACGAGCTGTGCGCGCGGCGCCGCCTGTCGGACATCAGGGAGATCGCGTCCTTCGTCTTCGTCACGCTGGCGCGCCTGGCCAACGGCGCCAAGCACCGGACGACCGAGATCGAGCACGCGGCCGTGGGTGTGGCCCCGGGGGAGAAGATGGACTTTTACGTCCCCGGCGCCTGCATGGCGGGGCTCATCGAGATCCTCGACACCCACCGGCAGGAGTGCTCCAGTCGCACCTGCGAGCTGACGGCCAGCCACATCATCGCCCCGCTGTACGTGCACGGGAAATACTTTTATTGCAATTCCCTGTTTTGACCGGGGGCGTTCTCGCCCGCCACACACACGCAATAAAGAACCCAGGGCCGCAATTCGCAAAACCGGAGTCCGTCTCGTCTGTGCGCGTGCGGGGGGTGGGGGGAGGTGGAAGGGCCCGGCGGCGGGGGGAGACGGGCGCCCGTGTTTCTACACCGGAAAGGGGGGGGAACGATCGGACCGCCCCGGCCCCTCCCACGATGCCCACAAAACGCCGGCGTCGTGCGGGCCCCCACAAACGCCGCCCCAGAAACCCGCGGCACCGACACACCCCCGGGGCCCGGCCGAGAACATGACATCGGCGTCGATGGAGAATCTCTTCCTGCGCGCCCCCGAGATTCACCACCTCGCGGCCCCGTACTGTCTGAACGCGTCGTGGCACGCCGAGGACGCCCTCGACACCGTCCGGACAGACGGCGCGTGTGTGGCCGCTCGCACGTACGTCATCCGGGCCTCCTGCGACACGCGCGGGCCCATCCACTGCTTCTTCTTTGCGGCGTTCAAGGACCCGCAGCGCAGCGTGCGGCCGTCGCTGCCGGAGCTGCGTCAATTCGCGGAGCTGGTGGCCCTGCCGCCGGTGCTGCGCGAGATGCGCGACAAGGCCAAGGGACGGGTGCTGTGCGGCCGTCCGTTCAGCGCGGGGACCATCAAGAGCGGCCCGGCGCCCGGCGCGGCCGGATCCGCGGGCGAGTACGCGCTGCACGGCGTCGTCTACCACTGCCACTGCCGCGACCCCTTCTCCCGGGAGTGTTGGACGGGCACCGCGGCGGCCATGCAGCACCTGCGATCCATCAGCTCGAGCGGCATGGCCGCCCGCGCGGCCGAGCCGCGGCGCGCCAAACCCCCACCCCGCAACGACAAATAAAGACACGGTCGCAGAGACGGCGCCTCCGGCTGGTGTGTGATGTCGGGAGAAAAGGGGAGGGGGGAGGGGGAAACCGGCGCGAGAAAAGCCAAACAAACACGCGGGTGTATCGGATAGGCGTCGTTTAATGCACCGGGGGTCGATGGGGGAGGGGGCGGGCTAGCGCCACAGGAACACCAGAAGAAACACCACGACGAGGAGCAGGACCCCCAGGACCACGTGCGCGTGAGTCCGCGACGGGCAGCAGCCTCCGCGGGGGGACTCGCGGAAGAGCGCGGCCCGGCGGTAGCGATAGAGTTCCCGCGAACTGACCCGGGGGGGGCGTGGGGGACGCGAGGGTCGGTCGGCGCGGCGGGGGTCGATCGGCGAGGCTTGGGTCGGGGGATCGGGGCCGTCGCGGTCATCCTCAAAGACGACGGTGTCGTACGACGGGGGCAGGTCTCGGAGCGCCTCGCGGTACGTCGGGAGGCCCGGCGAGGCCGCGGCGTCGGGCGACGACGAAGACGACTCGGTGGAGTCCTCGGCGCGACGACCGGAGTCCCGGGGACGCAGCGCCGCCAGACGCTCCCGGCGCTCGGCCCGGCGCCGGGAGCGTCTGGCGGCGCGGCGCTGGGCGCGGCGGGACGCTCGAACCCCGCCTCGTGGCGCGGGGGGCGAGTACGGCGGAGGGGGGTCGGTCGGCTCCCCGATGTCAATAGACACGAAGGCGGCGTCCGCGGCGGGCGACGGGCTGTAAGGAGGTGGGGGGCCGCCGGGGAGAGGCAAACCAGCATCGCGGGATCCCTCGTAGGCCAGCACCATCCAGTTACCGAGACACTGCTGAGGCAAGCTCAGGGCCATTTGAAGACAGCCTGGCGCCGGGGGGACGCGGGCAGACGCAGATCCGAGCGGCTCACAGGCAACCCAGAGCGACAGAACAGCAACAGACGGTGGCCGTATGAAATAAGGCAACCCTGGAGGTAGTGAATGTAGCCGCCCCTCCTCCCCCCCATCCCCCCATCCCCCTCCCCCCCATCCCCCTCCCCCCTCCCCCCTCCCCCCCATCCCCCCATCCCCCCATCCCCCTCCCCCCCATCCCCCCATCCCCCCATCCCCCTCCCCCTCCCCCCTCCCCCCTCCCCCCTCCCCCTCCCCCTCCCCCCCTCCCCCTCCCCTCCCCCTCCTCCCCCCCATCCCCCTCCCCCCTCCTCCCCCTCCCCCCTCCTCCCCCTCCTCCCTCCTCCCCCTCCTCCCCATCCCCTGCCGTTTCTGAGTAGCTCGAGGGGCGTGGGGCCCGCTGGACCCCGGCCCCGAGCCCCGAGCCCGGACCGGGGGTCCGCCGGTCCGCGGGAGAACGCCGGCGGGCCCGGCTCGACCCCGGCGGCGGCGGCCCCGGTGCCCGCCGCGGCCCCGCCGGGGGAGGAAGGGGGGGGGAAGGGACGGCAGGGGGGAAAGAAAACACCCGCGCGGACAAGCCAAATACACCCCGGGCCCCCCACCCCCTCCGGAGGGGGGGGCGAAGGTGGCGGGAAAGTTAACAAGCCCCGCCCCCGCGCCCGCGTTGGCGCGCGGCGAGAGCGGCCGCGTGTAAACGGACAGCCCGGAGTGGTTTTTTTTTCCTGCTCCTCCTCCTCCTCCCTCCCATCCGGCGCCCTCTGACCCAGTTTTCAAAAGTTGGCCGGAGAGCCATAACAATCAACCCGGGGGCGACCGCAGCCGCCTCCCGGGCGTCAGGCGAAGGAACACCGAGCTGCACCCGGGGCTATTAAGTCCTGGCAGGCCGCCCGGAACAGAGCACTCTCGCTTTCTCGCTCCCCCCCGGCTCCCCCGCCCCGCGGCCCCTCCTCCCGGGGAACCTCCGCGCACCCCGAGGCCGGGCGGGCGGGGCCGCGGCGCGGAGGATTCCCGGCAGCGAGCCGGGCGTAAACAAGGCCGAGCGCTCCTCCGCGCTAATTGCCGGCCCCCCCGCCCCGCGCGGGCCCTAATGGGAGGCGCGGCCTCCGGGCGGCGCGCCACCAGAGCCATTAGGGCATCGGGTGATGCGGCAATAAATCGCGGCCGGTCGCCCCGGCAACCGGGATAAAAGGCGGCGGGCGCGGCCGGCGCCGGCCGCTGGAGCTCCCCCCCTGTGGCGCAGCCGGGCCCCGCGCGCGCCTCGGGGGCCGGGGGCGGCGGCCTCCGGGAGGGCCGAGCCCGAGCCCCCGCCGCGCCCCCGGACCCCGGGCCCCGCCGCCCGGCGCGGCGGCCGCGCGGCCCCGCAGGTGCGGCGGCGGCCGCCGGCGTTTTGCTTTCGGTTCGGCGCCCGGGCCCCGGCGCCCCCGGGGCGGGGCCCCGGGCCCGGCGGCCGGGCGCGTCGGACGCGGGCCGCCGGCCTCTCCCGAGCGGACCCCGGCCCGGACCCATGGGGGGCCCCAGGTGAGCGCGCGGGCCCAGATGGGCCCCCGAGGCTTTTCCGGGTTCCGGGCCGGGTGAGGGGCGGCGGCGGACCGGAGGGGGCGCCCGGCCGGCCCGCGGCCCCGAGGCGCCCGGGGGGCCCGGCGGAGCCCGGCGCCCGGGCCCCGGGGGCGCGGGAGCGGCCCCGAAACCTCCGTCCCCCCCCCCCACACCCTGACCGGCGCCCGCGCCGTGTTGTTTTGTTTTTGTGTTTGTTTTTGTTTTCGTTTTTTTTTTGTTTTTTCGTTCTTTCTGTCGTGGCCCCGGCCGCGCCGCGGAACCCCGCAGCCCCCGACACCTGCGGGCGACCCTCGAGCTCGCGAGGCGACGCGCGGGCCGCCGCGGCGAGCGACCCCCGGCCCGAGAGAGCCACCGAGACGCCCGGCGGGACAGGTAGGTTCCTCCCCGCGACCCGCCCGGCCGCCGCGCGTCCCCGGTGCGACCTCCGCGCCCCCGAGCCGCGCGGCCACCCCCCGGAGCCCCCCCCCGCCGGTCTCTCCCCGTCGCGCACCCCCGGCCGCCCCCCCGCACACACATCCCCCCTCTGCCCCCGCGCGCCCCGTGCCGGCCTCCGGAGCCGCGACCCCCGGCTCCCCGCACACGCCCGCGAACGCCCCCCGCGACCACCGCCGCCGCCGCCTCTCTCTCTTCCCTCCTCCCCACCGGCCGCCGCCCCACCCCCCCCCCCGCGGCGACCCCGAGGCGGCGGGCGCCCCCCTCCTCCCCAACCCGGTCTCGACCCAGGCGTACCGGGGGGCGGCGGCCCTCGGCGCAGACACACAGGCGCGCACACCCCCGTCCCGCGGTACGCCCGGGGCGAGGGGCGAGGTGTCTTCGCAGAAGTGGGCGGGCGCCCGGCGTCCCCCGCCCCCGTCCCCCCGACCACCCCATCTCCCCCCCGCCCTTCTCTCGCGGACCCCTCCCCTCCAGACAGCGCGACCGGGGAGGGGGGGTTCGCGAGCGAGAGGCGTGGCGGCGAGACAGAGAGGCGGTGCCCCCCTCGTCCCCTCGCCCCCCTCCTCACCCCGACCTCCCCAGACCTCCCGCGAGCAGGCAGGGGAGGGGGCGGGACGGAGGCGAGAGCGGGCGCGTCGGGGAGAGGGAGGGGGAGAGAGAGACCGGGGGGCGCGGGAAACACACCCACGAACGACACACAACACACAGCACACGACAACACGTCTACCTCAGCTCGAAGCCCCCCCCCCCGTATACACACACGCGCGCGCGCCCCCACGCCCGCGGCCGACCCCCGCCGACCCCCGCCCCCCGTCCGCGCCCGCGACTTCGCGCGCCCCACGGCCCCGCGAGGCGACCCGCGAGCGTGTCTTCCCCTCTTTTTTTTTCTCTCTCTCTCTCTCTCTCCCCCGCCTCCCCGCCCCCTCCCCTCCTCCCCGCAGACGCCCGCCGGGCTCGCCTAAGCGGCCCGCGGCCGCCCCCGGCGCCCCCCGCCCCCCCCTGCTCCTGGTGGTCTCCGCCGGCCCCTGCCTGGCTCCGGCGGCCGCGGCGGCGCCCCCCCGGCTCGGCAGGCCCTACGGCGCGCGATACCCCGGCGTGACCCCGACCCCCGGGCCGGCGCCCGCCTCCCTGCCGGCGGCCCCCCGCCGCCTCTCCTCCTGCCCGGGCCCGCCCGCGTGCGCGGGGACCCCCCTCCTCCCGCCGGCGCTCCCCGCCCGCGCCCCCCTCTCCCCGCCCCTCTCCGCGGCCCCGCCGCGGGCGCGAGACGGCCGCGGGGCCGCGGCGGCAGGGGCGGCGTCCGCGGGCCGGCGGGCCCCCCGGGCCTCCGCGACCCAACCCCCGCCGCCCAGGCCCCCGACCCCCTTCCCCTCGCGCGCCTTCCCCGTCTGCCCGTCGCCGGCCTGCCCCGTCTGCCCCGCGGCCGCCTTCCCCGCGGGCCCCTTCCCCGCGGCCGCCTTCCCCGCGGGCCCCTTCCCCTCGCCGGCCTTCCCCGCCTTCCCCGCGGCCGCCTTCCCCGCGACCCCCCTGCCCTCGCCCGCCTTCCCCGCCTTCCCCTCGGCCGCCTTCCCCGCCTTCCCCGCGACCCCCTTCCCCTCGCCGGCCTTCCCGCCCACCCCCCTGCCCTCGCCGGCCTTCCCGCCCACCCCCCTGCCCTCGCCGGCCTTCCCGTCGCCGCCGGCGGCGACGGCCCCCTGCCCCTCGGCCCCCGGCGGCTACCCCGCGGGCGCGCCCCCCCGCGGCCTCCCCGGGCCCTGCCCCCTCTGCCCGGGGGGCTGCCCGCCGCCCGCGTGGCCCTGAGCGCCCATGTTCTCCCCGGCCGCGCCCCCGGCCCCCCCCTCCCCCTCGCCCTCGGACCCCGAGACCCCGGCCGGCGCGCCGGGCCCCGCCCCCCCGACGGACCCCGGGCCCGCGCGCCCTCGGGCGGAGCCCCCGGCCCCGGCCCTCTGGGCCGACCCCGTGCCGCCGCCGGGCGGCCTCCTCCCCTGGGCGGGGCCGGGCCTCCCGAGCCCCTGGGGCAGCCCCCGCCCCCCGTGTCCCTGCGGGGGGCTCTGGCCCCCGCCCCCCTGGGGGGGGCCGCACTCCCCGCCTCCCTGGGGGGCGCCCTACCTGCTCTACCCCTGGGGCCCCCCCTTCCTGCTGGCGCCCCGGGGGAGCCCGCAGCCCCCGGCCCCGTGGGGGAGCCCCGGCCCCCCGGCCCCCTGGGCGGGCCTCGGCCCCCACCCTCCGCCCCCGCGGGGGGCCCTCTGCCCCCCGTGTCCCTGCGGGGCCCTCTGCCCCCCGGCCCCCTGGCCGGGCCTCTGTCCCCTGTGTCTCTGGCCGGGCCTCGGTCCCCCGTCGCTCTGGCCGGGCCTCTGTCCCCTGTGTCCCCTGTGTCCCCGGGGGGGGCTCCGCCCCCTGTGTCCCTGCGGGGGGCTCTGTCCCCTGCTCTCCCGGGCGGGCCTCGACCCGCCCTCGGCGCCGGGGACGCCCGGCCCCGCCCGGCCGTGACCGGCCCCGGGCCCCGCTCGCTGCCCCGCCTGCCGCCCCACCTGCCGCCCCCGCCCGCCCTGCGGCCCCTGCCCCCAGAGACCACGCGACCACGGCGGTAGTGCACAATAAAGACCCCGCGCGGGCCGGTTTATTGGTTGCTCCGGCACACCGAGTGTGACGCGTCTTGTCTCGCGCCCCCGCCCGGCCGCCCCCCGCGCGCGCTTCTCTCTGTCTCTCTTCTTCCGGGGCGGCGGGCACACGCCCGGCCTCGCGCGGCGGGCCGGGGGCGCCCCCCTCGGCCCCCCCGCGCGTCGCGCGGCGAGCCCCACCCCCGCGTCCCTACGGGTCGCCCTCGGCGGGGGTCCAGGGGTGGCGCGAGTCCAGGCTGTGGAAGCTGCGGCCGCCCAGCAGCGCGCCCTGCTCGAAGAGCATGCCGCCCACCGGGGTCATCCAGAGGCCGTGGGCGGGGTCTCCCGGGTACTCGGGCGGGGACACGCACCCGGGGGCGGCCTCGGGGAGGCGGGAGCGGCGGGCCCACTGCGGCTCCGCGTCGGCCAGGCAGCGCGCCAGGTTGCAGTCGCGCCCCACGAGGACCACGTAGGCCCCGATGGCGCCCGTCTCCATGTCGAGGACCGGCAGGCAGTCGCCCGTGACGGTCTTGTTGAGGTAGGGCGCCATGGCGACGACGCTCGAGACCCCCGAGATGGGGAGGTAGCGCGTGGGGCCGGACGCCGCGGGGGCGCGGTCGGCGTCCACGTGGTGGGTCTTCCGCGCACACTTCCTCGGCCCCCGCTCGGCGGGGCGGGGGCCGAGGGAGGATCCGTGTGCTCTCTCGGCAGGGGGCGGAGCGGCGGGCGGAGGCGGAGCGGCGGAGCCCCGAGGAGCCGACGACGCGGGAGGCGGCGGAGGAGCGGGGGGCGGAGCGGCGGCCGCGAGCGGAGGTGCCGGGGGGAGCTGCGCCGGGCGGGCCGGCGCGTCGGGGGGCGCGGGCAGCGAGGCCCGCTTGGGTCCCCGCGAGCCGGAGGCGCCCCCGGCGCCCGAGGCCGGGCGCTTGCGGGCCTGGGTCTGGGTCTGCGTCTGAGCCCGGGCCTGGGTCTGGGCCTGGGTCTGGGTTTCAGGCCGGGCCTGGGTCTGGGTCTGAGTCTGGGCCTGGGCCTGGGCCTGGGCCTGGGCCTGGGTCTGGGTCTGAGCCTGAGTCTGGGCCCGGGTCTGGGCCCGCGCCTGAGTCGGGGTCTGGGTCTGGGTCTGCGCCTGGGCCCGGGGCGGGGTCTGGGTGTGGGCGTGCTGCGGCGGCGCGGGGCGGGGCGGCGCCCGGCCCAGCGCCTGGGCCAGGGCCTGGGCCAGGGCCGCCTGGGCCCGGGCTTGACTCCGGGCCTGCGTCTGGGCCTGGGCCTGCGTCAGGGCCGGGGGCCGGGCCTGGGCGGGTGGGCGGGGCATGGCGGCTCGCGGCCGCGGGGCCACCGGGGCCACGGGGGGCCCCGAGACGGCCGGGGGGCGGCGGGGGGAGGCGGGCGGCGAGTCGGCGATCAGGATGGGCGAGTCGGCGGGGGGCGGGCGCGCGACGCGGGCCGCGGCGCGAGGCGCGCGCGCCGCGGCGCCGCCTCGGGGCGCCTCCCTCCCTCTCCCCCCGCCCCCTCCCCCTCCCCCGCCGGAGGCGCGGGGGGCCGGGGCGCCTCCCGCTCCTGCTCCTCCTCCTCCTCCTCCTGCTCCTCCTCTGGCGGCCGGGGCCGGGCGGGGGGCTCTGGCGGGCGCCGGGCGGAAGGTGGGGTCCGCTGCGAGAGACAGACAGAGAGGCGGAGACGCCGGTCAGTCGGGGTGGGGGGTGCGGGGGGGGCGGAGGGGAGCGCGGGCGGCAGCAACACCCTCCCCACCACTCCCCTCCCCTCCCCTCCCGCGGCCTCCCGCCACCCACCGGCGTGGTTGTCGTCGTCGGTGTCGTCGCTGTCCTCGGCGTCGTCGCCGTCGTCGCTGTCGTCGCTGTCGGTGACGGGCTGGCCCATGCGGGCGGGCGGGGAGAGGGCGCGCACGGTGCGGCCCCCGAGGGTGACGGAGGCCGGGGCCGCCTCCCCGGGGAGGCGGTGCGTCCAGATGAAGTCCACGGCGGTGCCGGCGCGCACCGCCTCCTCGGCCTCGGCGCGCGTGCGCGGGTCGTTGATCACCGGGATGGTGCTGTACGAGCCGTCGGGCTTCACGCCCACGATGAGATAGGCCACCACGGCGTTGCAGAGGGGGCAGCTGTTGCGCATGGGGAGCCAGGTCTTGAGGCAGGGGATGCAGAAGCGGTGCAGGCAGGGGAAGGCGGCGCAGAGCTGGGTCTCGTCGATGCGCTCCGTGCAGACGGCGCAGACCTCGCGGGGCGGGGGCGGGGGAGAGGGGGCCCGCGGCCCCCGGGAGGCGGGCCCGGGCTCGCAGAGCTCGGCGTCCGTGTCGGCGTCGGAGGCGGGGCGGTCGCGGCCCCCGTCGTCGTCGTCGTCGACGTCCGAGTCGTCGTCGGAGGAGTCGGGGAAAAAGTAGCGGGAGAGCATCAGGAGCTCCTCGTCCAGGAGGGCGTCCCCCGCCGCCTGTCGGGGAGGAGGAGAAACCGCAGGGGAGCGGGGGGGACGGGTGTAGGTGAGTCGGCGGACAACACACCACACCCGTCCCGCCTCTCTCCGGCGGGGACGCGCCCCTTCCCCCCTCCCTCCCCCTCGACGGCGGCTGCGGACGCGGAGTAGCGCGGGGCCGCGAGCGCGGCCGTAGACCCCCAGGACCCCCAGGACCCCCAGGACCCCCAGGACCCCCACCTGGGCGGAGGAGCGACCCGGGGCTCCGAGGCCGCGCGAGGGCTCCATGGGTCCGGGGAGCGGGGACGCGGGGCGCTCCGGGCGGGCCGGCGAGGAGGAGAGAGAACCCGGGCGGGCCGACGGTCGTCTGGGGCGGCGGAGCGGAGGGAGAGCGCGGAGGCCTCCCGGCGGGACGGCGGTCCGACGGCGACTGGCTGGGGTGCCGATGGTGTCCCCGGCGTTATATGCGCCGGGAGCCCACTCCCCCAAGGGGCGGTAGATACCAGCCCCCGAGTGACGATGGGGGCGGTCCCCGACGGGCGGGCCCCGCCGGCCGGAGACGCGGCCCAAATACGGGGCGCCGTGGGCGGCCCCGGGGCCGGCCGTCCAATGGGAGCCCCGAGCGGCGTCCCATCAGCATATCCCCGCCCCGTTGGGGCGGCCCCGACGGGCGCCATGTTGGAGGGGGCGGGCGGGCCGGCCCCCCGAGGAGAGCATTTGCATGGGGACCGCCCGGGCTTCCCCGATGGGCGGTCCCATCGATCTCAATCAGCATAGGGCGGCCCCCGGGGATCTTCCGGGCTCTCCCCGCTGGGCGGGCGCATCGATTTTTTAATCAGCATAGGGCATCCCCCGACGGGGCGGGACGCGGTGGCGCGACCAACCGGCGGCGCCGGCATCATCGATCGGGAGGAGCGGGAAAGACCGGGGTGTTCCCCACGCTTTTAATTAGCATGGGAACCCCTTCCGGGAACCCCGCGCTGAATAATTAACGGGGGCGGGCGCCGGGGCGTCCCCGTGAATAATTCAGGACCATTGGCTCCGCCGCGGCGCGGGGCGGCCCCCAGGGGCGGCGCGCGGGGAGCCCATCAGCATAGACCGCCATGGCGGCGAGGGGGCGCGGCCCGGGGCGGACCGTCGAGGGGCGCATCAGCATATCCGGGCTTCCGCCGGGCGCCTCCCCCTCGGCCCGCCCCGGCCCGCCCCGGCCCAACCCGCGGACCAACGGCGGGCCGGAGACGGCGGCGGCTCCTCCCCGCCGCGGGGAGGAGCCGGGCGGCGCCGCCCCCCGAGCGGGGTATAAGGGAGAGCGCGGCTCATCGTCTCTCTGGAGAACGTCGGGCGCACAGCGAGCTCCGGAGATCCCATCGCAGGCGGCAGACGGCCGGCGGCCCGGGCCGACGCTCCCCGCCCGGGCCGCCGGCCCGGGACCACCGACTCACCCCAGGACCGCAGGCGAGACCACCCACGGACCCCGGGACCACCGACTCACCCCAGGACCGCAGGCGGGACCACCCACGGACCCCGGGACCACCGACTCACCCCAGGACCGCCCACCGACCCCAAGACCACCGACTCACCCCAGGACCGCAGGCGGGAACGACCACCGACCCCAAAACCACCGACTCACCCCAGGATCGCAGGCGGGAACGACCACCGACCCCCGGGGCGCGGGGGCGTCGAGGCGCCACGCCTAACCCCCGGTCCGACGTGCGCAAGGGGGGGCGGAGGCGGCCTCGCGGCCCCCGGCCGCGGGCGGGAGACCCCCGGCACCCCCGGCACCCCCGGCCGCGGAAGGGCCCCGCGCGCCGAAGGAACGGCGGCCGGGCGCGGCGTCGGTGGCCGCACTCGATCCCGGCTGCCCGCGCGCGCGTGTCGGATCGGGTCCGCGCTACCGGGGCCGCGCTCGGGACCGCGGGCGGCGCACCCCGACCGACGGCGGGCGAGGACGACCTCCGCGGCGGCCGCGCCCCGCGCCCGGCCGCGCCCGCCGCGAGCTCGGGCAGCAGGCGCGAGCGCCCACCCGCGCGCCGGCGGCCTCAGCTTCCGGCGGGCGCGCGCGACACGGAAGGCCGCGCGCGAGAGAGACCGACGGCGGCCGAGAGTGAGGGTGGCGAGCGCGCGGACGCTGCCGGGCGTGCTGGTTGCCCGCGCTCTCGGGCGCCGCGGGAGGACGCGGACGCGAAACGCCGGAGGCCCGCGCGCGCGCCGCCGCGGGAGGGCCCGGCCCCCCGCGCCGCGTTTCCCGGCGGGGCGGTTCGGCGGCGGGGGGGGTGCGTTTGGGGGGGCGCGTTTGGGGCGGGTCCGGGCGGGCCCTCCCCGCGCCCCGCGCCCCGCCCCCGCGGCCGCGGCCGGCGCGGGTTTGGGCGGGGCCGGCCCCGCCCCGCGGTCCCGGCCCCGCCCCGCGGTCCCGGCCCCGCCGGCGTTTTTTTCCGCGCGCGCGCCGCCGCGGGAGGGCCCGGCCCGCGGCTCGGTGCGGGCCCCAACTGCGTCTCGGTGGAGGCCGGGTCGCGAGGCCCGCTTCGGTCCCCAGGCCGCAACGCGCAGCCCCGTGAAGGCCCCGGCCCCCTCTCGCCCCTCTCGCCCCTCTCGCCCCTCTCGCCGTCCCCCAGGTCCCCTTCCGCCCGTGCGCCCGCCCCCCCCCGCCCCGCCTGTGGGGTTCCCCGGCCTCCGCGGCCTCCGCGGCCTCCCCGGCGGGCGGCCAGTCACCCCCGTCCCGGCCCCCGTCGGTCTCGCTCTCCCGCCACGGGCGCCGGGGGGCGGCGGCCGGCCGCGCCCCGGGTCCCCGGCGTCCCCCGCGCGCCCCGTCGGTCTCGCTCTCCCCGGCTCCTCCGCGCCGCGGGCACGCGGGTTCGAATCGCAAGGCTCTCGGCTTCCGCACGGCCCCAGGTTCGCACCCCGGCGCGCCCGCGGCGCGGGCTCGTCGCGGGCCCCGTCCCCCCCCGCGGCCCCGTCCCCCCCGCGGCCCCGTCCCCCCCCGCGGCCCCGTCCCCCCCCCCCGCGGCGCGGGTCCTTTCTGGGCCTCGGGTTCGCTTCCGGCCGCCGCGCTCACGGAACCGGTATCCGACGCCCACGAGGCCCCGCGCGCGCCCGCCCACGGCCCCCGCCCCCTCGCGCGCCCGCCCCCCGCCGGGGCCGCCGGCCGCTCCCGGCGGTGGAGGCCTAGGGGAGCCCGGCAGCCCCGCCCCCGATCTTCACTAGGCCTGCACGCCCGGGGGCGCGCCCCTGCGCCCCGGCCGGGGCGCCGTCTCCGCCCCGCCGTCTCCGCCCTCCCGGGTACCTGGCGCTCGTCTTCTACGCGGCCGCCGACGGGGCAGAAGCCGCCCGCCAGGCTCCCCGGCGGCGCGAGCCCCGCGACGCGCCCCCCTCCGGCCCGGCCTCCGGGGTTCCTGGCGGCCGGGTTCTCTGCGGACCGCTCGCACGGGCAGATTCCGGACCCCAGGCTCCCCGGGGGCGGGGCCCCTGCCGCGCCCCCACGCAGCCCCGGCGGGGCCCCCGCGAAGCCCCCGCGAAGCCCCCGCCGCGCCGGGCCGCCCGGGTTCCGCCCGCACGGCTCCCGAGCCCCCGGGCGCCCGACGGGACCGTGCGCGCGGGTCCCCCGCGGCCCGCACGGCGCCCCTCCCCCCGCGGCCCTCGCCCCCCGCGGCCCTCGCCCCCCGCGGCCCTCGCCCCCCTCCCGGCACCGCACGCCTCCGCGGCCCGTGCGCGCGCCCCATCGGAGGCGCGCGGCCCACGCCGGCGGGAGCGCGTGCATCGGGCCCCGGGCGCGCGCCCGGCCACGCCGTCCCCTCTCCCCTCTCCCCTCTTCCCCCTCGCGCGCCCCCTCCTCCGATCGACGCGGCCGGCGCGCGCTCTGCGGGCTTCGCGCCTGTCTGTGGCGGGGCCGGGGCGTCTCCCCCTCTCCCCCTCTCCCCCTCTCCCCCTCTCCCCCTCTCCCCCTCTCCCCCTCTCCCCCTCTCCCCCTCTCCCCCTCCCCCCCTCCCCCCCTCCCCCCCTCCCCCTCTCCCCCTCTCCCCAATAAACGTTGCCAATAAACGTTGCCAATAAACGTTGCCGACACACGATCTGCGAGCTTCGACTCTTTTTATTGCGGGTCGCGGGCGGGGGTCGCGGGCGGGGGTCGCGGGCGGCGGCGCCGGCTACCAGTCCTCGGCGGCCGCCGGCTCGCCGTCCGGGTCCCAGTCCGGGGTCGCGCCCCCCAGGGCGGGGGCGGGGCTCGGGGCCGGGGCCAGCTCCAGGGCGGCGGCGTCCTCGGCGTCGGCGAGCAGCGTGTCGGCGCGGCCGGCGGCCCAGCGCACGCGCGGCGCGGCGGCGGGGTCCGGGGGCCCGGCGTCGGCGCGCAGCACGAGCGGCGCGGCGTCGGGGTCCGGCTCGGGCAGGGCGCGCGCGCAGAAGGCGCGCAGCGCGGCGGGCAGGGCCTCGGGCCCGGCGCGCGCGGCCGCGCGGTCCAGCGCCAGGTAGACGGGCCGCAGCGGCGCACCCAGGCCCCAGCGCGCGCAGGCGCGGTGCGAGTGCGCCTCGCCGCGGCGGAAGTCGGGCGCGCCGGCGGCGGCCGCCTCGCGCGCGGGCGAGTCGGCGGCGCGGCCGTCGAGCGCGGGCAGCACGGCGCGGCGGTACTCGCGCGGCGGCAGCGGCACGGCGGTGTCGGGCCCCAGGCGCGTGCGCACGCGGTAGCGCACGTTGCCGCCGCGGCCCAGGCGCGGCGGCGGCGCGTCGGGGTAGAGGCGCGCGCAGGCGGCCTCGACGCGCGCGAAGAGGCCGGGCCCGAAGACGCGGCCGGAGGCGAGCACGGCGCGGCGCAGGTCGCGCGCGGCGGGCCAGCGGACGTCGCACTGCGCGGCGGGCAGCACGGCGCAGGGCAGGTAGACGTGGCGGCGCGCGACGACGGGCCCGTCGGCGGGCCACTCCTCGGGCGGCACGGCGTCCACGACGACGAGGCGGCGGCCGGCGGCGGCCGCCAGCAGGCCCAGGAACTCGACGGCGCCGGCGAAGGCCAGGTCGCGCGTGGAGAGCAGGAGCACGCCCTGCGCGCCCAGCGCCGAGACGTCGGGGGGCCCGGTCCAGTTGCCGGCCCAGGCGGCCGTGTCGGGCCCGCAGAGGCGGTTGGCCAGCGCGGCGAGCAGGAAGGAGAGGCCGCCGCGCGCGGCGGTCCAGGCGGGCGGGGCGGGGGAGACGCCGCCGAGCTCCTCGCCGGGCAGCGGCGCGTAGAGCACCAGCACGCGCACGTCCTCGGGCTCGGGGACCTGGCGCATCCAGGCGGCGGCGCGGCGCAGCGGGCCCGAGGCGCGGAGCGGCCCGAGGGCGCGGCCGGAGCCCGGCTCGGGCGGGCCGCAGCGCGCGGCCAGCGAGGCCAGCGCGCGCGGGTCGAACATGAGCGCGGCGCGCCAGGGCTCGGGGAAGAGCGGGTGGTCCGAGAGCTCGGCGACGACGCGCGGCTCGCAGTAGGCCTCGAGGGCGGCGGCGGCGGGCGGCGGCGTGTGGGCGGGCCCGGGCGGCGCGCGGCGCCAGCCGCCGCGGGGGTCGGGCCCGCCGGGCGGGCGGGCGGTGAGCGCCGCGGGCCGGGGGCGCGGGCGGGCGGCGTCGGCGTCGGCGTCGGCGTCGGCGTCGGCGGGCGGGCGGGCGGGCGCGGGCCGGCTCTTCTTGCGCGCCGGCGGGCGGGCGGCGGGCGCGGGCGCCCGCGGGGGCGAGGAGCTCTTGCGCTTGCGGGCCGCGCGGGCGGCGTCGGCGTCGGCGTCGGCGGCGTCCAGCAGGGGGCGCAGGCTCTGGTTCCGGAAGAGCAGGTCGGCGGCGGCGGCGCCGACGGAGCGCACCTGCCGCGGGCTGCGGGCCAGCAGCGGCGCGGCGGCGCCGGCGACGAGGCCCACGGCGCGCACGGCGGCGACGGCGGCCTCGGCGCCGCCGGGGACGCGGAGGTCGCCGCGCAGGCGCATGAGCGTCAGCGCGTCGCGCACCAGGCGCAGCTCGCGCAGCCAGGCGCGCGGGCGCGGCGCGGGCGCGGCGGCGCCGCGCGGCGGGACCGCGGCGCGCGCGGCCGCCAGCCCGGGCACGGCGGCGAGGTCGCCGCCGAAGCCCTCGACGAGCGCCTCCATGACGGCGCGGCAGACCGCCAGGCACTCCGCGGCGGCGTCGGCGGCGTCGGCGGCGTCGGCGTCCCCCTCCTCCGCCGCGGGGGCGGCGCCGCGGTCGGCGGCGAGGGCGGCCGCCAGGCGGCGCTGCGCGGCGACGACGCCCGCGGCGCCGTAGCCGGCGAGGCCGGGGGCGGCGGCGGCGTCCCGGGGCGGCGGCGCGGCGCCGGCCGCGGCGGCGTTCTCGCGCGCCAGCAGGGGCGCGTAGGCGCGGCGCAGGCTGGCGGCGAGGAAGCCCTTCTGCGCGCGGTCGTAGCGGCGGCTCATGGCCACGGCGGCGGCGGCGTGGGCCAGGCCCCAGCCGAAGCGCCCGGCGGCCATGGCGTAGCCCAGGTGCGGCACGGCGCGCGCGACCGTGCCGGTGATGAAGGAGCTGCTGTTGCGCCGGGCGCCCGAGGCCTCGAAGCAGGCGCGGTCCAGCTCCACGTCGCCGGCCGTCACGCGCGGGTTCTGCAGCCAGCCCATGGCCTCGCGGTCCGGGTCGTAGAGCAGGCGCGTGATGAGGGCGTACTGGCGCGCGGCGTCGCCCAGCTCGGGCGCCCACACGGGCGCGGGCGCGCCGGCGGCCTCGTAGCGCCGGCGCGCCTCCGCCACCTCGGGCGCGCCCCAGAGCCCCGGGCGGCTGTCGCCCAGGCCGCCGTAGAGCACGCGCCCCGGGGGCGGGGGCTCGGCCCCGGGCCAGGGCTCGCCGCTGGCGTAGCCGTCGCGGTAGCGCGCGTAGAAGGCGCCCGAGGCCTCGTCGGCGTCCAGGGGCACGGGCCGCGGCCGCGCGGCCGTGAAGCGGCCCGTGGCGTCGCGCCCGGCCACGGCGGCGCGCGCGCGGCGGCGCTCGCTGCGCCCGGCGGCGACGCCCGTCTCGGCGGCGGCCCGCGGCGGCGGCGGCGCGGGGTCCGGGTCCGAGTCGGGGTCGGGGTCCGAGTCGGGGTCCGAGCCCGGGTCCGGGTCGGGGTCCGAGTCGACGGCGCCGGCGGCGAGGTTCGCGTCGACGGCGGCGGCGGCGCCGGCGGGGGCCGCGTCGCGCTCGGGGTCCGGGTCCGGGTCCGAGTCCGAGGAGTCCGACGCCTCCGAGCCGGGGTCCGAGTCCGACGCCTCCGAGCCGGGGTCCGAGCCGGGGGCGGGGTGCCCGTCGCCGCCGTCGTCCTCCTCCCCCGCCGCGAGCTCCGCGAGCTCCGCGAGCTCCGCGAGCTCGTCGCCGGCGTGCGGCGCGCCGCCCGGGGTCGGCGGGGGCGCGGCGTCGATGACCCACACCGACTCGCGGCGCGGGGCCCGGGCCGGGGCCGCGGGGGCGGGCCGCGGCGACGGCGGCCCCGACGGCGGGGACAGCGCCCGGGCCGTCTCCTCCACCATGGCGGCCAGCAGGGCCAGCTGCCGCGAGGACGCGGCGGCGGCGGCGAGGTCGGCGTCGGCGTCGTCGTCGGCCGCCGCGTGCGACGGCGGCGGCCCCTCCGGGTCCGGCGTCCTCGGCGGGCCGTCGTCCGGGTCCGGCGAGCCCGCGCCGCCGAGCGGAGCGCGCGGCATGGTCGGCACGGTCGCCACCGCCGCTTCCTTCGCGCTCCTCTCTCCTTCGCCGCCCGGGGGCGCCGGGGCTCCGAGCGCGGTCGCGGCGAGGGTCGGCGGCGGTCGCGGCGAGGGTCGGCGGCGGTCGCGCTCTTCCGTCCCCCCGGCCGGACCCGTCGATGTCTGCTTCCTCGGGGAGACGCGACTGCCGTCTACACGATCGCACGGCCGCCCGCCTCATATACCCCGGCCGGCGACGGGCGGCGCCCGGCCGGCTCCGCCCCGGGGCGCGGGGGCGGCCGGCGGCGCCGCCCGTCGAGGATCGCATTAGCATGCGGCCGGCGGCGCCGCCCGTCGAGGATCGCATTAGCATGCGGCCGGCGGCGCCGCGCGCAGGCGCGGAAGCAGGGGGCAGGGGGAAGGGCAGGGGGCAGGGGGAAGGGCAGGGGGCAGGGGGAAGGGCAGGGGGCAGGGGGAAGGGCAGGGGGCAGGGGGAAGGGCAGGGGGCAGGGGGAAGGGCAGGGGGCAGGGGGAAGGGCAGGGGGCAGGGGGAAGGGCAGGGGGCAGGGGGAAGGGCAGGGGGCAGGGGGAAGGGCAGGGGGCAGGGGGAAGGGCAGGGGGCAGGGGGAAGGGCAGGGGGCAGGGGGAAGGGCGAGATCCTCCTCTCTGTGGAGCCTCGTTAGCATCGCCGCGCCCGCTCGCGCCCTCGCGTCGAGGGCGCCGCGCCGCCGCCGCCCTCACCGCGCCTGCGCGGCGTCCCCGGTTGCCTAGCAACGCAGGATCGTTGGATTACGCAATCTTCTCAAAAGAAGTGAGGACGCGAAGCGTCCGCACTTCGTCCTAATATATATATATATATTAGGACGAAGTGCGGACGCTTCGCGTCCTCACTTCTTTTGAGAAGATTGCGTAATCCAACGATCCTGCGTTGCTAGGCGACCGGGGACGCCGCGCGGGCGCCCCGCCCCGGCCCGCCCTTCGGGGCGGGCCCGCCGCCCCGCCCTTCCCCCGCCGACATAAAGCCGGCGGCGCCGCGGCCGGCCCGCCGCACAACGCCGTCGCCGCCGCCGCCGGCCCTCCTCGCTCCGCGCCCACCGCCCGGGAACGCCGCGCCGACGGAACCTCGCAGGTGAGCGGTCGTCCCGGGATCGCCTCGGGGGCTCGGGGGGACGGGGGCTCGGGGGGACGGGGGCTCGGGGGCTCGGGGGGACGGGGGCTCGGGGGCTCGGGGGCTCGGGGGCTCGGGGGCTCGGGGGCTCGGGGGCTCGGGGGCTCGGGGGCTCGGGGGCTCGGGGGGACGGGGGCTCACCTCGGCCTCTGCCCGCCCGCGCCCCTCCGCGCAGGACACGTACGGAACGAGACAAGCGGAGCCCCGTGGTCGATTGCCCCACCACCCGCGCCATGCCGACCGACACCAGTGCGTTTGCGTCCGCCTCGGCGAACCCCAGCCCCCCGCCCTCGCCGGTTCTGAACGGCTCCAGGCGCCGGTGCTTTCGCCTCCCCTCGCTGTCGGATTCCGACAGCGAGGGTTCCTCTGGGGCGGTGGTCTTGGGGGGAGGGGAGGCCGGGCTCGAGTCGGGGGGGGCGACCGACCAGCGGTCCCGGGTGCGCGGGGGTCTCCGGGTGGCGGGAGGGATGTATTTTATCGACGACGAGGCCGAGGAGGCGTCCGAGCTCGAATCCGAGCCGGAGACCGACACCGACTTCGAGTCCGTGTCCGAGGCCGACCTGGAGTCGGTCTCCGAGGTCACTTCTGGCCTGGGCTCCGACTCCGACTCCGACTCGGACGGCTCGGCCGACGAGCCCCGGGCCGGTCGCCCCCAGCCGATCAGAATCAATATCCGCCTGGTCAGCTCCCCCGACCGCCGCGCGGGGGTCGTTTTTCCGGAGTCCAGGGGAACCCGGTCTAGTCCCGGCACGGAGCCGCCCCCGTCGGAACGCCCCGATGGCTCGGAACGACGGGCGACGCGGGCCTCGGAGGGGCACCACCCGGACGAGTGGAGCCCGGACCTGCCGTACCTGCGGCGCAGCATCAACGGCATGTTTCGCCTCCTGCGGCGCGGCATCAACCCACGCGGCGCGGCTGACCGCCTGCGGCGTCTGGTCCGCGACTGCTACCTCCTGGGATACACCCGACACCGCCTGGAGCCGGGCATGTGGCCCCGCATGCTGCAGGTGGGGGGCGGTCAGGCGGCGCGCCTGCGGAACGTCATCGAGAACGTGGTGCTGCGGGCGGGGGACGCCGGGGAGATCCTGCCGATGCCCCCGTCCCCGCGCGAGCATCACGGCGTGGCGTGCGACCGCTCCGACGCCAGCGACGCCGCCAGCGACGACGACAGCCGCCTCGGGCCCGGCGACGACGACACGCCCGACGACTCGGACGCCACCCTGGAGTCTGCCTCCGACGACGAGCGGGCCGCGGCGCCGCCCGGTGCCGCCTCCGGGGGGCCGCCGGAGGAGAACGCCCCGGGCTCCGTGGCCTCCAGGCTGCGGCGGGAGTTTGTCGCGTTCGACTGGACCCCCGAGGAGGGGTCCCAGCCGTGGCTGTCCTCCGTCGTGGCGGACACCAGCTCAGCCGAGCGCCGCCGCGGCGACTCGCCCGGCCCGTGCCGCGAGCGAGAAACCGGCGGCTGTCGGAGGATGCGCTTTTCCACCACGTGTCCGTACCCGTGCGGCCGCACGTTTCTGCGCATGTAGGGGGGCGGGGAGAGGGGCGAAGGGGGGAAGCCCACGAGGCCGCTGTAATCAATAAACCCGCGTTGTGTATAAATACGCCGCCCCCGTCTCCTGTTTTGGCAACCCGGCGGCGTGGGGAGGCGTGCCCCCGACTCCCGAGAGAACAGACCGACGCACGATAGGGTTTCCGTCTCAACCTCTTTTATTCCGCCGAACCGCAGAAGACAAGGGGGAGGGGGCGGGGATGTCACACCGCGGGAGTCGTGTGACAGATGTGGGGGAGCCGGGGGCGCTCGTCCGAGTCCAAGTCCGAGTCCCACGCGTACTCCGGCCTCGCTTCGGGGGCGGCGTCGCGGCCCGCGACGCCCGGCGGCCCGCCGGGCCCCGCGCGGCACGCCGCGCACGGACGCCGGGCCGGATGCGGCTCTGTCTCCGCCGCCCACGGCGGGCGGGGCGGCGGCCCCGCCCAGAGGCGAGACGCGGCCTCGCGGAGCCGCCCGACGCACCCGCGTGGGCGCGACGCGACGGCGTCCCGCGGCCGCAGGACGCCGTACCGGTACTCGTAGGCCCCGAACAGCGCCGCCAGTGGGTGGTTGTGGGCCGTCGGGAAGGGGGTCCACGGCACGGTCTCTCCCAGCGCGAGTCCGTCCGGGAGGGGCCACGAGCCCCCCTCCGCCCACGCGTCGGGGACGCGAACGGCGACGAGCCGCGCGCCGACGCGGGCGTCCCTCAGGTGCTCCAGGAACGGCGCGCAGAGGTCCGCCGCCCCGACCACCCACAGGTGGTACAGGCGCGGGCGCGGGCGCGGGCCGCAGAGGGCGCGGAAGCAGGCGGCGGCGTCCGCGACCTCCTCGCTCTCCCGCGGGGCGTCCTCGGGGAAGACTCCGCCGGCCGCGGCGGCCGGGTCGCAGCCGCAGGCGCGCGTCCTGACCACCGGCCGGTCGGGCCGGGGCAGGTCCATCAGGGGCGCGGCCACGCGCCGCAGGTCGGCCGCGCGCACGACGACGGGCGTCCCCAGGGGCTCCGCCGCCAGGATCCGGCACTGCCGCAGCAGGAAGTTCCACAGGAGCGGGCTGGCGTCCGCCGACGTCCGGGGCAGGGCCGCGTGCCTGTCCAGCAGCGTCATCACCGTGACCACAACAACGCCCATGTCGCTATATTAGGGCGGGCGGCCTTCCGTCCGCACTGCATTCGCCGCGGCGCGGCCCCGGACGCAGAACGCCGCGACCGCCCGCTCTCTCGAGGGGCGGGGGGACCGAGAAACACGGCGGGACCTTGGGTCCCGGCGGCCGCGCTAGCCGTCGCGGGCGGCGCGTGCGCCCTCTCCAGGACGCGCCCGCTCGCGCGGGTGGGGCCCCGGGCGCCGCCGCGCGAGCTCCGGACGGGAGGCCTCCTCGCTTCGCCCTCGGGTGCCGGCGCGCGCGGAGCGCTCCGCCGGGGCGCCCGCTGGCTGGCGCGCGCGACCAGGGGCCTGATGGCCGGCCGACAGCTCCGCCGCGTCTACGCGGGCGCGACCGAGGAAGCCGGGCGGCCGGAGGCCGTCGAGCGGACGACGACTACCCGCTGCCTGTTCCCACCGGAGACCTTTTATAACCCGCCCCGGGGCGTCGGTTTTCCGGCCGCCGCCCACGACCCCCCCGGGCCCCACGGCGCCCGGGACGAGGCCGCCCGCCTCTGCCGGATCCGGGAGCTGTTGGCCGAGATGCGCAGCAGCGAGGAGCCCCCCAGCGGGGCGGAGGACGACACGGACGATGACGCCCCCGACGACGTCGCGTACCCGGACGAGGGGGCGGACGACGACGACGGCGGCGCCGCCGGCCCCGCGCGCTCCAGCCCCACCCCCCCCGGCGGACTCACCCCGGAGGTGCTGGAGCGCCTCGACCGCGAGGCGGAGCGCGCGATTCGCCGCGGCTGCAAACCCCCCTCGGAGGTGGCCCGGGTGGTGGCGGGGCTGGGGTTCGCGATCCACCGCGCCCTGACGCCGGGCTCGGAGGGCTGCGTCTTCGAGAGCAGCCACCCCGACTACCCGCAGCGCGTCGTGGTCAAGGCGGGGTGGTACGCGAGCTCCGTCCACGAGGCGAGGCTGCTGCGCCGCCTGAGCCACCCCGGCGTCCTGGCCCTCCTGGACGTGCGCCCGGTGGGCGGCCTCACGTGCCTGGTGCTCCCGAAGTACCGGTCCGACCTCTACACGTACCTGGGGTCCCGCGCCCGCTCCCGCCCCCTGAGCCTCGCGCAGGTCACGGCGGTCGCCCGCCAGCTGCTGAGCGCCATCGAGTACATCCACGGCGAGGGCATCATCCACCGGGACATCAAGACGGAGAACGTGCTCGTCAACGGCCCCGAGGACATCTGCCTGGGGGACTTCGGGGCCGCCTGCTTCGCGCGGGGCTCCTGGTCGACCCCGGTGTACTACGGCATCGCGGGCACGGTCGACACGAACGCCCCCGAGGTCCTGGCCGGGGACCCGTACACGCCCTCGGTGGACATCTGGAGCGCCGGCCTGGTGATCTTCGAGGCGGCCGTGCACACGGCGTCCCTGTTCTCGACGTCCCAGGCGGACGAGCGGCGCGCGTACGATGCCCAGATCCTGCGCATCATCCAGCAGGCGCAGGTGCACCCGGACGAGTTTCCGCAGCACGCGGGCTCCCGCCTCGTCTCGCAGTACCGCCACCGGGCGGCGCGCAACCGCCGCCCGGCGTACACCCGCCCCGCCTGGACGCGCTACTACAAGCTGAACCTGGACGTGGAGTACCTCGTCTGCCGGGCCCTCACCTTCGATGGCGCGCGGCGCCCCAGCGCCGCGGAGCTGCTGCGGCTGCCGCTGTTTCAAAGTAACTGATCGGCGTTTCCCGGGGGGTGCGGGGCGGGGTCGAGGAGCGCGGCCCCGTACAAAAGGGAGCCGGCGCGGGCGGGCGGCACCGCGGCTCCAGGCGACGCCCGCCCGCGCCGCCATGCCCCCCCTCGCTCCGTGGCCGTCGCTCCTGGCGGCGCTGCTGTGCCTGCGCCTCGCGGGCGCGGGCCCGCGCCCCGCCGCGCCCCAGGGGTCGGCCGTCTCCGCGCGCGCCGCCTCGCATTGCTACGCCACCCCCCGCCTCGACGATGCCGGGCCCGCGGGCCCGGCTCCGCCGGTGGCCGACGTGGACAGACATCGCGTGGTCCGGCACCGGAGCGTGGCGCGGGTCTACTCCGGGTGCGGCCTGGCCCTGCTCGCGCCCCCCATCCGCCGGTTCAGCGGGACCGACGGCGGGGCCTACGCGGCCCGGGTGGCCTACTACCGGGTCGACGCCGGGGGGTGCCGGCGCCCCGTCGCGCTCCGGTGGTACGGGGGCTGTCGGGGCGGGGCGGCGCCCTCTCCGGGCACGTGCGGCCGGTACTCCCACACGTACCAGGGCGGCTCCCCCCCAACGGGCCACGCCCTGGTGAACGCCTCGCTGCTGGCGCCGGTCGCCGGCCCCCACGCCGCCGCGTACGACTACGAGATCCTGGTCGGCGACCGACTCCACGTCGGGCGGCTGTCGGCCGCGGTCGCCGCCGGCGCCGGGCCCTGCCGGCCCCCGGGCCCGGAGTCGCCCCCGGACGCGCGCGCCCCCGGCGTGCCGGCCCCGTGCCGGCCCGCCGCCCCTGCGGCGCCCCTGTGGCGCTCGGTCCCGGCCGCCTGGGTCTCGGCCGCGAACCCGCTCTTTGACGGGCCGGACGCGAGGCGCTGCGTGCCCCCGCTGGACCCCGTGTGGCCCCAGGACCTGGCCTACGTCTCCGCCGCCCCCCAGAGCCTCCTGGTCGGCCTGGCCGGGTACATGTTCACCCGGCTGGCCCCGGGACTCGGGGGCGGGGCCCCGAGCGCGTCGCCGACCCAGGAGGACGAGCCCCTGGCCCGGGCGGCGCGAACGCGCGCCGGGCGCGCCGCCCGGGGCCTGCTGTCCGTGCCGGAGGGGGCGGAGGAGGCGGAGGAGGCGGGGGGGAGTCCCGGCCTCACCGCGACCCCGGCCGCGCCGGCCGCGAACGGGACCGGCGCGGAGGGGGCGCCCGAGGCCACCGCCGCCGCGCCGGCTCCCGCGACCGCGCCCCCGGCGTCCGCCTCCCCGACCGCACCGGCCGCGGATGGGACCGGCGGGGCGGGAACGAGTCCCGCCCCGCCGGAGGGCGCGACGCCCGTGATCCCGACCGCGAAGACGCCGGGGGCGGGGGGCCCAGAGCCCGCGACCACGAAGACCCCCCGGGTCGCAGAGGCGACCCCCGAGGCGGAGGGGCCAGAGCCCCCGCCCCCCACCGACGCCGTCGCCCCCCGGCGCGAGTCTCCGACGCCGCACCCCGCGGGCGAGGATGCGACCGAACGAGGGGGTGAGAAGGAGGAGGAGGAGGACGGCGAGGAGGAGGAGGGGGAGGGGGCCGGGGACGGCGAGCTGCCTCCGGACGAGATTCCCCAGGGGCCCCGACCCGGGCCCGGGAACGACCTCTCCCCGCCCCCCCGGCGCCCGGCCGCCACGCTCCCCCCGCCGCACCTGGGTCCGCTGACCCTCCGGCCCCCGAGCCCCCCGACGGAGCCCGTGCCCGCCCCCACCCCTCCCGCCGAGCCCCCCCACCAACCCCTGTTTCCGTTCCTCACCGCCTCGCCCGGCCTCGACTTCATCTTCCTGCTCAGCCTGGCCGCCCACGGGCTCGCGTTCGTGATCATCACCGTCATGGTGTTGCGGCCGTGCCGCCCGCGGGCCCGAGGGCCGCGCCAAGCGCGAGTTCGGTACGCGCGGCTGGCGACCTCCGAGGCGTGAGCGCCGCCGCCCCCTCCCGGGAGGGAGGCGCGGGGGAGGAAGAACACACCGGAACCCATCCCCGGTGGCGATGCGCGGAAGGGGAATTCCCCGGGTTTATCTATTTAAGATGCCCCCGGCGGACCGCCGCCCAGACAACGCCTCGCCCCGGGGTGCGGTCATCCGAATCGGTCGGTCGTCGCCCCGCCTCGCCTCGCCCCACCATGCGCTCTCTCCCGCTCGTCGTCGGCGCCTGGGCGGCCGCGCTGGTGACCAACCTCCTCCCCGGCGCCGCGCTCGCCGGCGACGCCGCCGGCGCCAACGCGACATCCACCGCCGCGGGATCGACGATCCCCGCGACCGCGGGCGCCCCGCCCGACCACCCCACGCCCTGGGCGTTTCTCCAGACGGACCGCGCCCTGCCCCTGGTGATCGGGGGCCTCTGCGCGCTGACCCTGGCCGCCATGGGCGCGGGGGCCGTCCTCCACCGGTGCTGCCGACGCTGCGCGCGCCGCCGCCAGAACGTCTCCAGCGTGTCCGCGTGACCCCGACGCGACCCCGTCCGCCGGGCCCTCGGATCGAACAATAAACCGACCGACGACGTGAATCGTGCACCCGGGTCTTTGTGTTTCTGTGGGGGCTATGGCGGGCCTGCGGGGTGCGGGTGGGGCGATGGGTCTGGTCGCCGCGCCGGTTGATGAGTAACCTACGGGAACGCCACCCCGATGAGTCAGGCGGGGAGGAGGGTCGACGGGCCCCTTTGTCCTTTAAAAGCCGGCGCGGCCCCGAACACCGAGGGCGATCGAGCCGGCGCGCGATTTTTGCGAACGGCGCCTCGCGGTCTCTCTTCCCGCTCTTCGGTCGCGGCGATACGATGGGTTTCGGCGCGGCGGCGGCGTTGCCGGTGTTGGCGGTCGCGCTCGCGTGCGTCTCGGCGGGCGGGGGCGCCTACGTGGCGGCGGACCGGGCCCTGGCGCGAGCGAGCCCCGATCGCTTCCGCGGGGGCCCCCTGCCCCCGCCGGAGCAGAAGGCGGACCCGCCCGACGTGCGGCGCGTCTACCACGTGCAGCCGTTCGTCGAGAACCCGTTCCAGACCCCCAGCGTGCCCGTCGCCGTGTACTACGCCGTCCTGGAGCGCGCCTGCCGCAGCGTCCTCCTCGAGGCGCCGACGGAGGCGGTTCAGGTCGTGCGCGGGGCCCCCGAGGCGGCCCGGCCGGGCGCGCGCTACAACCTCACCGTCGCCTGGTACCGCACGGGCGGCGACTGCGCCATCCCCATCCTCGTGATGGAGTACGCCGAGTGCCCGTACGACCGGCCCCTGGGCGAGTGCCCCGTCCGCAACCTGCCGCGCTGGAGCTTCTACGACAGCTTCAGCGCCACGAGCGAGGACGACCTGGGGTTCCTCATGCACGCGCCCGCCTTCGAGACCGCGGGGACCTACGTCCGCCTGGTAAAGGTCAACGACTGGGTGGAGGTCACGCAGTTCATCTTCGAGCACCGCGCCAAGGGCCCCTGCCGCTACACGCTTCCGCTGCGCATCCCCCCGACGGCCTGCCGCCGCGGCCCGGTCTTTGAGCGGGGCGTGACGGTGGACGCCGCCGGCATGCTCCCCAGGTTCATCCCGGAGAACCAGCGCGTCGTGGCCGTCTACAGCATGCAGGCCGCCGGGTGGCACGGCCCGAAGGCGCCGACCACGAGCACCCTGCTCCCGCCCGAGGTGACGGAGACGGCCAACGGCACCCGGCCCGAGCTGGTCCCCGACGACGAGGACGAGCGGCCCCCGGCCGACGGGTCCCTCCCCGCGGTCTCGGCCCAGCTGCCGCCCAACTGGCACGTCCCGGAGGCCGACGACGTCACCATCCAGGGCCCCGCCCCCACCCCCGCCGACCACACGGGCGCCATCGTCGGCGCGGGGCTGGCCGGCGCGGGGCTGGTGGCCGGGGCGGCCGTGCTGGCCGTCTGCCTGGTGCGCCGTCGCGGCCGCGCGGCCGCCAAGCACGTGCGCCTGCCCCAGCTGCTCGACGAGACCCCGACGGCGCGGCGCCGGGACACGCCCTACTGACCCGGCGACCGCCGTGCGGTCGTCGTGCGGGGGCCGTTTCGGGGTGGGACCTCGCTCCGGGGATAAAGGGCGGTCGGGGCGGCCGCCCCGACGCAGTTCCCCGTTCGTCGGCCGCGCGCGGGGGGTGGTCTGGAACGAGAACCGGAGCCCTCTCCCCCCCGTCGAGACGCCCGCCCCGCCAGCCCCGAGGTGCCTCCGGTCCCCGATGGGGCGCCTGCTGGGGTTTCTGCTCGCGTCGGCCCTGTGGGCCCCGCTCGCGGGTGTGGTGGTTCGCGGTCCGACGATCAGCCTCGTGTCGGACTCCCTCCTGGCCGCGGGGCCCGTCGGGGCGGACGGCGCCTTCCTGGGGGACCTGGAGGTCCCGGGGGAGTTTCACTTCCTGGGTCCCCAGGTTCCGCGCGTCGCGTACTACGACGGGGCGGTGGAGCTGTTCCACTACCCGCCGGGCGACCGCTGCCCCCGCGTGGTCCTCGTCGAGGAGCTGACGGCGTGCCCCCGCCGCCACGCCGTCGCCTTCGCCCTGTGCCGCTCGACCCGCAGGACCCAGAGCCCCGCCTACGCCAACCTGACCCTGGACCTGGCCCGCCGGCCCCTCCTGCGGGCCCGCGGCTTCGCGGACGCCGTCGTCGGCCTGTACGTCGCCCGGGTGTGGGTCGAGGGGGCGACGAACGCCAGCCTGTTTCCCCTGGGCCTGGCGGCGTTTCCCGCGGAGGGCCGCCCGACCGAGCCCCCCCCCGGCGGCGAGACGCCGGTCGACGCGCGATGCGACCCGGACGCGCCGCTGCGGGCCCCGCGCCTGGGGCCGGCCGACGTGTTCGTCCCCGCGACGCCGATCCCGCCCGCCCGGACCGCCGAGCCCCCGGAAGCGACTCCCCCGCCCGCCCGGACCGCCGAGCCCCCGGAAGCGACTCCCCCGCCGGTCTCCCCCAACCCCGCGACCCCCGAGGCGGCGGAGGTCGGGGAGACCGAAGAGACCCCCGACCCCGCGACCCCCGGCGGGGGTCGGGCGACGAGCGCCTCCCCGGCGCCCGAGGCCTCCCGGTACGAGCTGACGGCCACGCGGATAGTGCAGATCGCCATCCCGGCCGCTATAATCGCTTGCGTGGCCCTGGGGAGCTGCGCCTGCTGCCTCGGTCGGCGGTGTCGTCGGCGCCGGCCGCACCCGGCCCGCATCTACCGCCCCCCCTCGCCGGTCGCCCCGAGCATCTCGGCCGTGAACGAGGCGGCCCTGGCGCGCCTGGGCGACGAGCTGAAACGACCCCCGGAGTCGCCCCGTCGGGCCAAGCGGCGCCCGTCGCAGACCGCGGTGCCGTCGCTGACCGCGATCTCGGAGGAGTCCGAGGCCCCCGCGATCCCGGAACTCTCGCGCTCGCCGCGCCGCCCCGGGGCCCTCGACGCCCGCTGAGCCCCCCCCCCCCGCCCTCCTCCGCCCCCCCGGCTTCACGAATAAAGCGATCATCGAGAAAAACGTAGAGACGGCGTGGCGTGTGTGTGTTTGGGGTCGGGGCGCCGGGGGAGGGGGCGTGGTGGCCGAACGGCGTCGTGTGGGCGGGGGGCGGGAACGCGCGGCGTAGGGCGGCTGGCGCGGGGGCCATTTAAGGCGCCGCCGGCGGCGGCCGGCGTCTTCGCGTTCCGAACGCCCGGTGGATCGTTCCCCGCTCCGGTCGCTAGCGACGCGCGCGTGGCGAGGAAGAGGGGAGACGACGAGAAGCGGGGATGGCTCTCGCCCGGGCCCCGCGGGGGCTCCTGGCGGCGTGGATTCTCGCGGCGTGGGTCGGCGTCGCGGCCGTGGAGACGACGTGGAAGCACGCGAGCGCCGGCGACGACGTGGTGTTCTTCGACCTTCCCGCGGGGCGCCCGGGCGGACCCCCGCGCGAGCTGGCGTGGGAGTTCGCTTCTATGCGGAACTGCGGGCCGCTGCGGCCGTCGTGGGTCTCCCTCCACCCCCCCGGGCAGGTGCTGGAGACCGTCGTCGACGCCCAGTGCGTCGGCGCCCCCCGGTTGATGGCGGCGTGGTACGGCCGACCCGACGGGGCCCCCGCCCCGGGCCCCGAGGCGGCGTGGCCCCCGCGCGTGAGCGTGAGCAACGGGACGCTGACGCTCCGCGAGGCCCGACCGAGCGACAGCGGGATGTACGTCCTGACGGTGTCGCGCGCCCCCAACTCCACGGCGGCCCGTCGGGTGGTGTTCCTGACCGTCGGGCCGCGGGTCGCGGCGGCGGTCCCCGGCGGCCCGCCCCCTCTCGCGGAGGGGGCGGGAGCCGAGGCCGGGGCCGCCGCGACCCGCGCCCCCGCCGCCCACCCCTACCCCTACCCCCACCCCCACCCCATCGCCGAGGTGGCGCACGTGCACGGCGTCACGGTCTCCCTGCGCACCCAGACGGCGATCCTGTTTAGCCCGGGGGACACCGTCCACACCGCGGTCTCCATCGTGCCGCTCGCCCACGACGACGACCCCTACGTCATGGAGGTGGTCTGGGTGCGGTTCGACGTCCCCGAGGAGTGCGGGGAGATGCGGATCTACGAGCCCTGCCTGTACCACCCGCGGCTGCCCGAGTGCCGCTCGCCCGCCGACGCCCCGTGCGCGGCAAGCGTCTGGACGGAGCGCCTGGCAGTGCGGCGGTACGGGCCCTGCTCGCGCAGCGTGCCGCCCCCCCGGTGCCCCACGGACGCCGCCATGGAGGCCAGGCCCGGCCTGGGGTGGTACGGGCCCACCGTTAACCTGCAGCTCCGCGACGCCTCCGAGGCGAGCGGCGGGCTCTACGTGTGCGTCGTGTACGTCAACGGGCACGTGCACGCCTGGGGCCACGTCGTCGTCAGCACCGCGGCGAGGTACCGGAACGCGGTCGTGGAGCGGTCCCTGCCGCGGTACCGCCCCCCTCCGGCCGCACCCACCCCTTCGGCGCGGCCCCAGGGGCCGCGCCCCGCGCTCCGCTCGCCGCGCCTCGTGGGCGTCTTCGGCGCGGCCCTGGGGCTGGCCGCCGCCGGCCTCTCCGTGTGGGCCTGCGTCACCTGCCGGCGCGCGCGGGCGTGGCGAGCCGTTAAAAAGCGGGACCCGGGAACGCAGACTTACATTCGCCTGGCGGACGACGAGCTCTACGCCGACCTGAGCTCCGACGGCGGCTGGGAGGACTCCGAGGACGACGACTCCGACGACGACCGCCTGCCGGGCACGGACCGGCCTCCGAAGCGGGGCTCCGGGTTCCAGATCCTCTCCGGGACGAAGGCGGACCCGTGGTCCCCCGAGGCGCGCCGGGGCCGCGACCTCGTCACCTTCCGCGTGGATGACGCGGCCAGATATCGCGACGCCTCGCCCCCCGATCCACCGCACCGGCGCTGACGCCCGTCGCGGGCCCGAGGCGCCCGACGTTCCCATCGGCGTCGCCGAAGACCTGCGGGCCCTCGCAATGACGTGCCGCGCGCCGCGCGCGCGCTCCGCCGTCGCCCCGCCGCCCCTCCCCCTGGAGGCGGTCGACGCCCCCGTGTACCTGGTGACGTGGCTGGCGCTGCGCTGGGTGCGGGGCGCGCTCGGGCTGGGCGCCGTGCTGTGTGGGGTCGCGTATTACATGACGTCGGCGCCCCGCGGCGCATAAAAGCCCCCCGCGCCCCGCGCCGGAAGACAGACCACGCGTGGCCCGCGCGAAGCCCCCCGCCTCCCCCACCCCAGACCGACCCCGCCCGACATGGAACCCCCGCGGCCGGCCGACGCGGACTCGCTCCCCTCCGACGCCCCCTCCGTCGTTCCGCTCACCCCGCAGACCCAGAGCGCCGAGGCGTACTACACGGAGAGCGACGACGAGACGGCCGCCGACTTTCTGATGCGGATGGGGCGCCAGCAGACGGCGCTCAGGCGCCGCCGCCGGCGAACGCGGGCCGCCGGCTTCGTCGCGGGGTTCGTCCTCGCCGCCCTCATCTCGGGCGGCCTGGGGGCCCTCGTGTGCTGGATGGCCCTCCGCTGACGGGATCGCCGCAGCCACAGTCGCCCCACCCCCACCACGCGCAGCGCTCCTGAATAAACGCACAGAGTTGGCTCGAACGACACGTTTGCTCGTGGTCTGTGGCGGGGGTGGAAACCGCGAGGCGGGACGGGGGGGATGGGAAGAAAAACAAAACACAGGTGCGGGGGATGACCGAGAGGCGAGCGACCGACAGACGGACCCGCAGCCCGAGTCCGTCGGCCGACCGAGCAGATACACAGACGGGGGCAGAGGTGCGCGAAAGGGACCACACCCACCAAAACAAAACACCCCCCGTGGGCGGGGGAGGGCACGGGGCGCACGGTCGCGTTGGGGGGAGGGAAAGCCCGCGACGCGTCCCCTCCCCCCGCCGAATCCCTCTCCCCATCCATCACACACGACGAGACGCGGAAGATGCGGTGCCAAAAAAGTTTTATTGGCGTACAACGGGGTCAGGCCGAGGCGGCGGTCGGCGCGGGGCTGCCGCAGCCGAACGCGCGAAAGAGGTGGCGGCAGTGGGTGGAATAGATGCCGGCGCACGAGCACGTGGCGGCGTGCGCCAGGCAGCACCAGAAGGCGCAGGCCATGAGCAGATCGTGCATGTGCCGGTGGGTCCGGACGCGGGGCGCCAGCGCCGCCACGAAGTTCACGGCCGCCGTCCGCCAGGGCCAGATGGCGGCGTCTCTGTTGGCGCGCAGCCACTGGTTATGGGCCAGTTTCAGCTCCCGGTGGATCCGGGTCCCCGTCCGCCGGGGGGGAGGTTTTTCGAGCGCCTGTGAGCACTCGCGGAAAGCCTCGACGATGAGGCGAAACAGCGGCCGGTGCTCGAGCGGCAGGGTCTGCAGGTGCGCAGACGGCTGCTCGCAGAGGGGATAGAGCGCCGCGGTCGCGTGGTCTCGGGGCGCGGCCGGCCCAGAGGGGCGACGGTCGCCCCGACGGCCGGAAGAGCGCCGGGTCTCGGGCGCCGGTTCTGCCGCGTACGGAGCGGCTCGAGCGCGAATGGCGGCCCGGGGCCCGAGCCTCGCGCTTCTGCGCGCCAGTGGGCGCGACGAGTCGTGAACCCCCGGGAGGGGGCCGTCCTCACCCCCGGGGGTCGCGTGGCGCGGGGGGCTGTACGTAACGACGTGGGGTCCGCGGCGGTCCGCGGGGCTGCCTGGGGTCCCGGGGCCGGCGGGGCTCTCGAGGAGGTCGGGGCTCTCGAAGGGGTCGGGGCTCGCGAGGGGCGCGCGAGGGCGCCGGCGATAGACGCGCATCTCCACGCCCCCGCGGCACTCCGTCGTCATCGCAGCCGGCGGCAGGTCCGGGGTCGGCGGCGCACGCGGGCGTCGGGCCGATACCCGCGGCTCTGTGGCAAGGAAGCTCCTCGCGCGGCTTTATGTCCGGGGCCGCGGGCCCGCGGGGGCGGGGGGAGGGGGGCGCGGACGCCATGTGCCCGGACGTGCGGCGCTCCCCGCGCTCGATTATGGCGTCGCGGCGGGAGGAGGCGCGGTCTCGCGGGCCGCGAGGTGCGAGTGGTTGGGCGGTGCGGAAGGAGGGGCGAGCAGGGGCCGGTCCGGATGGGCGATCGCCTTCGCGGCCTCTCGGCGCTCCTCGTCGGCGTATGCGTCGAGCTCCCGGCGCAGGTCGGCGCAGGTGCGGTGTCGGGTGTGCGGATTCCGTAGGAACGCGTCGACCGTCGCCAAATATAACGATGACATGTGTCCTGCGCGGAGGGGCGCGGGCGGGCAGAGGCCGAGGTGAGCCCCCGGTCCCCCCGGTCCCCCCGAGCCCCCGAGCCCCCGGTCCCCCCGAGCCCCCGAGCCCCCGAGCCCCCGGTCCCCCCGAGCCCCCGAGCCCCCGGTCCCCCCGAGCCCCCGGTCCCCCCGAGCCCCCGAGCCCCCGGTCCCCCCGAGCCCCCGAGCCCCCGGTCCCCCCGAGCCCCCGAGCCCCCGGTCCCCCCGAGCCCCCGAGCCCCCGGTCCCCCGAGCCCCCGAGCCCCCGAGCCCCCGTCCCCCCGAGCCCCCGAGCCCCCGTCCCCCCGAGCCCCCGTCCCCCCGAGCCCCCGAGGCGATCCCGGGACGACCGCTCACCTGCGAGGTTCCGTCGGCGCGGCGTTCCCGGGCGGTGGGCGCGGAGCGAGGAGGGCCGGCGGCGGCGGCGACGGCGTTGTGCGGCGGGCCGGCCGCGGCGCCGCCGGCTTTATGTCGGCGGGGGAAGGGCGGGGCGGCGGGCCCGCCCCGAAGGGCGGGCCGGGGCGGGGCGCCCGCGCGGCGTCCCCGGTCGCCTAGCAACGCAGGATCGTTGGATTACGCAATCTTCTCAAAAGAAGTGAGGACGCGAAGCGTCCGCACTTCGTCCTAATATATATATATATATTAGGACGAAGTGCGGACGCTTCGCGTCCTCACTTCTTTTGAGAAGATTGCGTAATCCAACGATCCTGCGTTGCTAGGCAACCGGGGACGCCGCGCAGGCGCGGTGAGGGCGGCGGCGGCGCGGCGCCCTCGACGCGAGGGCGCGAGCGGGCGCGGCGATGCTAACGAGGCTCCACAGAGAGGAGGATCTCGCCCTTCCCCCTGCCCCCTGCCCTTCCCCCTGCCCCCTGCCCTTCCCCCTGCCCCCTGCCCTTCCCCCTGCCCCCTGCCCTTCCCCCTGCCCCCTGCCCTTCCCCCTGCCCCCTGCCCTTCCCCCTGCCCCCTGCCCTTCCCCCTGCCCCCTGCCCTTCCCCCTGCCCCCTGCCCTTCCCCCTGCCCCCTGCCCTTCCCCCTGCCCCCTGCCCTTCCCCCTGCCCCCTGCCCTTCCCCCTGCCCCCTGCTTCCGCGCCTGCGCGCGGCGCCGCCGGCCGCATGCTAATGCGATCCTCGACGGGCGGCGCCGCCGGCCGCATGCTAATGCGATCCTCGACGGGCGGCGCCGCCGGCCGCCCCCGCGCCCCGGGGCGGAGCCGGCCGGGCGCCGCCCGTCGCCGGCCGGGGTATATGAGGCGGGCGGCCGTGCGATCGTGTAGACGGCAGTCGCGTCTCCCCGAGGAAGCAGACATCGACGGGTCCGGCCGGGGGGACGGAAGAGCGCGACCGCCGCCGACCCTCGCCGCGACCGCCGCCGACCCTCGCCGCGACCGCGCTCGGAGCCCCGGCGCCCCCGGGCGGCGAAGGAGAGAGGAGCGCGAAGGAAGCGGCGGTGGCGACCGTGCCGACCATGCCGCGCGCTCCGCTCGGCGGCGCGGGCTCGCCGGACCCGGACGACGGCCCGCCGAGGACGCCGGACCCGGAGGGGCCGCCGCCGTCGCACGCGGCGGCCGACGACGACGCCGACGCCGACCTCGCCGCCGCCGCCGCGTCCTCGCGGCAGCTGGCCCTGCTGGCCGCCATGGTGGAGGAGACGGCCCGGGCGCTGTCCCCGCCGTCGGGGCCGCCGTCGCCGCGGCCCGCCCCCGCGGCCCCGGCCCGGGCCCCGCGCCGCGAGTCGGTGTGGGTCATCGACGCCGCGCCCCCGCCGACCCCGGGCGGCGCGCCGCACGCCGGCGACGAGCTCGCGGAGCTCGCGGAGCTCGCGGAGCTCGCGGCGGGGGAGGAGGACGACGGCGGCGACGGGCACCCCGCCCCCGGCTCGGACCCCGGCTCGGAGGCGTCGGACTCGGACCCCGGCTCGGAGGCGTCGGACTCCTCGGACTCGGACCCGGACCCGGACCCCGAGCGCGACGCGGCCCCCGCCGGCGCCGCCGCCGCCGTCGACGCGAACCTCGCCGCCGGCGCCGTCGACTCGGACCCCGACCCGGACCCGGGCTCGGACCCCGACTCGGACCCCGACCCCGACTCGGACCCGGACCCCGCGCCGCCGCCGCCGCGGGCCGCCGCCGAGACGGGCGTCGCCGCCGGGCGCAGCGAGCGCCGCCGCGCGCGCGCCGCCGTGGCCGGGCGCGACGCCACGGGCCGCTTCACGGCCGCGCGGCCGCGGCCCGTGCCCCTGGACGCCGACGAGGCCTCGGGCGCCTTCTACGCGCGCTACCGCGACGGCTACGCCAGCGGCGAGCCCTGGCCCGGGGCCGAGCCCCCGCCCCCGGGGCGCGTGCTCTACGGCGGCCTGGGCGACAGCCGCCCGGGGCTCTGGGGCGCGCCCGAGGTGGCGGAGGCGCGCCGGCGCTACGAGGCCGCCGGCGCGCCCGCGCCCGTGTGGGCGCCCGAGCTGGGCGACGCCGCGCGCCAGTACGCCCTCATCACGCGCCTGCTCTACGACCCGGACCGCGAGGCCATGGGCTGGCTGCAGAACCCGCGCGTGACGGCCGGCGACGTGGAGCTGGACCGCGCCTGCTTCGAGGCCTCGGGCGCCCGGCGCAACAGCAGCTCCTTCATCACCGGCACGGTCGCGCGCGCCGTGCCGCACCTGGGCTACGCCATGGCCGCCGGGCGCTTCGGCTGGGGCCTGGCCCACGCCGCCGCCGCCGTGGCCATGAGCCGCCGCTACGACCGCGCGCAGAAGGGCTTCCTCGCCGCCAGCCTGCGCCGCGCCTACGCGCCCCTGCTGGCGCGCGAGAACGCCGCCGCGGCCGGCGCCGCGCCGCCGCCCCGGGACGCCGCCGCCGCCCCCGGCCTCGCCGGCTACGGCGCCGCGGGCGTCGTCGCCGCGCAGCGCCGCCTGGCGGCCGCCCTCGCCGCCGACCGCGGCGCCGCCCCCGCGGCGGAGGAGGGGGACGCCGACGCCGCCGACGCCGCCGACGCCGCCGCGGAGTGCCTGGCGGTCTGCCGCGCCGTCATGGAGGCGCTCGTCGAGGGCTTCGGCGGCGACCTCGCCGCCGTGCCCGGGCTGGCGGCCGCGCGCGCCGCGGTCCCGCCGCGCGGCGCCGCCGCGCCCGCGCCGCGCCCGCGCGCCTGGCTGCGCGAGCTGCGCCTGGTGCGCGACGCGCTGACGCTCATGCGCCTGCGCGGCGACCTCCGCGTCCCCGGCGGCGCCGAGGCCGCCGTCGCCGCCGTGCGCGCCGTGGGCCTCGTCGCCGGCGCCGCCGCGCCGCTGCTGGCCCGCAGCCCGCGGCAGGTGCGCTCCGTCGGCGCCGCCGCCGCCGACCTGCTCTTCCGGAACCAGAGCCTGCGCCCCCTGCTGGACGCCGCCGACGCCGACGCCGACGCCGCCCGCGCGGCCCGCAAGCGCAAGAGCTCCTCGCCCCCGCGGGCGCCCGCGCCCGCCGCCCGCCCGCCGGCGCGCAAGAAGAGCCGGCCCGCGCCCGCCCGCCCGCCCGCCGACGCCGACGCCGACGCCGACGCCGACGCCGCCCGCCCGCGCCCCCGGCCCGCGGCGCTCACCGCCCGCCCGCCCGGCGGGCCCGACCCCCGCGGCGGCTGGCGCCGCGCGCCGCCCGGGCCCGCCCACACGCCGCCGCCCGCCGCCGCCGCCCTCGAGGCCTACTGCGAGCCGCGCGTCGTCGCCGAGCTCTCGGACCACCCGCTCTTCCCCGAGCCCTGGCGCGCCGCGCTCATGTTCGACCCGCGCGCGCTGGCCTCGCTGGCCGCGCGCTGCGGCCCGCCCGAGCCGGGCTCCGGCCGCGCCCTCGGGCCGCTCCGCGCCTCGGGCCCGCTGCGCCGCGCCGCCGCCTGGATGCGCCAGGTCCCCGAGCCCGAGGACGTGCGCGTGCTGGTGCTCTACGCGCCGCTGCCCGGCGAGGAGCTCGGCGGCGTCTCCCCCGCCCCGCCCGCCTGGACCGCCGCGCGCGGCGGCCTCTCCTTCCTGCTCGCCGCGCTGGCCAACCGCCTCTGCGGGCCCGACACGGCCGCCTGGGCCGGCAACTGGACCGGGCCCCCCGACGTCTCGGCGCTGGGCGCGCAGGGCGTGCTCCTGCTCTCCACGCGCGACCTGGCCTTCGCCGGCGCCGTCGAGTTCCTGGGCCTGCTGGCGGCCGCCGCCGGCCGCCGCCTCGTCGTCGTGGACGCCGTGCCGCCCGAGGAGTGGCCCGCCGACGGGCCCGTCGTCGCGCGCCGCCACGTCTACCTGCCCTGCGCCGTGCTGCCCGCCGCGCAGTGCGACGTCCGCTGGCCCGCCGCGCGCGACCTGCGCCGCGCCGTGCTCGCCTCCGGCCGCGTCTTCGGGCCCGGCCTCTTCGCGCGCGTCGAGGCCGCCTGCGCGCGCCTCTACCCCGACGCGCCGCCGCCGCGCCTGGGCCGCGGCGGCAACGTGCGCTACCGCGTGCGCACGCGCCTGGGGCCCGACACCGCCGTGCCGCTGCCGCCGCGCGAGTACCGCCGCGCCGTGCTGCCCGCGCTCGACGGCCGCGCCGCCGACTCGCCCGCGCGCGAGGCGGCCGCCGCCGGCGCGCCCGACTTCCGCCGCGGCGAGGCGCACTCGCACCGCGCCTGCGCGCGCTGGGGCCTGGGTGCGCCGCTGCGGCCCGTCTACCTGGCGCTGGACCGCGCGGCCGCGCGCGCCGGGCCCGAGGCCCTGCCCGCCGCGCTGCGCGCCTTCTGCGCGCGCGCCCTGCCCGAGCCGGACCCCGACGCCGCGCCGCTCGTGCTGCGCGCCGACGCCGGGCCCCCGGACCCCGCCGCCGCGCCGCGCGTGCGCTGGGCCGCCGGCCGCGCCGACACGCTGCTCGCCGACGCCGAGGACGCCGCCGCCCTGGAGCTGGCCCCGGCCCCGAGCCCCGCCCCCGCCCTGGGGGGCGCGACCCCGGACTGGGACCCGGACGGCGAGCCGGCGGCCGCCGAGGACTGGTAGCCGGCGCCGCCGCCCGCGACCCCCGCCCGCGACCCCCGCCCGCGACCCGCAATAAAAAGAGTCGAAGCTCGCAGATCGTGTGTCGGCAACGTTTATTGGCAACGTTTATTGGCAACGTTTATTGGGGAGAGGGGGAGAGGGGGAGGGGGGGAGGGGGGGAGGGGGGGAGGGGGAGAGGGGGAGAGGGGGAGAGGGGGAGAGGGGGAGAGGGGGAGAGGGGGAGAGGGGGAGAGGGGGAGAGGGGGAGACGCCCCGGCCCCGCCACAGACAGGCGCGAAGCCCGCAGAGCGCGCGCCGGCCGCGTCGATCGGAGGAGGGGGCGCGCGAGGGGGAAGAGGGGAGAGGGGAGAGGGGACGGCGTGGCCGGGCGCGCGCCCGGGGCCCGATGCACGCGCTCCCGCCGGCGTGGGCCGCGCGCCTCCGATGGGGCGCGCGCACGGGCCGCGGAGGCGTGCGGTGCCGGGAGGGGGGCGAGGGCCGCGGGGGGCGAGGGCCGCGGGGGGCGAGGGCCGCGGGGGGAGGGGCGCCGTGCGGGCCGCGGGGGACCCGCGCGCACGGTCCCGTCGGGCGCCCGGGGGCTCGGGAGCCGTGCGGGCGGAACCCGGGCGGCCCGGCGCGGCGGGGGCTTCGCGGGGGCTTCGCGGGGGCCCCGCCGGGGCTGCGTGGGGGCGCGGCAGGGGCCCCGCCCCCGGGGAGCCTGGGGTCCGGAATCTGCCCGTGCGAGCGGTCCGCAGAGAACCCGGCCGCCAGGAACCCCGGAGGCCGGGCCGGAGGGGGGCGCGTCGCGGGGCTCGCGCCGCCGGGGAGCCTGGCGGGCGGCTTCTGCCCCGTCGGCGGCCGCGTAGAAGACGAGCGCCAGGTACCCGGGAGGGCGGAGACGGCGGGGCGGAGACGGCGCCCCGGCCGGGGCGCAGGGGCGCGCCCCCGGGCGTGCAGGCCTAGTGAAGATCGGGGGCGGGGCTGCCGGGCTCCCCTAGGCCTCCACCGCCGGGAGCGGCCGGCGGCCCCGGCGGGGGGCGGGCGCGCGAGGGGGCGGGGGCCGTGGGCGGGCGCGCGCGGGGCCTCGTGGGCGTCGGATACCGGTTCCGTGAGCGCGGCGGCCGGAAGCGAACCCGAGGCCCAGAAAGGACCCGCGCCGCGGGGGGGGGGGACGGGGCCGCGGGGGGGGACGGGGCCGCGGGGGGGACGGGGCCGCGGGGGGGGACGGGGCCCGCGACGAGCCCGCGCCGCGGGCGCGCCGGGGTGCGAACCTGGGGCCGTGCGGAAGCCGAGAGCCTTGCGATTCGAACCCGCGTGCCCGCGGCGCGGAGGAGCCGGGGAGAGCGAGACCGACGGGGCGCGCGGGGGACGCCGGGGACCCGGGGCGCGGCCGGCCGCCGCCCCCCGGCGCCCGTGGCGGGAGAGCGAGACCGACGGGGGCCGGGACGGGGGTGACTGGCCGCCCGCCGGGGAGGCCGCGGAGGCCGCGGAGGCCGGGGAACCCCACAGGCGGGGCGGGGGGGGGCGGGCGCACGGGCGGAAGGGGACCTGGGGGACGGCGAGAGGGGCGAGAGGGGCGAGAGGGGCGAGAGGGGGCCGGGGCCTTCACGGGGCTGCGCGTTGCGGCCTGGGGACCGAAGCGGGCCTCGCGACCCGGCCTCCACCGAGACGCAGTTGGGGCCCGCACCGAGCCGCGGGCCGGGCCCTCCCGCGGCGGCGCGCGCGCGGAAAAAAACGCCGGCGGGGCCGGGACCGCGGGGCGGGGCCGGGACCGCGGGGCGGGGCCGGCCCCGCCCAAACCCGCGCCGGCCGCGGCCGCGGGGGCGGGGCGCGGGGCGCGGGGAGGGCCCGCCCGGACCCGCCCCAAACGCGCCCCCCCAAACGCACCCCCCCCGCCGCCGAACCGCCCCGCCGGGAAACGCGGCGCGGGG